TCACATTGACAGGGTTGATTTCATCAGCTGCATCTTGCGTTCTTCAAGCTGCTTGCCGAGGTTTTCAGTTTCCATGCCCAGCTTCTGGAGCTTTGGAAACATTTCGGTTTCTTCTTCCTTGACGTGGTGCTCGATAGCCAGCTTCAGTGCTTTGACAGCAGCGTGCAGCATGATACCGGTTTCCATTTTCATGATCTTTGCGATCATGGCTTTTGCCATCGCGTGTTCTTTCTCCGCGTGGTCAACCAGCTTGTCAGCGTCGTCCTTGCTCAGGATTTCGCGCGCCTTTGGATAGAAGAGTTCTTCTTCGATCATAGCATGGATTGTCAGGTTTTTGCAGATCATTTCTGCAGTTGAAGCCTGGACCATGGTGTCGTCCGAATCCTCGTACTTCTTGAACAGTGCCTCAACCTCGCGGTGATCGGCTTCCAACAGTTTGATTGCATCCATCATTCTTCTCCTTCGAAGTCTTCAGTTTTCGCGCCACCACGTGCAGCGCGCTCTTTGAGCATATTTGCTCGTTCGGTAGTGCTCGGATCGTAGAACTGTTCCGTCTTGCCGTCGAACTTGTTGTCAACAGGAATTGCTGATTGCGGCAGCGATTGGCCTTGGTTGACTGGTTGTGCGACAGGTTGTCCTACGCCTGTGGTATCTGGTCCGATATTGTTATCTGGCTGTGGCGTAACCTTGTTGATTTCGCCTTCGCGCTGGATACGCTTCATGTGTTCATCAGGGTCAGTGAGACCTTGATCTGGTTGGCCGAGAACTTCTTCTTGCGGCAGTGATTGTGGTCCGTCAGCCGGAGCCTGGACGACAGTATCAGCTGGAGTCAGATCAGCTTCGATTGCTTCCTGCTTCGGGTTGTCTTTCAAATCTTCATTCGGCAGATTTGCCGGTGGGTTTGTGTTGTTCATGTATTACCTTTCAAGAAAGAAAAGACACGATCCGGATGGTCGCGTTCTAGTATCTATCGATCGAACTATTTATAGCAACAGCTCCCGTAAATAGGGAGTTACCATGGAGAACTTATGAAACTTGATGAGCTGTTGAACGAAGCAATGTCGATTGCTGCTGCGGATTTCGCGAAAGATGCGAAGAAGAAAGGCAACGACTACGTTATCAACAAGAATGTTGGTGGTGTTGATTACGAGATTCGTTTTTATCCTGCTCGTTCGCGTCCTGCCCGACGTCGTGGTGCGAAGATGGAAAAAATCTGGGCGCTGCAATTCAGAACGCAGCAGAAGAAGGGCGTGTTGCGAAAGTCCAATGTTCCGCCAACAGATGATGATTACAAAGTGAAAAACTTTAACAAGGGGCAAGAGTTCAAGCTTTTCCCGCTTGTGTTGGGATATTTGACGGACTTCATTAAAACAAAGAAGCCCGATGCATTTATGTTTTCAGCTGATGCGGATGAACCATCTCGCGTGTCAGTGTACAAAGCAATTGCGAAGAGGTACAAAAAGGAAATCGATCGGCTTGGATACCGAATGATGAGTGATGACGAAACGAAAGACATGGATGACTCCGCATCTTTCATTCCGTTTGTGTTCATCCGCAAAGAGTTGCAGGATGACGATGATATGTTTATCGACTGAACCTGTTCAGGTCTTTGCACTCAGTTGCTGGGCTGCGAGTGTCGATTGTCTTGCCGTTTTGATTCATGACGTACACGTTGCCCGTCATTTCGTACATTTCGAAACTGTCTGAACCATCGCGGATAATGCAGACTCGATTCATGTTGTCGAGTGTCAAGTCACCGCGTGTTGTATCTTTGTCCATGTAGCCGAACTGAATTCGATCCCGGTCTCCGACCTGAATCAGCATGTAGTCCTTCTGACTATGGTTGTCGTCGAGGTTTTCACCCGACATAATTTTTACTATCAACATCTGTGTCTGTCTCCTAAGTATGGGTCATCTCTGCCCGATTTGAATCTCCTTCAAATGCTCACGAATTTCCATGAGCAGGTGGCCTAAGCGATTCAGGCCTTTACCTTTGCAAACTCCCCAGTACGTGTCTTTCCACCAGTTCGTTTCTTCCAGGTACGCGTCGCCCGTTGCGAGCAACAACTCCATGAAATGCGGTTGACCGAACTTCTGAATGAGAAGTTCCCGCATGATTTCTTCTTTGACATCTTCCCAATCGGGTCGGCAGTCGATCAACCGACCGAGCTTCTTTGCTTGGCCAGGACCTCGTGCTTTCTCGATGATGATGCGTTCATTTACATCAAGACTTTTTGCCGCTTGATATGCGTGTTCGACAGTCGGGTATGAAACTCCGGAAAGGAAAACGCGAGCGGGTACGAAGTTCGAAAGGAACTCGTACTCGCCGTGAAAGCCCTCAATACGTTCTGGCATTGCAACTTTCTGAAATTAGGGGAGAGTCGTGAGTCATCGAGTGTGACGTTCTACCAGTAGGAACAATGGCAAAAGCCCAACAAGAAAACAGGTACAACAGTGAGTGCGAGGCGGAGGACATTCAAACAAGGTGAGGAACAAACTCACGGTTGATTTTTGAACCGCCAACATGCACATCCATTAGGAAGTGACTGGTATACAGCCACACCCAATGAAACCCGACCCTCCTTGATCTTACAACACGATTCCTGCTTTTTCCAGGAACTTCGCGTCGTCCTCGCTCACGAGGACTTTTGCGTTGAGATTGATGCCCGCTTGGGACTCAACCACTTTCACCAGCTCACGCTGGATGATGCGTGCATCTTCGCGGAATGACTGTACAGTCTCCGCGGTCAGCACTGCATCGACACTTACTTCGTCGGACGGCTGGCCGTAACGGTTTTGCAGCGGTGTGCCGTTTTCCATCGCGGTCTTTGCAGCAGCATGACGCTGCGCAGCGATGTCCAGTTCTGCTTCGGTCAGTTCCGAAGCAGTCAGGTTTTGCAGGACCTGCAACAGGAACTTCAGTTCCGCTTCGCGGTTCATCAGCTTGTTCAGCCCGGATTCTTCGTTCTGGGTTTCGATTGCCTTGCGGATCGCAAAGCGAATGCGAACCAGATTCGTCACGCGGTTCAGGTCGGCTTTGGCCGTTTCTTGACCAGCTGCGATCTTGCCGCGCAAGTCTTCATACACCGACACGGTATGCGAGCGATGGCTCGCTGTGGTTTCTTTCTCCAGCTCTTTGCCGATTTCGCGTTCGACACGACGTGCTTGTTTCAAAGTCAGTTGCATATTCGTCCTTATGTTTTGTTCTGTGCGTTTCGTTCAGTGAGAGAATTATATCAACTTCTAAACTTTATTACCAGAAAAACTCGCGTTGAACTTATTTGCAGCGCGCAGCGATTTGCGCTTTCTCGATCTTGTCATCGAGCGCAGCGAGGAACTGCGGAGTGTGATACGCTTCGTTCGCGTTGATGACGATGTTGTTCAGCTTCGTCGTCTTCTGATTCTTGTTCGTCGTCACTTGGAGACGAATGTCACATGTGACCTGCTTCGGCTTGTCGTTAGCGATCATGCAGCTTCCGCGTTCAGCATTCCACACGCATCCGCCCGGTTGAGTGGCCATTGAATACGGAACGGCAATCAATGCCAGAGCTGCAACAATAAATTTTTTCATGGTAGAAAGTAGTAACGAGCTTGGAGGGAAACACCGTTCATGATTGCCATATTGGGACTACGCGTTTGGCGGACACTGCCAAGCAACTGCAGACTTTTCGAAACGGAATACGTCAGGCCGACAGAGTATTGCTGCTGTCGAGAAAAGTCGTGTTCTGGACGATAACGGAAACTGACTGATCCGCCGAGTTGAGGTGTGATTGGAATGCCAGCACCGATTGTGTACGTGCTGTAAGTTCCAGTGTCCGATGTAGAACCGAGACCACGATTCCAAACTTTGCCAAGGCCGATGCGACCGTTGATGTTTACTGGACCTGCCTGGAATCCGTTTCCATATCCGACTTCAGCACCTGGCTGCGAGTCGTAGAAACGTTCACCACGAATTTTGACTTCATATAAACCAGCATCGAACTGGCCATAGTCAGTTCTGACGCCAGCAAGTACACTGGACTTTTCAATTGACTTCAATCCGCCACTATTTTTGGTGGCAGAGTCGTATTCGTATCCTGCGCCAACACCGAAAGTTTGTGCGTTTGCTTGGAACGTGAGTGCACACAGTGCTGTGAGCAGAATGATTTTCATGTAAGGCCTTTTAATGTTTGGTACCCCAGGTCAGATTCGAACTGACAAACCCCAGATTTTAAGTCTGGTCGCGGTTTCCAATTAGCGTACTGGGGCAAGGTTCGACGATCTGCTGCAGCACATCCATGCATTGACCACAGCACATTCCGGCGCATGTGGTAAGCATGACCTCTTCAAGAGGGAGCGGCAGCAAATCCCTGATTTGCTTTTCCGTTACGTTTGAGCAGATACAGATGACCATGAAGTCATTGTATCATTCCTGAACGGACACGGCAGCATTTTTCTCGATCGCTGCTGCGACTTCATTCGCGTCCCAGTTGGTGAGACGGATGCAACCAGCCGATTGTTGCTTTGCGATCTTCGACGGTTCTGGCGAGCCGTGAATGCCGTAGTGTTTCTCAGACAATGCCATCCACATATTGCCGACGTAATTGTTTGGTCCACCATTCATTGCGCGAATCTTTCCACCAGGCAGTACACGACGGTAGTATGGATTCTTCGTTGCCGACTTGATGGTGTGTTCACCATACGGAATACTTTCATCGTCGCCCAATGTTGTTGGATAATATGCAATGAGATTACCAACTGCGTCGTATGCCATGAGCGATTTCTTGCTCACAGTCACAACGATCTTTGCAATCTTTGTAGTTAGTGGTACGCCAACTGCAGGGACCTGAATACTTTCGCCAGCAGTGAATGAAGCGTTTGGATTCAACTTCTGAAGTAGCTTCGGGCTGGACTGGAAAATTTCGCCCAACTTCTCCATCTTGTTTGCGTAGTTCGGCTTCGCGCCGAATGTTCCGCCAACGTCTGATTCTGTAAGTGTGTAGGATTTGAGGACAGGTTGTCCGTCGTCCAATGCTGCAAGTGTGGCTTGGTCAAGCTCACCAGTGATTGGAAGACCGCGGGATTCTTGGAAGTGTTTGACAGCAGCTTTAGTAGTGCTGCCTGAATTACCATCGATTTCACCTACCGCGAAGTGAGCACGATCGAGCATGACTTGCGCTTGCAAGCCTGCATTCTCTTTTTGAGAAGAGGAGGTAGTTGGCGAAGCAGTTGGTTCTGTCGATGTCTGCGCATTCGCGCCATACATGAAGAAGAGACCCAGGATAAATGTACCGAGGTTCATTGGTGGCATGATGTACTCCAAGAATTTGTCTTGAGGTATTTATTGAAACTTGACATCACATCTGGAATTGGTACAGGCAACTGGACTCGAACCAGTATAATTCATCTTGTAAGGATGACGGCTAACCTCTCACACCATGCCTGCATAGATTCCATCGCGACGACTTTTTGGCTCCAATTGCCTGGAGTGGGACCGCGATGGAGGTAGAACAATCAAGACGGCAAGAGCTGACTCTGAAGACCAGATGCGGGACCTTGATGAAAATCAATGTGAACAAAAAACGTAATCGACGTTAGACCCGGGGATCGAACCCACTCTCCCACGTCTCAGGTGGGCGCATCAACCAGAGATGCTTTGGCCTCCAATTGGCGGAGGATAATCAATTACAGCCGGTTCACAAACTTGGTCAGGGAGGTGGGATTCGAACCCACAGCCTTCGCGCTCCGGACGCGACCGTCTACCAGATTGACAATACACCCTGAAAACTTTTACAACCTCCAGACAAACTTGCCCAGATCGTGATTCTTGAATGCTGACTTCACATCGATGAAATAGCTGTCGACGTCATGCAGCTTGTTGTCGAAGTCGCCACTATCCATCTCGAGGAATTCGTTATGCGCGACAGCAGCAATGATCGCATTCGCAACCGGGAGCTGTTCCCACGTGTACAACCGGATTCCGTATTCGTTGCGGACTTCATCCGCGTCTGCATGTGGATCATGCACGAATACTTCGATGCCGTAGCTCTTCAACTCGTTGATGATGTCGATCACTTTCGAGTTCCGGATGTCAGCACAGTTCTCTTTGAACGTGATGCCCATCACAATAACTTTCGAACCACGGATCGACTCGCCAACTTCAATCATTCGCTTCACTGTCTGCTCTGCGATGAACTTGCCCATGCTGTCGTTGATGCGTCGACCTGACAAAATCACTTGAGGAGTATATCCCAGCATTTCTGCTTTGTGAGTCAGGTAGTACGGATCGACACCGATGCAGTGTCCACCGACCAAACCAGGACGGAACGGCAGGAAGTTCCATTTCGTTCCGGCAGCTTCCAACACTTCAGTGGTGTCGATGCCGATACGTTGGAAAATCAACGCCAGTTCATTCATCAGCGCAATGTTCAGATCGCGTTGAGTATTTTCAATTACCTTGCATGCTTCAGCGACTTTGATGCTCGAGCAGCGGTGTACGCCAGGCTCGACAATGCTTTCGTAAAGCGCTGCAACCTTGTCCAGAGTTTGCGGACAATCTCCGGACACAACCTTGAGGATCGTCGTCAGCGTATGCTTGCGATCGCCCGGGTTGATTCGTTCAGGCGAATAGCCTACGAAGAAATCTTCTTTCCATTTTAGACCCGACGCCTTTTCCAGTTCCGGAATGCAAATCTCTTCCGTTGCTCCTGGGTAAACAGTCGACTCGTAAATGACTGTCGTGCCACTCTTCATGTGAGCACCGACAGCTTGACTCGCACCAATCAGCGGAGCGAAGTCCGGTGTATGTGCGGCATCAACAGGGGTTGGAACAGCGATGATGACCACGTCGACTTCATCGAGTCGACTCAGATCGGAAGTGTACTCCGCATGAATTGCGGCAGCCATCACTTCATCCGATATTTCGCTCGAGGGATCAGTGCCGTTTTGGCACGATGAAACCTTCTGCTCGGAAATATCAAAACCGATTGTCTTGCCGAGTTTTCCGAACTCGACAACGAGTGGGAGCCCAACATAACCAAGACCGATAACACCGATCGACGACATCTTGAACTCCTAAAATTCTGGTAGGCCGTGAGGGATTCGAACCCTCTCCTCCCGATTATGAGTCGAGAGCTCTTACCAAATGAGCTACCGGCCCAATCATCCAACCAAGCCAATCAACCACGCAAGTACAAACGCGGCGATAGCGAGGAAGAAAAATACACGTGCAAAGAAGCCAGCAATAAAACAGATCACTGCAAGAACAAGCAATGAGATACCGAATGAATACATGCTGAACCTCCGAAGAAAAAATGGCAAGCGTCCACAGGACTTTAATCAGACTCCGCGTCTGCACTCTTTACTGGGACTGGAGATACTATTTATATCTCCAGCCTCGCTTTACGATCCCGAACTTTCGTCCGGGATACTGCGACTTAGCCGAGCCAAACCCTTAAACGATTACTCGCGGATTTTCTTCTTGGTCACCACCGGTGCTTCGACCGGAGCCGGAGCTGGTGCCGGTTCAGCGACTGGCGCTGGAGCGGTGTAGACCGGTGCTGGTGCCGGAGCGACGTAGGTCGTTTTCACGACGGTTGCCGGACGCGAGCCGAAGGTGTAGACCAGGCTGACGTTCGCGCTGTTGATGCGGTTGTCCGAACGACCGAAGTCGACGTTCTGGCGCTCGAGTTCACCGCGCAGAGCGACTTTGTCGCTGAACTTGTACTGCGCGCCGACGGCGAAGTGCGAACCGGTGTCGTGACCACGACCGCTGGTGATCCAGCCTGGTTCACGGCCGGATGCGGTCACGCGGGTACGTGCCACACCAGCTTTACCGATCAGGCCGAAGCGCTCGGTGACCGGAACGGTCAGGACTGCGTCCAGGCCCAGGCTGCGTGCTTGTGCTTCAGCGCTTGCCAGACGGTTCGACGCGGTGTAGTGGCCGAGGTAGTTTGCCGAGACTTCGGTGCCGAAGTAGCGGTTGAACTTGTAGCCGACGAAGGCTTTGCCGGTCGTGTCTTTGTCGTCGATCGAGGTCGGGCCGTAGCTCTTGACGTAGTCGACTGCATCGCCTTTCAGCTTGCTTTGGCCTACGCCCACACCGGCGTAGAATGCGTTGTCCGGCCATTCGGCGGCGGATGCTGCGTTGGCTGCGAAGAGGGCGGCTGCGATAAGGGCGAGTTTGATTTTCATTTAGGCTTCTTTATGGTTGTTGAAGAAAGGGCAGAACATTTGTTGCTGTTTGGACAGCGAAGAGATTGTACCTTGTTTTTGAAAAACGTACAAACTATTTTTGAATTCAGTGCGCGAAGATTTTTCCGTAATCGACACGACTTCCTCAGATTTCTGCTGAGACCGCATACTCCGATTTGCTTCTCGTACAAACCAGATCAAACACCGAAGAGGTTTTCCCGTTATGGAACTAAATCGCACTACCCCCAGGGGCAGGTGGAGTGAACCTCTCAACACCGCCGATTTCTCGCAGATCAGCCACTCGCGTCTCTATTACGATCGAGAAGACCGGTCACACTCCTCAGTGACCTAGGGAACCATAAATTCGATGTGAACCAAGAACCGAGGAATTGATTCACAAGCTAGAGTCCGGAGAGGACATACCTGGCGAACGTTTCCAATTCAGCTCCCCGCTCTGCGTACGCAGTGGAAACGGTGTGCACTCCCTCATACGAGCCGTGGCCTTCGGATGCTCGTAATCAACGGGTTGCTCTTTCTGGTGGGTCGTCTTGGAGTCGAACCAAGTATGCCAGAGGCGGCGGATTTACAGTCCGCTGCAGTCGCCAGTGCTGCTCACGACCCAGTGTAATGGCGGAGGATAATGGAATCGAACCATCGCCTGGGAACACCAAGCGGGCGACCTTTCGAGAGTCGTTAATGCCCAGCATACCTATCCTCCAAATTCGTTGCCAGCTTCCACGCATTTAACAGTATCGTGAGGGGCTTACCTGACAGGCCACAACATTTGCTACAACTTGGCGGAGAACTACGGACTCGAACCGTACCCGACCGAAGCCAGGCGATCCGCTTAGCAGGCGGTCCTATTCCCTGAATAGTTAATTCTCCATGTTCTTCATTTGTCGTGCTGGATTCGAACCAGCGTTTCTCTATGCGGATTTACGGTCACCATGCCGGTTGATCGAGTGTGGGTTGCATGCGACCCGATGGGATCATTAACCGTGAGCTGAATTGAACAGTCTACCTACCCTGCTAGAGCGTGATGGGCCACTACACTAACAACAAATTTGGTTGCGGTCGCTGGAATCGAACCAGTCTTTCGGATTATGAGCCCGATGTGCCACCACTTACACTACCCCGCGATTGATCTTTAAACCTTTTCATTGCTCAACACTTTCGCCATCTTGCGTTGCTGCTTCTGATTCGGCGGATTACCCGTTCCCAAATCATCATGCGTCAGCAATGCTATCAGGTCGATGTACGTTGGGTCTCGTCCTGATCGGCGATACAATACGCTGATGTCGTTCGTCAAGTGAGCATGGATTAACCCAGTCTCGCCCAAGTCGCCACCAGCAAAGTGCTGGTCCTTCTTTCCAAATCTTGCCATAGGATCGTTCGTCTTGAACTGAATGAATTCAGCAAGTTTATTTGCGATACCTTTGTGCTTCGCCAGCGTCTGATTGAACAGCTGACTACGTCGAAATTCTACTTTCACAGAAGACCTTCCTGCGCCAACTGCATCAGAAGAGTCGCACCATCAACCGGCGCCGACAAGTCTTCTTCTTTGACTTGCACAGCTTCGAAAAGCACTTCTTTGTCCAGGCCACTGTCATCTGCTTCGATAGCTTCGCGCAGTGCGACTTCAGCGATCAGAGTAGTTTTGTTAGCCATGGTGTACCTCGTTGTCTGTCAATGAAAGCATTATAACACGTCCTCACATTTTGTGTAGACTATTTATGCTGTCATTTGAACTTGCAAGAAAAGGGATGGTCGCTACGCCATCATCTGTTTAATGCGCCGGTGCACCGGGAACAGTCCATCCGTCAATCGTGTCCGAATCCCATGCCTGAGACCTTGCTTTCCACGACGCCTCTTCTTAACTTGGTGCCCCACGACAGAATCGAACTGACGTTTGAAGGTTACAAAGCTCCTGTTCTACCATTGAACTAGTGGGGCGAAACTTGGTGCCGGTTGCAGGACTCGAACCCGCCACCCCATGATTACAAATCAAGTGCTCTACCAGATGAGCTAAACCGGCAAAATCTTTACGGTGCTTGTTCGTTGTTGCTTGGAGAGTTCTTGCCGATGTGATAACCATCGCATCGCCAGCACTTCCATTTACCGAACGCGTTACCCGTTTTCTTTTCCATCGCTGCCGCAGCTTTCACTGCACTAGCTCTGGTATTGTACATTATTTTTGGCTGGCCGTCAGATCGTTCGTGTGTTCGTGGATGCCAGAAGCAACCGAACCCGCCTTTCCGTACGTTCCGCCACATGCGGCTTAAAGGCAGTTGATCCTTGAAGCCGAGATAGATGTTGCGTAGCTTCATAACAACTCCCAATAAAAACTTGGGCCTAAGGGCTGGATTCGAACCAGCGCACAGCTCCCATAACGGAGCCTGCTCTACCGCTGAGCTACCTCGGGCATTGAAACTTGGTGGGGATAGTGGGATTCGAACCCACAATACGCTTTCGCGGCTCCACGGTCTGAACGTGGCGACTTTACCAGAATTTGCCCATATCCCCGTATTTTTGGCGGAAGTAGTGAGATTCGAACTCACGGACCTTTTTACCAGTCACCACCTTTCCAAGATGGCGCGATAGACCACTCTGCCATACTTCCATATCAAAGCCTACTGAATGAATTCACTTGACCACGAATGGGCGAGGTCACGCTGCAGGCGTTGAATTCTTGCCGTCTTTCGACGCAACCACTATTCAGTGGGCTTTGATATGGAGCGGGTAACAGGATTCGAACCTGCGTAAACTATTCGCCTCTTGATTGGAAGTCAAGTGCTCTACCATCTGAGCTATACCCGCATCGGAACCTTTTTGAAAGCGCTCGTGTTCAGGAGCGAGCTTGCAGCACGCTGCAAGCGGGTTTGGTGTAGAGGGTAGGATTCGAACCTACGACATACTGCTTGGATAACTATTCACATTCGGTTGACGTTTGTCAACAAGTTGCGCAAACAGGTGTCTTTCGACGAGGCGGTCGCTCTGCCAGACTGAGCTACCTCTACATTAAAACTGGAGCAGGTGAAGGGATTCGAACCCTCGACATTTTCGTTGGCAACGAAAGACTCTACCGCTGAGCTACACCTGCATAGTTGCCACCCGGCAATACCCGTTAAGAGACGACGCGTCATCTCATGTGGACTTACTCATTCGCAGTGCCCATTGTCTGGGTGGCTGGATTTGAACCAGCGCCCTCCTCGTTCCAAACAAGGCCGTCTACCAGACTGACATTACACCCAGACAATGGGCACTGCATAATTATATGACAACAAAAGAGTTTGCATCGGAGATTTTTCCGAGATAACCAATGCATGTCGGTTGTCAAACTTGGAGTCGCGTGAGGGAATCGAACCCCCGAACATCGGATTTGCAATCCGTGACCTTACCACTGGGCTAACGCGACATTGTTCGTTTGTTCATGTTGTCTCAATCAGATTCTCCTGAGTACGAGGAGTATATGCGACGGCTACCAACCTATGCATTTCCCATTGTACCGCACTAGTCCTCTGTTGAACAGTCAAGGCGTCGGAAGCATAACCGGACTGATGGCAGTTACACGTACTCGCACATGAACAAGTTCTTACACCATATTCTGGTGCGGATGATGGGACTCGAACCCACACGCCCTTTCGGGCATTAGGCCCTCAACCTAACGCGTCTACCAGTTCCGCCACAACCGCTTTGGTTCTGAACTTGCCCTTCGAAAAGGTATGTGTCTGCGTATGGCAGTTTGGACATAGCAATCTGAGGTTGGATTGCGCGTTGTTCGTTTTATCACCGTCGATATGATCTACCTGCAAAACTAGCTTCTTGCCGTTCCACATGGGCGGCTGTTTGCATTCGGAACACTCGTCGGTCCATAATCCTGCTTTCAACATTTTCTTCTTGATGGCAGCGCCAGTCATGAAGTGTTCGTTGCTGAAAATCTTTTCAAGTGGAATCTCCCACTTTGGATTTGGCTTCTTCGTACCTTTCAAACCTTGATTCGGTGCGTACAAGCCAAACTCTTTACAACGTCGCTTGAACGTCATAAAGGATAATCCTATCACATCTGAAGCAGCTTTCGCAGAATTACTTTGCGTTAAAGCCCATTCAATTTGTTCTTTCGTTACTTCAATTTTATTTCTTGCCATTTGATAGACGCTCCTCAAAGAGGGTATTTATACGTCTATCAACGCGAATTCTTGGTGGCGAGGGGTGGATTTGAACCACCGTACCTCCGTCGCAATGACGGCCGCTCTAATCGCTGAGCTACCTCGCCTAAGTTGGTCGGAGTGGGGTGAATCGAACACCCGAGTTTCTGGTCCCAAACCAGACGACCTACCACTGGACTACACTCCGATTCTATCTTTGTAGCCCGGCGAATCTTGGAAGATTCCGTCGAGCCACCATTCTGGAAAATTTCCATCAGCATACAGTTCCTTGACAAACAAGGTGCCGAGTGCAATGTCTTCTTTCCAGGATGTCACTGTCATGTTCAAGTAACCTTTGCCGATGAGGTATCCGTTTTTCGGATTCACTCTCGTGCCATAAGATTCGCTGTTGAACATTTCGAGTAATGCTTCATCGCTGAAGTCTAACCCTGTCCAATGTCGAGCGAAGTATTTGTATAACTCCGCCATCCGTTTGAATTTCTTACTGACGCCGTTTACAGACGTACGTGGTTGACCCTTGTTGCGTTTAGCGATGTCATAGCATCCTCCATAAATTGGTCGGAGTGGCAGGAATCGAACCTGCGAGTTCATGGTCCCAAACCATGCGACCTACCACTGGACTACACTCCGATAAAACAGAAACTGTCATTCAAAATAGCAACAAAAGTAGCTATCGGGAATTGTGCCCTTGACCACTGCACATTAAGGGAATCGAACCCTCTCGGTTTTTCATCATAGTAAAAGTAGATAACCAATAAGCAAGCGGTTACTATTTTGGATGACAGCTTCACAATAAACTTGGCTGAGGTCGTCCGGACTCGAACCGGATCTTCGCCTTTATGAGTGGATAACCAATCACAGGGCGGTTCATTGCTGAACAAAAATGCGCGATCGATGTTTTTCGCGTGCTAACCCTTACACTACACCTCAATTGTCGAACTCTAGCAGTTCGTAATGGATCACTATCCATCGCTGATGCTTGCTACCACAACCTTCCTCCTTGCACCGCTTTCGCGGTGGGCAGTCATGCGTGGCTTCATTTCAAGCGTGCCGCATTAAGTACGGCCGAGCATTCTTAAAAACACTTAGTAGCGGGTACACGATTCGAACGTGTGATGGCGAAGGCTTATGAGACCCTGCTGGTGACCAGGCCCTACCCGCAACTAAGTATTCTCAAAGCTTGTCGAAGAGCAAGCATTATACACTGTTCTTCGACAAGCTGAATTTTATTTTTGAATCAAACGTCTGCTTAACTGACTATGGCAGTTCGGGCACAAGAACCGCAAGTTCTCAGCACGATCGTCCAGCCAATCTTCATTGATGTGATCGACGTCAAGCGTCAGTGGATGACCGTGCCATTCAGGCAGTTGTCCGCATTTCTCACACTCATGTTTCCTACCAATTTCCAACAAACTTCTGACAAGCTGTTCTGCTTTTGCTCGACCGCCGCTTTCTCGCTTCACAAGAATGTCTGCAGCATATTTTCGTTTGTGGCTAATCTTACCAGATGATGAAGACTTACCGAGCATGTGACTCATGTCGAGACCGAGGTTTTTAGCACGACGCGTATAGTGGCCGTGCGATCCGCCTGCTTCTTTGATGCCGAGCTTGCGAAGCACTTCGCGGAACGTCGTGCTCGCTGCTACTGCTTCAGTCAGCATTTCATCGGTTATATTCTTCATATCACTTTTGTTTGGTGCGCCAGGTGGGACTCGAACCCACAAGGTTACTCGCTCTAAACGAGTCAGTTGTACCAATTCACATTATCTACTGGCGCATTGTTGGTACCCACGGCCGGAGTCGAACCGGCAGAATCACGATGTTTTGAGCATCGCCGCTTTGCCAAATTGCGTACGTGGGCATTGTTAAAAAGAGTGTTCGACTGGGTAACAAAATGTCCAGCTCACCAACACTCGAAAAAGAGAGGAACAAAAAGCGTCAATCGGTAATGTCCTCTGAGAGGCAACCGTTTTCACGGTCTGAGCGGATTCGACACCCTCTAACTGACCGAAGCCAGTATTTCACCTGATAACCAATTAACAACGGTTCCATCATTTGAGGTCTCTGCTTCAACACCCAGTGTCTTAGGGTGAAGTCGTGTATAACTACTTTTCCAGCAGTCTACCGGTATTTCGCCACAGCGGATGACTAGTCCGTCAAAGACCTTAAATGATGGAGCGGGTATGGGGAATCGAACCCCAGTCTTAAGCTTGGAAGGCTTCAGCTCTACCATTGAGCTATACCCGCAAGAATTCTGGTGGAGTTGGGTAGGATTCGAACCTACCTAAGCCAGAGGCGCGCCATTTACAGTGGATAACCAATTAGCGAGCGGTTGTAGAAACAACAAAGATTTGCAATCGATGTTTACGTGGGTTTTCCAATTCCCTACAACTCCATAGTGGTCAATAGCTATTAGAGGTGACCACGTCTCTAATACGGTACTCGGTCAAGCGGAAATCGACGAGCCATCCAGGGATTTTTTAATCCGGCCTAAACTGGCACCCTGCGTTTGATCGCTGTACACGCACGTCCTTCACAATCGAATTACGATCGTCTTTTGTCCATAACGTATACAGCAAACTTGGTGGAGGATAACGGGATCGAACCGTTGACCTGATGCTTGCAAAGCACCCGCTCTCCCAGCTGAGCTAATCCCCCAAATTCGTTACCGCTGTTGAAAACAGCGATAGATAAACGTTACCATTTCACGTTCGAGTTCTGCATCGGACAGACTGTCGATGTAGTCGTTCGTGAGATGTGCAAAACGCCCTGGGCGTTTGCCTGTGGCAAAATCTGATTGACGACTTTGCGATCCATGTGTCATGATCGGTCGCGGAGTATCTTCACTGGTACCGAACTCCGCGTCGAAGCGTAACTTCTTGAACAGCGTTTTTGCGTCCATCACATTCTCCAAAATATAAACTTGGCGGAGGATAAAGGAATCGAACCCTCACCGAGGGTTGGCCCCAGTGGGACGGATTTCAAGTCCGCGTCTGCACCTTGCAGCCTATCCTCCATATCTGTCACAGCACTCCGACGACTAACTCGTATTTTTTCAACGTTCTTCATCGTGCTGTGTCTGGCCACGTATTGCTACGTAGCTTCGCGAATTCTGGTACCCACGAGTGGAATCGGACCACTGTATCTGCAATGTCAATGCAGCGCTCTGCCATTGAGCTACGCGGGCAAATCTGGTGGAGCGTAGGGGACTCGAACCCCTCCTACCGCAGTGCAAGTGCAGCGCCTACCCCTGTAAACACCCCATAATCAAAGCGCACTCAAGTGTGCTGCTTACACTAAACTCATTGAGTTCCCTTTGTCCACGCGATTCGGGTCGTCCTGATGGACGGGACTACAAGAGTACGCTTTGATTATGGTGCACGCCACTGGAATCGAACCAGTTCAGCCAAAGGCCACTGCTTTACAGGCAGCTTATCTCTCCAAGGATAGGACGTACAAAATGTGTTACCACTTCAAAATTCGACGAGCACAATTCAGAATTGCTTGTGCAAGATCGCTTTGATTTTTTACGCCAGCACATTGAAGCGCTGCCGCAATTTCAAACTTGGTCATGTCTGCGTGAAGCAGACGTTTTACTTGTTCAGCTTTGCCGTCGAAGTGATCCGAAAACTTTTCGATCGTAAGATCAATCGCTTGTGCGAATGCTGCTGTTACCCTGACGTCTGCCATAATATTCTCCAGTTGATGAGAGAATTATACATCACAACGAATTTAAAGCACACTGTTAAAAGCGTCGCAGCTTTATCTGTCCGTCTCACACCGGCCGATTTACTCGGCCATGTTTACCATTCCAGTGTACCAAATCAATATGCACTGTGCGAGAAAGGAGTTGAACCTTTCATGCGCTAATGTATAGCTGTTCTTACCACTTGAACTATCGACAGTGCATATTGATTTGGTGGTTCCTGCAGGAGTCGAACCTGCGACCTAATGCTTGTAAGGCATCCGCTCTACCAGCTGAGCTAAGGAACCAAATCGAACTGTTAGGGTACTAAGTATCCGCATAGACTAAAGCGTCGTACGGGTAACGTTTTGCTAACAGTTCAGTTTTGCTCACGCTGAAGTGGCGACAAGTAGCTTTATGGCCATTATGTAGGTAACGATTGACATTCGGTCGCGAACGACAAAACTACTAATCAACCATACTGTGTACGGCCCCTATAACTGTTCGTCTCGCCCTGACGGGCTTACTGCGACGTTCACAGCATTGAGGTTTCATCCATCGGTGCGTCAGCACATCCAGGAACTCTTGTTGCTTTCAGCGTGAGCTGTTGGCATCTAAATTGTTAAAGACCAGTTTCGTACTGCAGCGTTTTGTGCAGTTTGGTTTTAATCATTATACCGTGTTTTTCGAAGTCTGTGTGATTTATTTTTCGTTCATCACTCAGTTTGTTTCGTCAAACGAGGAAAGCATTATAACATGTTTTCCGAACTTGTACATCTTTTTGCAACCGGCTTTTCGCTGTCGCGATCAGTCAGTCGAGGAAAGCATTCTACCAGGTCAATCTAAACTTGTACAACTTTTTTTGAACCATAAAGAAAAAGGGACCAAACTCGCGTTGGGTCCCTTTTGGATTCTAGTCTATCGACTGAACTTACATCAGGGACCTCATACTACCGTACACCGCAGGCGCGCAGACATACCCACTACCCGAAGGGAGTGATGTCAGCAAGGCGAGGGTGGAGAGAGTTTTCACGGAAGATAGTTCCTTCAGTTTGTTTGTCATAGTAGAGTTATATATGGGAATTTTCAAAACTTCCATATTTTCTTCAACGCGAATTTGCTACACGTTGGACTGATGCATGAACCTGTGCAATCTTCGCATCAGATTTTCTTGCAGCAGTGTCAAGGGCTTTCACGTCCTTGGCAGTAGAAGCGTGCTCACGTGCGACCGATGCTAACCTGGCCGTAGTTACTTTCTCGCGAGCTGCCATCTCCTTTACTAGCCGGGTCAGGCACTTCACTTCTTTTTCAAGTTCTGCGATACGCTCTTCTGGAGTCATGATTAACCGTTCAGTTCGATCACGTTGGTTTTGCTGAGGTGCTTGAATGGGCCACGGTAGAATCCGCCATCCATGATCGGCATTTCCATTTCAGCGTGGCCGCCAGCATTCACCTGGACAATTGCTCCGTAGAACATTTGCCCGTTGCTGAACGTCTTCCAGGCTTTGTCGAACACCTTGTCGTGGTCTTCATTGTCCTGGTCAAAGCCTTCACCGAATGCATCTTCGAACTTGTTGTCCCATTCGTCGTTGAACTCGTTGTCACCGATCCAGACGTCAAACCCGAGCAGAAGCATATCCTGCTTCGTGTCATAGCCAACCCATACTGGGGTTGACTCTTCTACATCGCATTCGATTTCGAATGATCGGTCGCTTGGTTCCGGAAGATCAGTTCCAGCCGTGTTGAACTCAACTTCGACATTGATCGGTTCGTGTTTCAGGAAACGCTGGGCAACACGGATTGCGTCATCCAGTGCAGGACCGTGTTCACCATCCGATGTGAACAGTTCGTCGCCACCGAAACGAAGGCGACCTTTCTTTGCGAAGGCCTTGATTGCTTTCTTGTATTGTGACGGGAAGAACTCGACAACGTCTTTGAGTTCAACTGGGTCATCTCCGAGTGGAGCTGCTTCTTGTACAACGAGGTCTGTGAGTTTCATTTGAATCCTGGATTATTGAACGACAATGGTTCTATTTATCAAGACAGAAGATTTGCAACCGCTTGTGGAACCATGTCGAGCAATTCTACCACTCGTTGAGAAGCCATCGGAAAACGATACTTCAGGTCAAACACAACCACTTCCGTTGCCACGAATATTTCGCTCTTTGTTGGATCGAGCGGCAACGTGCTTCGCTCCAATGCGGATTCGAGCGCTGCCTGAATTTCTTCAGGCAGCTGGACGAAGATTTCCGGCAACGTCATTTCGGTATTAGCCATGAAGGATTTGCTGTGCCGCTGCGCCCGATACGATCTGAAGACCGCTCGTGTTTTGGTTGTAAGATTGTTCAACGTCGCGTGGCACTGCGTAGTGGGCCATGATGCCTGCAGTTTGCAGAACGATGTCGCCTTCGTTGATGATGGTCCATGGATAGAACTGACAGACCATTCCGCCTTCAGGATTTTCTTTGGACTTCGGCACGATCTGCATAACCATCATGAGCGGGTCTTGCACAGTCAGAGTGCCATCAGGATTTTCCGACACGACCTTTGCCACCAGCTCGTCGCCGGTTGTGAGTTTGATACCTTTGATTTGCATTATGTGTTTCCTTGATTAGTCGAAAAAGTACCAGTCAAGCGCTTGCGTGACGTTGAGTTCTTTTCCAGTGGTTGCTTCTTTGACTACGAGAATGTAGCCGAGACCTGTTGGCGTGAAGCTGTATGTCACTCCGCCGCCAATCGCACCGTAGTACGGTTCATCATCGCCGAGCGGACCCGGTCCTTGGATGGCCATGATTTCCGGTTTCAGTTCTTCAAGCCATTGGCGAATGACTTGCTCTTCCGCGTCGAGTACGCGGATGATGCGCGCTGGCTGATCGAAGTTTTCGCCGTACTTGGCGATGAGTTCTTCTTTCAACTTCTTGCGCTTTGTCAGAATGTTATTGAATGCGTCAGTCATGATACGTCAGGCTTACGGTAAAATGCTTTGACGTTGTCAACGATGAAGCTGCGCCAACCCTGACGGTCGAGCGAGTAGACGTGGAGGAGGTGATTTTGTTCGGTGCGAGCTTCGAGTTCTCGTTCCGATTCAGGCAGAAGCCTTTCGTCAAGAGTGCACTCCATGACGGCTGGTGTACCGTCTTTCTTCGTGAACTCGACAATCCAGCTACCATGCTTGAGCTTGTTGCGGTAATCCTCGCGAAGGCCGGATGGGTTACCTTCCCACTTGTCGATGAGAATCTGGACGATGGAAGTCATTCGCGCCCCGTCTTTGCCATGATGCCGGCAACAAATTCTTCGATCATGGTGCTGAGAGTGTCTTCGTCGAGTTCCCCAAGCGCGACTGCAACAGGTGCAGCATCACCAGGAACTTCGATGTAAACGTGTTCAGGTATTTCAAAAGGCTGAATTTTAATTTTCAATGTGGCCATTGTTTTCTTTCAAAGTTTAGAGCTTGAGATTTTTGGACAGCTCGTTCAACTGAGCCATTTCCGCTTTAGTTGCCTTGTCGCCAGGGATGAGGCATTTCTGAGCCAGGTCACGTGTCATCATGCGCAGTCCAGCTTCGTTTAGCTTGGATGCGATGATAACCTTTTGCTGGCTCGGAGTTGTGTCGATCTGCGTGAAGAAAACATACTGCGCTCCCGTCCCACGTTTTGGTGTTGGGTAGAAAGCGTCAGTGAATAGTCCAGCCGCAACCGGCGACAGCTTTGCCTTGTACCACAGTCGTTCGACAACTTCTTTTTCTCGTTTCATGATAGGTCCTTTAGTGATGGTTAGATGCCAAAGAACCATTGTACCATGAATCTCGTCAACGTTGACAAAATAACAATGTTACAGTACGGCAACAGCATCCAGAATTATATTCTATTTACTGTTGCCGAAATGTCATTTTTCGCGTTATGCCAGAGCGCGAGCAGCTTCCCACTGTGCTGCCGCTTCTTCCTTCATCGCGAACAGATCAGCCAGTGCTACGTTGGCTTCGCGGCGGAGTGCATCGCGCTGTTCGCGCAGAGCTTCAGCCGCACGATAGTTAGCCCAGTATGCGGTGTGATCGCGGTACGACGTCTTGCCGAACAGGCTCGCAGCGTCCTTGAATTCTTGACGCAGCTTGCGCGATTCTTCCGTCAGGCGATTGTAGTTAGCTTTCCATTCAGCGCGGGCAGCCAGGTAGGTTTCTTTGGAGTTGAAGTTCGTCATGATTAGTTTCCTTTAAGTTTGTTGATGATGTTACGACCGACTTTGTTGAGTGCCTTGAATTTGATCTTGAAAGACGTGCTTTCAATACCTCCGAACATTTCAGCGTTGGCATGAAGTTCACTGAGTGCCGTGAGCAGAAGTGCTGGTGCGAGGTCCATGCGATCGTATCCAGCAGCGTCCGCTGGCTTGATCGTGTGCATGTCCATATCTCGCTGGATGAGTTCGGCGATCTGCTCACTTCCGCCGTTGACTCGCCAGATCGCTGCGCTGATGCGCGCGTGGTCTGGAAAGTGTTGGCGACCTTCATCGTCAACGGTTACACAATACGGCTTGCCGCAATCGTGGTAGATGTGGTACTGCTCCATGATTTCTGCCGGTGGGCAGAGTGGCAGCAGGTAATCCAGATCGAACCAGTCCGGCAGTCGCCATTCCATTTTCTGTTCGCCAATGAGGTCTTTGTATCGGGCCGCAACGGCTTCGCCATGCTGGAGGATCGTTTGACCCTTCGACTGACTACACGACGACATCTTTTCGCGGAGAACCTAGAGGTGATGAGCGTTCATTTGCATTTCCTTATTTGTCAGCTAATGCTTATATTTCTTGTTAGTCGAACAGCGTATGCAGAGCGTGGTACGTGTCGTCGGTATCGTAATCGCCGCAACCCATGTAACGACTCCAATGGACTTTGATCTGCCCGTCTTCCATGGAAATCGATTGGATATGTTTCTCTTCAAACGTACCAGTTCCCCAGCCAAAGATTGGCGGAGTGATTCTCGACTTGTCGATCGACTCGATCAGTTCTTGATACAGGGAGGCAATCGCCTCGGCTTGGTTGAGGTTCATTGCTGTTCTCCTTGGGTAGGCAGACGCCAGAGCTGCAAGCCCTTTGTCAAATGTCGTTGGTCTTCGGTGAGGATGCATGCGATCGCGGTCAGTCCCCATTCCTGGTACGGCTCGTGAAATTCGGCTGTAGGAATGCCTGCATCGTTCAGCTTCTGGCGGAGCGATTCAAGTTGCGACTTGTTTTTGATCGTGAGGTGAATGTACGACGGGTGGTGATCCACTGGTCGGCCATACGTGTAGGCGTGTTCAACGGCAGCGTGGCCGGCTTGAATAGCCTGTTGCGCGAGTGGGAGGTCTCGGCGCGAGATGGTGTAGAGGTACGTCTTTTGCGGTTTGGAAATCTAGAGCTTATGCATGATATATCCTAAGTGTGGTGGTCCCATTTTACGGGCTCGGCAAGGGACCTCGGCCGAGTTTTATTTATACGAAAAAATTGCTATAAAAATAAGTCCAGTGTGCTGATACGCCAAATGCTCTAAGGGTCTTGTATGGCATCTCACCGCAGCTTATCCCGTACACATTGGTGATTAAGTCTTAGGCTTAGCCCGCACAAACATAGCATCCAGGAAAGTACGCGTTGCCGATCCTGAGTGACGCTTTACCATACAAACTGTACTTGTCCTTCCCCTGTGACCCGTATCCACCGGTTAGCTGGGATCGCCACCGGATTGTGTCACTCGCAACTCTTTAAATGATGGCTGCTTCTAAGCCAACATCCTGGGACTTATTTTTATAACAACTTCATACTGCGTGTTCCATAAATACCTGATTCGATTCTAACACAAACAGGATATTACGTGAGCCTACTTAAAGAACTAATTCAACTGAACGAGGAAATCAAGGGTCTTGGCGATCCGTCATTCTACAAGGTCAAGAACGTTGAAGAATATACGGACAACGGCAAGAAACGTGTCAAGTTCAAAGGTTACAAAAAGCGTAACGGCAAATTCGTTTCAGTCGGATACTTCTCCGCACCAGCCGGTACACCCGAAGACAAACTCTGGAAGGAAATCGACAAACACTTCCAGAAGCATGACGACGGGGTAGAAGACGACGATTAACGCTTCAGCAAAGCCTTAGCATCCTCGATTGCTCCATACCAGAACTCGCCGCCATCATCGCAGCAATCGAGGTGATCCACACAGCCCACATTGTGGGCTTCTTTCATTGCGGCAACCAGTCGTTCGACCATTGCCTCCAGTTCTTGTTCACGCGTCATTTGAAAATTCTTGCGATCAGGTTGAAAATCGAAATGCCGAGTCTCACGTTCGCCTTCGATGCTCGTGCTTCAGCGCGAAGTTCTGCTCGCTCTGCTCTGGCTTCTCGCCGAGCTTGAGCAGGCGTAAGTCCGCTGTTGATCAACTGTTGCACTCGCACTTCATGGTCCACGTCATCCTCCGTTAAGTTCAGTGACGGCCGGAGCTAATCCCGGCATGTGATACTTTATCAGGAATCCCGCATCTCACTTTCATGAGGCAGCTTCGGACGCCAAGGAAGAGTTGTATGCGTCCACCCTTATGAACCGCTTCTCCGGTCTGTATCACAACCACAAGTTTCGCGTATTAGCTTACGCATTCGTCACATAACTGGATATTGGATTCGAACCAATGACGCTAACCGTAGGGAACATTCACACGAGAATGCTGTATCGGTTTCGGTATCACGTGCCGCTGCACGCCGCTCTCCCACTGAGCTAATCCAGTTATGTGGAACCTCTTGCGAGGTCCAGGCCGCGTTAGCCGAGCGTGCGGGTCGTCGGCTTGCCTTCGTCGAGGAAGGTGGCGAACAGCTTGCCCTTGCTGACGTAGGCCGAAGCAGCGAACTCGGCGCTCAGCTTGCGAGCGGCCGATTCCTTCGTGTTGCCGGTGCTCAGCAGGTGGCGGGCGCGGTCGTTCAGTTCACGGGTATTGACGGTCATGTTCAGTTCCTTTAAAGTTGACTACAAAATTAACGACGACGAATGAAGTATCCGCCTTCGTGTTCCGACTGACATCCTACACAACGAGTGCAGGATGGGTATGCTTCACGTCGCAGTTCAGGAATCGGCTGGTCGCAATCTTCGCATTTTGCTTTGCCCGGCGCCGACAAGATCGATTCGAGAACTGCGCGACGGTCTTTTACCGTCTGCTCGATCTGTGCTTGAAAATCGTCTTGTGCGCCCCAGCCCTTCATGTACTGCTCCTAAATTCTGGTGCCCCGTGCGGGGATCGAACCCGCAACCCTCGGTTTTAGAGACCGCCACTCTGCCAGTTGAGCTAACGAGGCTTAATCTGTACTGCCTGTTTCGTTCAGTGGAATCATTATACCCGGTTCACACTGTCTTGCACAGCCTTTTTCAGGCTTCGTGGAGCGAGATGCTCGACGGGTTGTTCCATTCCCAGAAGCAACCGTTCGCCTTCGCGAATGCTTCCAGCTTCGGGTCGATGTACGAGTAACCACCGCGGAACTCGCCGTAGTAGTCGATCGCACCGAGACCGTCATCGCTCGTCACCATGAGCACGCCGTTCTTCACGAAGCAATCGCAGCTGACTTCGACATCGTCGTAAGTCTTGCGTTCTTTGTCCCACTTGAGACTCGGGAACTTGATTTCTTTGCATTCTGCTTCGAGGACGTTGACGTTTTTCATTTTGCGCTCCGTGATTCAGTAGAGATATTCTACCCGAACCATCACAGCTTGCACACAGCCGAACTCAAATAATTGTTGGTGGCTTCTTGCCTTTGAATTTGCTGCACGCGAGATGCAACCACACAGTGACAAAACTGCCGGTGTTCTTTGGATTCTTGATGGATGCAATATTGGTGCCGGTTGCCAGCACTTCACCGTCGGACGCGTACACTGTCGACTTCTCGATGTTGAACGTGTCATCATTGCATTTCGCTGCTACTTCATTGACGTAGTAAGCACCGAGCTTTGTTTTACCGGAAATTGCAAATGGTGTTCCGAAGTCCATCTTCAAACGTGACAGCAGTTCGAATCCATTGTGGCGGACGATCAGCTTTACGGACTTGGTGTCGATGTCGATTTTGAAGTTTGGTTGGTCAACCACGTTGGACCAGGCGGGAGTAATCAGCGGTGCAGCGGTCTGTGGCGTGGCCACTCCCGGCATTGCGATTAAGGCCGCGAGAGTGACGCTTGCTACAAGTGATGCTGACATTTGCCTGTCTCCTGAGGGGAATGCAGAACGCCTTCACTGAAGAGCTTTGAAGTCCTACTTCCTATAAAGTAGGGGCAGGCAATCACTCGCCCGAGCGCGTTGCTGCAGCAACGTCCAAAGTTCTTCAGTGAAGGCGTTCACTGATTTGTTACGGTTCTATTTTACCTCGGATGCCGAGAAATTTCACACTCTTTTCTGAATCGTCGCAGTTGTCCCCAGGATCGTATGGGCAGCACGGCTTGTGCCAAATCCAATTGTCGATCCGTGGTTCATCACAACCTGGGCAGTAACCTTGAACTTCAGGTTCCTGCGTCTCCTGGGCTTTGTTCTTCGTTCCCATCATTGCGCTCCTCAGCTAAGAAACATTTAAACGTGAAGACGGACCCGTCCTCATTCGTGCGTTTCTTTTTTCTCTTCTTGCCATGTACGAGCTTTCCACGTTTCTCAACGATCCCGTTGACGTAGGCATAGAAGCGAGGGTCGCTCTTCTTGAACTTCTTTGAGGCTTGTTCTTCAGCCTCTTTCCACCAGCGTTCGATATGATCCGCTGATAGCCCAGTTTCCTTGGCGTAACTTTTGACGACTGCGTTAGGCATGATTATTTCTTCCCGTACAGTTCATCGAGAACAAGGTCAGTATCTTTCCGATCGTTCCAATCAGGCAGATCGTCGACGTTGGTTCCTTTTGGATAGGTTTTCTCTTCCCCTTCAAAATCTTCGATCGTGAGCGGTGCAGCCAATTCAATCTTGGTAATCATGAACTGTTCTGGATGATTCTCGTCAAATGACGAGTTGTCACCATGGCGATCGCTGAATCCAGCTTCGTAGTCGAAAGTCACCTTGAGTTTCATCTCACCCATGTTGTATGAGTCGATGGTGACATTCTTAGTATTGTTGGAGCTATCTTTACGCTTCGAGGAGCCGCGGATTTCGTGCAGTTTCATAGTTGATCCTAATTGTTGGATCAGTTATTTATGCCTTAACGCGCAACTGTTGTCAAAAGCATAGTTATGATGCAGATCAGCAACAGAACACCGCAGATAACTAGCATGATCGGAAAGTCGCTACCGCCCTCGTTGTCGTCTGTTTTCTGCGAAGCGTTCAAGATTCGCTGTTGTGCGTTGCTAGCCTTGATTTCCCGCATTTGTGTAAACGCGTCCCTGAGACGTTTGCCTTGCTCGTACGAGAAAACAGTGTTATTGCTACGGCCATTCCAGGTATCGGTAATTCCACTTCCACCAGTTGTGGAAATCCAATATTCGACGCCGGTCTTGGTGTCGGTCATCGTGTGGACGCCAACACTGAACCGGCCTGGGTTGTTCACCATGGCATAGCACAACTCGTCCACGGCTTCATTCATGTAATCGAATTTCATTTTTGCAGACCTCGCGAAAGGAAGTGGCGGACGATGTAGCCCTGGAACGAGTCCTGGAATTGACGCGGACCCGCAAACTTCAGCTTGCGATGGGCTGATTCTTTGTTGCCAAGTTTGTTCAGGCTGTCTTCCAGCAAACCGCGCCAGAACGAATCCGAAATGGAGTACGTGTCTTCCGGCGCGGTGATGATGATCGTTGCTGGCGTTTTATCCAGATCATCCATGCCGAAGATGTCACGCGCACCCTGGCCAACTGGCTCGCCAGTATAGAGGTGATGACCCAGCGGCAACTCGCTCAGATACACATACGCCACCAATTCGAGCGGATCAGCCTTCATGGCTTCTTCGTCACGTTGATGCATTGGACCTGGTTGACGAGCAACGTAATACTCGTCGTCCGGAATTGCCGTGACGGCAATCGAGTCCATTGTTTGAATGTACGGATCGCCCGGGTTTCGATACTTGACGACCGTGCACGACGTCGATTCGCCGGCAGCTTGACGATCCAGTTTGGACAGCAGCGTCATCAGATTGCGACGGCTCAGATAAATTTGTTCCATGATTTTCCTTACAGTACTTCGTGGAGGAGTTGAACATCAGCAGCCGACGGACCGTACGATGCAGCACAGACTTCGATGCCCATGACTTTTTCGATGTACGCCAGCAGCTTCACCGACTTCAGCTTGAGCATGTCCTTGTTGCGGGTGACGATCGTCACGTGCTCGTCGAGTTGGTCGAGGCAGGTCACAAACAGCTTCGGCTGAAGAACCTCGACACCGAACAGCTGTGCAACGTGTTGGCCACGCTTCATGTCTTCGCGGATATACCATGCGAGCGCATGCAGATTCAGCGGAGCGTAACGGATCGAGCCTTGCCATTGGTTGTCGACGTTGGTCTTGTCGACCAGTTCTTTGTCGGTGATGGTTGCGCCTTCGTACAGCAGTTCGCCGGCACCGTGACGCGTCGCGTACGAACGAGTCATGTACACTGGACGGATCGACGTGCGACCGCATTCAGCTGCAGCGCGGATCGACGATGCGAGACCAGTAACGGAACGCGTGACGTGCGGGAAGTCGCCAAGGAATTCGTCGAGCATCAGGCCTTGTGCGCCTTCGACGACCACGACATCATCTTGTCCAAGGAACAACTTCGGATTCTGCAGCGACATGATGTCGCCATAGTGCATCAGGTCTTCGACTTGCGTTTGGGTTTCGTCGAAGTACTCGAAGAAACGCATTGCGTCTTCGTTGCCTTCGAAGTCAGCTTTGTTCAGGCCGAGTTCCTGCATACGCTTCGGAACCCATTGACCGCGAATTTTCTGCAGGGCTTGTGCGATACCGAACTCGCTGCCTTTGATGGTTGCCATGTCGAGATGGTAGCCGGCCAGATCACGCGTGACGGTCTCGTTGATGCCCATGCCGCACGAACCATGACGTGCCGCACCGCGCTTGATTTCGATCAGCGAGTTGATGGCCATGTCGTAGTACGTGGTGACGCGGCTGTTGGGCGAGATGTAGACGCGTTGGCGAGTGCCGAGTTCTTTCAGCTCACGATTGAGCATGTACGGATTCGCGATGAAGCCGGAACTCAGATACGTTGGAACACCAGCGAACGCGCCGGAGCCGACGTGGCCGAAGACATGTCGCTTATCGCCATCGACGACAGTGTGACCAGCTTGTGCGCCACCATTGCCGCGAGCCACCATGGCTGCATTGTAGTGACGCGAGAAGAAGTCGGTTGCAAGGCCTTTGCCTTCGTCGCCATAACCGGCGCCGATAACTGCGATAGATTTCGACATGTTGATTTCCTTATTTTTTCGTGCAGGTTGCGAGTACGATCGAAGCCTGACCACGCAGACTTTCACGGTTTGCTTCCATGGCGGCGTTGCATGTGGCCTGCGAGTTGTACTCGACCTTCAGGGTTGCCACACCACCTTGGCTCATGCCGACGGTAAACACCATCGTGAGAATGTATGGAACGATCACAGCTTGCCCTCCTTCAGGCGGTTGATCAGCATGTCGAGAATGCACCAGTCTTGGAAGTAAACCTTTCCTTCGTCCAGCTGTTCGAGCAGCGATTCGAGTTCGTCATCGTCTTGCGCATACTCTACGCAGAGCGCGCGAACATCTTCGCGATTCGCGTCGTTCACTTTGATTGGGTAATCGTTGCAGCCGTTGTTCGACATTTCATCACGGGCAGTGCCAACTACTTCAGCAAAGATATGCCGCAGGAAATCATTCATTGTGTTGCTCCAAAAGAAGAATGGACCAATTATACTACATCGGTCCATTCGTGTACATCTTTAAATTGTCTCGGCTTCGTTCCACCGCGGATCGTCGCGTGTGATACGTTCACGCGACTCATGTGGCATTCCACGATCCCAAACTATCTCGCGAAACTCGTCAGGCCAAGTATCTTTTGGCTTTCGAGTCGCGAAATATTCGGTGACCGTTGTTTTCGGTGGAGGCAGCTGGGGTCGTGACCAACCGTCCCAGCCGTCCATTTTAGATGCCTTCTTCGCCGAGTGCAGTGCTGAACGCGTAGCGCAGTGCGTCCTTCACTTTCGATTCAGCGATGACCGCGTGCATGTCGGCGCCTTGTGCGATTGCCATCGTGGCCAGCACGACTTCGGTCAGCACCGAAGTGTCCTTGACGAAGATCGCGTTCGGGCCCAGCATGTCGATCCAGCTTTGGCGAGTGCCACGGCTCGAACGGCCGCCGGTCTCGATCACGACGTGGAACACGTTGTATTTCTCTTGCGCAGCCTTCAGGCTTGCTGCCGGCGGAGTGTCTTCGTAGTCGCCCGGGCCGAAGATGGTGCGCAGGTCGCTCTTGCGAACGGTCTGGAACGGTGCCGGCTCGTCGCCGAAGGTGAACAGGAAACCTTTGCGGTTTTGCTTTTCGTACGACTCGAGATAGGTGTAGCGACCGGCGAAGTACCACGACAGGTCGTACGACTCGGAGCCGTTACCGCCGCCGTTGGCGACCAGCCACATCTGACGCAGCTGCTCGACGATCTTCAGGTCCGGCTCGAAGTACGACACCTGCAGGGCGCCGTGACCTTGTGCGAACACGTCGTCGATCGCGTGGAACATGACGTGCGGATCGCTGACGATACCGGTGGCGTGGATTTCGGTCATCAGCTTCGGCAGCTCGACCTTGGCGATTTGTTCTGCGACGGCGCCCATGGAGCCGGTCACGTCCAGGCCGAGGATGATCGGCGTCGGATTCGGATTCTCGTCCGAGATGATCGATTCGCGCAGTTGCAGGCCGACGCGATCGCCTTTGCCGACCTTCACGTTACGTGGATCGAGCTTTTCGGCGACCTTGTGCGAGAAGACTTGCTCGCGCGGTTTGTTGACGTAGTCGGTACTCTTCGCGTACGAGCGGTAGTTGTCTTGATCCCAGCGTGCGTTACCCATGATTTAATCCTTCCGATGTTTGTTTGAAAACTTACGAGCGAGACGTTCGTTTACACGATACATGCCGCGAACTTTTACCGATCCTTTGAATTCAAAGGTTTGCGGATCGACGTACAGAGGGTCACATCTTACCACGATTACGTCTTCGCCGGTAATGCCGCCGCCATTTTGGTCTTTCCACTCTTGAAGCAATCGCTTCACTCGTGCGGCATCGCTTGCTTCGACGCTGCCGAGTTTCATCTTACCGTTATGCAGCATCACTGCATTGGTGTCGTACTTGTTGTCTTGCTCGGGCACCAAATACAAACACTGGTCGAACACGTCGAGCTTCGACGCACGGTGGATGTAATCGTGTGCTCCGTTGTAAAACCGCATCCCGACGATTGTGATCGGTGAGAGCGTTGTCCGCTCTGCACTAGTCAGACTGCGAAGTCCCGAGTGGAACTTCGCATCCCAATCGCTGTCGTCGGTCAGCGATTGAAAGGGCCTTTCGGACCGTTGCCGCTGGTCTTGTTGCTGCCGCCGAACAGGTTGCCACCGCCGCCCATCATCTGCATCATCATCATGGTCTGCATCATGTTGCCGCCGCCGTTGTTACCGCCCATGGCGCCCATCAGCATCAGGGGCATCAGTTTTTCCATGTCCGGGCCGCCTTCGCCGCCGTTCATGGCCGACAGTTGCATCATCATCATCATGTTGCTCTGCATGCCTTGCAGGTCGTTGTGACCGCCCGGCAGCATGGTCAGCAGCGAGCGGATGACCATCACGCCGTCCGAGCCCATGCCCAGCATCGTGACCTTCGGTGGTTTCCAGGTGGTACGCTGGCCGTCGGTCTTCATCAGCACGAACTGCACGTTGTTGCTGTCGATGGCGGTCGCCGGTTGCAGGCCCAGCGGGTCAGGACCAGCTGCAGCTTGTGCGCGAGTAGCGGCGGTTTGACGCTTCGCTTTGGTCGGGGTCGAGCTGCCGGTCGGCTTCACGCCACGCTTGATTTCGATGATCCAGCCCGGACGATCGCCGGCGCCGAAGTAGATCAGGTCGCCGACGTTGACGGCCGAGATTGGGGTCGATTGGGCGAACGCCGGAACTTCCATGCCGAACTGGTCGAACAGGTTGATTTCGACTTGTGCGTCGTCGCCTTCGCCGGCGAAGGTCGCGATGCCTTCTTTCGTTTGCACGCCGACCTTACCGGTCATCATGTCCCACACCACGCCTGGTGCGCGACGGAAGATGCGGTCCATGAACTTTTCGCCGCCCGGCATGTTTGCACCAAAGTTAGTCATTGCATTCATTGTTATTCTCCTTGAGAGTACCCCGATAATTTTTGGATTCGAGGCGTATCCGTTTAAGTGAGTACATTATAGCCTGTAATGACTCCAATGTACAGCGTTAGTTTAATCTTTAATCAAACCGAGCATCGTGCTCAGCATGATATGATGGTCTTCAAACCACCATTCAGGATTTGCCAGAGCAACAGAGATTGGCATGAAGAAAGCATCTTCAGTTTCCACTACACCATCAACACCAATATCTTCGATTGGGAAGTATTGGCCTTTCACGATCGGCAACGGCTTCGTATCATCGAGACGGAAGAGGTGGCAAGTCGTGAACGTACGACCACGAAGACTGCGGTTCGGATCGTCGAAGTTCCGCGTAGCAACCAACGAGCCGCGCAGAATTGCTTCGGTGATCTTCCGCCAGTTCTTTCCGTCAGCCAGCTTTAGACCAGTTTCTTCGATCGCTTCTGCGATTGCGGCGAGCAGCAGCGTCTGATTACTTTTGACGAAGCCGCCAGGCAGAGCGATCAGACCTTTACCAGGCAGTGCACCGCGACGAACAACAAGCACGTGGCCGGACTGGATAATGCAGGCGTCGGCCGTGACGTACGTGCGGTCGTATTGCTTCGCGAGCCACGAGTCGAAGATGTCGACGATCTTCTCGTGATAGCGGTGAGGCACGAAGTCAAGGATCGCCTTGAGCAGTGGTGCGTGCGGATTCTTGTACTTGACGTTGAACTCGTACTCTTCACGAAGCGTTTCGAATTCCTTCGTGCCATGAAATTGGCGAAGGAAGTTCACGGTCGTCAGCGGCACATCAAGCCAGTTGGCTGCACCACCGAAGTTGTCGCTGAACAGACGATGACGAAGTTTCGATGCAGACAGCCCTTCGCCAGCATCGATTGCTGGTTTGAGGTCGCTGATGTATTGAGGAAATGAATTGAGATACCACGTTGTCGAATCACGATCGGCGCCAGTGATGGCGACATCAACTTCGCTGGCTTTCCAGCCAACTTCTTTGATGGTCGCATCGACGGTTTCTTGAACCAACTGCAACCACTTTGGGGTATTGTATTGGTCAACCACCGGCTTGATGATAGGCCACTTGTCAGTCGTCAGATAGTTCTGAAGAACCCAAGCGTTAATCATGTCGAAACGTTCGCTGAACGTAAACGGATTCTTAATGTTGCGGGCGATGAATGCACTTCCGACGAGTACCAGGACTTTGTCCGAAGATTCAATTGCCTGTTCCAGTATATGGGCGTGACCATTATGGAACGGTTGGAAACGGCCAATGAAGACCGTCAGACGCTTACGCGTCTTGATTTCGCTGTGTGCCATTTCGAGCTCCTCGAGTGGGCGGTGAACTGTGGAAGCGTCTATCGCTTCACGAGAGTATTTATAGTACCACGAACATAAGTCCGTGGTTTTATTTTTCGACGTTGAACGTCTCGTCTTCCCACTTGGTGTACGCGATACGGGTGTTATGATTCGCGTAATGCGGGGCGTCCTTCTTCATGAAGTGGTTCAGGTCGGGATGCGCTTCTTCAAACGCAGCACGACGCGTCCACATCTCGGTGTTGGGACACCCGTAGCCGGTGTACACAAATTGTTCAGGTGGCAATGCCATTTTCGATTTCCATGTAGATTGCTTTGATTTCCGGCTTCACCGCGTCGCTCTTCAGGACCATGTCCATGATGTCGCACGAGATGCGGTCAGCAGTGACGCCGAAGCCCATCTTTTCCAGGCGAACCTTGATGTCGCCCTGCAATTGAAGGGCGGCTTGAATTGTTTCGAATTTTGCTGGACTCATGTGAAATGTACCATTTCAGATTCGGTGTAACCCATTTCCAATAATTGTTTCTTGGATGGTTTGATTTTGCCGCCGTACTTCAGTGGCGACTTCTGCCGGTAATAACGTTTGCGCTGCCGGCGCGACTCGTCTTCGCCACGCGACTTGTACAGCGTCTTCACGTGCTCGAAGATCAGCTCTTCGTCATCGTCAGTCGTGTAGCCATCGCCACGCCAGAAACTTTGCTCGAAGCGAACCTTCATGACGATCTTGTCGCCATGTTTCATGCGATAGCATTGTGGCGGCAACCAGTCGCAGAACGCAGCGAGTTCGCTGGTCGAACGTTGCAACCAGTCTTGGCCGCCGTAGTCGTTCTTGTCAATGCCACTCAGGCAATTGATCGAGACGTACAGACTGCTTGAGCTGTCATCGTCGCCATCTTTCTCGACGGACAACAGCGCGGTTCCGCTTTGATAGATGCCCATGATTAGACGAAGTCGGCCAGGTCGCTGACTTGCAGCAACTTCGATTGCTCGACCATGAACCAGGTTTTCGGACGGCCGTCTGGACGAGCGAACGTAGCGATTTCGTCTTCGCTGAAGCCGACGGCAGCAGCGGTGAAGAAGCCGTTGTTCACGAGGCAGACCGGCATTTCTGTCTCGGTGATTGCCGCGTCGACCACGCTGACACGGCGGCCTTCACGTTGCAGGAATGCTTCTTTGGTTTCGTTGTCCGGATTGACGTAGCAGCCCATGTTATGCTCCTTCGATGGTTTCGATTTCAGTTGTGATGGTTGCATTGCCCGTGAGCGCTGCAAATGGATCGGCGCGAACAACAGCCACGCGCTTCACGATCGATCCGTCCGGCATTCTCGTTACCGTAACGGTGTTGACCGATGGTTTCTTTACTGCTGGCTTCTTGACAGCGGTCGCAGCTTTCTTGACTGCGGCCTTTGCCTTCGATACGCTTTCTTGAATTGTACCATGCTTGTTGTTGCCACGGTTGGCTTTCGTCGGATTTACATTCGCATCCGTCAAACGGCCGCTGATGATGTGCGACAGCTCGATCAGTTCTTTCTTGACCGAACGCAGGTTGCTCGACGACTTCACAGATTGTGCGACGTCGACCAATCGCTTTTCCATACGCGACAGTTGTTTCTTTTCCGGAATGCCATCAGCCTCCGGCCGCAGAAATTCCGGATTGATGAAGTTGTACAGACGCGGTGCAACCCAGTTGACTGGTCCCAGCTTTGAGTCTTCCGACACGAGGATTTCGAGACCGACCCATTGCGCAGCATGATCCGCCGGACGATGGTCTTTCCAGAAGCCAGTGGACATTTCGGGAATGAGGACATCTCGCAGCAGTGCGACTTGCACTGCTGATGATACGTAGAGTTTCTTCGACATGATGTTTCCTATGTGGTGAAAGATTATACCTTGATGCACCGTGTACGCATACTATTTGCGACGCTTTTTCTTCTTGTGCTTCTGCGGCTTCGGTGAGGGTTCGCCAGTGATTGCGCGACGGATTGTCCACGCATCTTGCATGCGAGCTGAACTCGATCCAGCATTGAGCAAGACGATGGTTGCAGTTTTACCAGCAGCGACGATTCTCATGACAAAGCATCGACCTGATTCTTCGATGTAACCAGTCTTTGACAGACGAATGTCCCAGCCGTTTGCGCCAACTAATCTGTTGGTGTTCTTGAAATTTGTACCGTGGATTTGAACCAATTCGGTCGTGGTGATGCGGGTGATGTCTGGATATGCTGATGCCGCTATTGCGATGATGGCAAGATCACGTGCGGTGGATACATTGCTTGGCGAGAGTCCGGATGGTTCTACAATCGATGTTCCGCGAAGTCCCAATGCTGCGATTTTCGCTCGCATTGCTTCTTGGAATGCTGGTAGTCCGCTTGGATACGTTCTGCCCAGTGCAGTTGCAGCTCTGTTGTCGGAGTGCATCAGCGCGAGTTCCAACGCCTCTGCTCGTGTCATCTGCCAACCAACACGAACACGTGACATGCTGTGCTTGATTTCATCGACATCAGACTGTTGAATCGTAATTATTTCCTGCATGTTCTGATGTGCGTCCAGCACTACCATTGCAGTCATGAGTTTTGTCAGTGACGCGATTGGGCTGACGAGGTCAGGTTGTTTTTCGAACAACACTTGACCACCGTCTTCAATAACGAACACTGACTGTGAGTTGAACTTCGCGGCAGAACACGTCGCTGAAATCATCCACAACAGAGTAACAAACAGCTTCTTCATGGATGACTTCCTTTCGTGTTACATGGCTTTGCGGAGTTGCTTGACTTCCGTGGTTTCGACGATCAGTTCGAAACCTTTGATGACGAGCGGTTCGCGGTCTTTGTAGTACGACTTGCGATTGTACACCGACTTCGCGTACTGCATCGTGCGATCCTTCATCAGATCGAACTGCTCGTCGGACGGCATCTCGTCGAAGTAGATCGCGACCGACTCGTAAGCCGGAAAACCCTTTTGATCTTCAGCCGCGTCGAAGTGCGTGCCCATGCCGTTGTTGAGACGACCGGGCGTCGGGTAGATTTTGCACGGCCTGTCGCAGCGCCCATCATCGGGCGCGACGCCGATGATGTCTGCGAACAGATCAGCTTGTTCATCGCCGACTTCGTCGAGGAAGTCGCTTGCCAGGTCTTCACCCACACCGCAATCACCGACTTGGCCGGTGATGTACGCGCACAGCTCACGCTCGAAATTGCCAGCGTACGCGTTGGTGTGGATGACGAAGATGATTCGTTCGTCGGACATTATTTACGACCTTTCGCTTCACGTTTGATTGCGGCCAGTGCGGCCGGATGCACAGGCCAGTTCACCCGTTCGATGTCGAGCGGATCGACGTCACGCCATTTCGGATGACCATCAGCTTGCAGGTTGTCCACGTTTTTCGTGATGCAGCTGACGAGCGTACCGATTTCCTTCTGGTACTGGTTCTTGTACGCGAACGTGGCCAGCACGTTGTTGACCTTGTACGTCGGCACAGCGTCGCCTTGGAAGCCGTACGTGTGCGATGCCAGCGACGTCTTCGTGTAGTACCCGTACTTGTCGAGCGTCGGATTGCTCAGCGGCACCAGCTTGATGCCTTTGGCGGTCGTCAGCACCGTGATCGGTTGACCGGCCACGATGAACTCGACGTCGGCGTCGCCACGTTGCACTGCAGCGAGACCGTCTTTCTGCGACAGGTTGCCGGACACAGTGTTCCACTTGATGCCGGTCATCTGCTTGATGAGCTGCACGGTAACCCACGTGCCGGAACCTTCCGGACCTTCCACTACGCGCTTGCCGGCCATGTCAGCCAGCGAGTTGATCGGTGCGCCGTTCTTGGCGATGGCGTGGACTTCGACCGAGAAGAACGGGAAGACTGCGACGACGCGCGACATCATCTTCGGATCGATCTTGCGTTGGTAGTCCAGCGCATCTTCTTGAATGATGCCGAACTGCGAGTTCTTGTCGGTGTAAATCTTGTTGATGTTGTCGACGGAACCGTTGGTGATGACGTTGCGCAGCGGGTAATCCGGCGTCGAGCAGACCTTGATGATGTCTTCGACCATCGGATAGTTGGTGCCGGTCTTCTGGCCGGACGCGATGCCGGCGCCAGGAAGTTTCTGGCCGTTTGCGACTTCGAGCGAGGATTCGGATGGTACCGCGTTCACGCTTGCGGGTTCACGCGTCGGCAGTTCTTCACGCGGTGCGACGGGATCGCCACGTTGAACTTCCGGTGCTGCCGCGACTTCGGCGTCTTTCGTTTCGGCCACTTCGGTCTTGTCATGCTTCGGCATGAACTTGTACGCGCCGAAACCGGCGGCGCCGACGATTGCTGCGACGATCAGTGCTTTTGGGAGAGCTTTGAGCTTTGCCATGATGTTGGTCCTTATCCGTAGAAGTTCGGGTCAATGGTCTTGACCAAATCGTACTCGTGGCCTTCGGTACTTACCGACATGCCGCGGCACTGGAAGTGATACTGTGCACGCAACGCCAAGTCCAGCTTATTGGCATCGCCTGCTTCGAGCGCGTCATCGATCTGATTTTCGATGTTCTGACTTTTCGTGTTCATTCAAACTCCGTTTGGTTATGTGAAGCTATTATAGCCTGTGGTACCGGATTTGTACACAGCAGATTACAGAGTATGAAACAAATCGTGCAGCTCGTTCAGCAGTGGCACGAACATTGGATGCTTCGTCACGTTGGGCTGCCACGCAAGGCCCATGGCTTTCAGATCGTATATCTTGACGATCGTCGCGCCGGGTTTTCCTTCTTCACGACCCATCACCCAGATCGTGTCGGCGATTTGAATCGCGGATTCTAGATCGTGTGTAGTGAAGATGGTCGTGTTCAGTTCATCAACGAGATTCACTTCGTTGATCAGATCGCACACCTTGTCTTTTGCGATGATGTCGAGACCGGAGAACGGTTCGTCCATCAACAAGAAGTGACGGTCGGAAATCAGCATCTGTTGAATGATGGCAACGCGTTGACGTTGACCACCAGACAACTGCACTGGATACTTGTCGCCATGATCTTGCAGGCCGAAACGAGTCAGCATCTCGACAACCCTCTTCTTGTCTTTGCAGACGAGCGTTAGGTTGCCCATGATGGTGCGGTGTTGCAACAGCGGATATGCTTGCTGCACAACACCAACACTTCCGGGCTCCGGCGCTTTGCCGATTTTTCCTTCTTCGATTTCGCCAAACTCGATCGTGCCGAGCGTCGGTCGTTGCAGACCGGCGATGCATCGGAACAGCTGCGTCTTGCCACAGCCGGACGGTCCGAGCAGCGCGACGCACTGGCCTTGATTCAGCCCCGGTCGTACCACGTTGTCGATCACGAGGTTGATGTCGCGCAAGATGACTTTGTTACCGTACGACAAGCCAAGACCAGTGATGGTCAGCATGCGTTCTTCGAGTTTGTATTCCATTTTACTTTCCAGTTACCAGCACGTTGGTGCCCATGCCCGGAGTCACGATGCAGCGTTCCGACTTGGCACAGGCTTCGGAGTAACGCTTGATGGCTTCGAGTTGGATGAACTGCTCGCTGTTCATGCCCAGCGCGTTACGGTACGCGTTGTCAGCTGCGGCCTTTGCGGTCTGCTCTTTCGCACGTTGTTCTTCTGCAGCGGTCGCGGCGATCAACGTCTTGTTACGTTGCTGTTGAGCAGCGGTCTCGTTCATCTGCAGCAAGACGTTGTCGTTCGGCTTCGCACGACCCAGCGTAACGCCGAGAATCGCGATTGGCAACTTGCTTTCCGCCACGAGCTTTTGCAGCGCATCGGTAACGTAGGTGTCAACACGTGTCGACGTTTCAGCATTGGACATCATGTCCGTCATGGTTTCCTTCTTGACAGCCTCGCGCACGATCGACATGTATTGGCGTTGCAAGTTGTTGACGAACCAATCCTTCGATCCGAACTTGCTCACCAGCACTTTCGCGTCGGTAATCTTGAACTGGATCGTGGATTCGAAGTCCAGCAAGATGTTGTCTGCCGACGACAGGTCGTCGAACTTGACGTTGTATGATTGCGGTGTCATTCGTACCGGCTCGACGTCCGACGTTCGGAACAGCAGAATACGACCTTGCTTCAGGGTTTCATCGCGTACACCGCTGGAGCCGAAGAAGTACGGCTTGTCGATGATGACCAGCTCGTGGCCGGGTTCCACGGTCTCGGTTCGCATGGCCAACAGCCACACGAGGAAGAACGTGGCGATGGCGATGATGACGAGACCTGCAATACCATACAGCAGGACGTTGGGGCTTTTAGCGGTATTCGAACTCATGTTTTATCTTTTCGGAGTAAATTTGAAAAATGCTTCGTAGCTTTCGCAGTAAGCGGGTTTGTCGTATTCGACGTACCACCCTGCGTCGCGGTAAATTTTTTCGAAGTTGAGCCATTCCCAGTCGAAGTCCTGTGTGGTCTTCGACATGATGCGATCCTTCACTTCGTTCTGACGAATGACGAACGAACTATCGTTGTACTTCTCACTGATGAGTTCGTTGACCGCTTCGATGACAAATTCGGGAATGCCGCTCTTCACGACGTCTTTTGGGCCCAGTGGGCGAATTGGAAATGACATTGGTTAGCCTTTAATCTCCTGTGCAGTTAGGTTACGAAGCCATTATACTTCGTAACCTATTTCTTGCACATCACAGTTTGTCGGAATGTTCGCGAATTACTTTCGCGATCTTTGGGAAGTCGAATTCGTAATGGTCATTCAGATCGATCAGATCGCGAATGTATTCTGTCATCTCGTCTTGACTGTGGCTCTTCTTGTCGCGGACTTTGAGTCTCACGCCATCACCGATTTTTCCATTATCGGATCGCATGCCGGCCCAGTGCATCACTTGTTCCGGCAGCTCGCCTTCTTTGCCCATGTATTTCTCTGGGTCAGTTTCGTCCTTTGCAATTTCTGGATGTGCTTGAGCATGCAGATTGCAGAGGACACCAAGACAACAGAACTTGTTGCCTTCACGCAGTGCGCCGGTTGTTTGGCCATACTCGCCGCTTTCAAGGGCACGTGCCCACTTCAGTGCAATTTTGCGATCCATTATCGATCACTCCGGTTTAGATTGGTGTAAGGGCAGACGGTGGCGCGCAGCAGATCAAGCAACATATCTTGAATGATACCATACGCGAGAATCGTCAGTTGAATCGCGAACACGGCCGGCAGGTTGAAGTACTTTGCTTGCACCGCCAGCAGAGCACCGATACCACCATCGCTGCGGACGTACGATTCAACCATCACGATCAGCGTCCAGCCGATTGCCGCATTTTGGCGGAGCAGGTCCAGCATCACATGCAGTCGACCCAACACACCGATTTCATATGTGATGTGCCATCCGTTCATGCCCAGCGATCGAGCGTAGTCGATGGACTCCAATGGAATCGCTTTGATTTCGTCCACGGTCGACCGCATCAAGAACACAGTCATGCCGAACGTCAACATGGCCAGTTTCAGGTGCGAACCATTTCCGCCAACCCACAGTGTGAAGAGGAACGTCAGACCGGCGAAGCCGAGGAATCGGAGCGACGCGATGAACGTTGCTCCAGGTTTAAAGAAGTCCGCAGTTGTGAGGTAGGCAGCGCCGAAGGAAATTAACGCTGACAGGATGAGCGCTTCCCAGATCACGGCTACGGACTTAAAGAGTTCCAGCAGAAGACCTTGCTTCAGTGCAAGGTCGTTCCACGCGGAGGCGATTGCCGATGGCGACGGAATACCACTGCTTGCCGGCAACAGAACCCATACAACCGCGAGAACCACGAGTTGAAAGGCTGCAAGAAACTTGATGCTGAACTTGCGCCCAGCATAAAAAGGTGTAAACAGTGAGTTGAACATTTTTACTTTCGAGTTGCCCGGTAGATGGCAAATGAGTAGAAGAACGCGAGATGCAGCATGCCCAACGTCGCGAACACGTACGGCCAGAAGATAATCTTGGCGTCGAACGTGAACATCGCCATTGCGAACGGGAAGAATGCACCGAACACAAAGTAGATGAACGTGAAGAAGCGGTATGGCTCGTGCAGGCTGTCGTACCAGTCGGAAAGTTTATGCAGCATCATGTTTCTCCCTCTGCTCGCACAGTTCACGATGCAGAACCGACAAGCTGTTGTAGTGCAAGTCCGGAATGTCGTAACCAGTGTCATTACTGATTTCGTTCAAGTCGGAGAAGAAATTATTTAGCGATGCAATGATTCTGGTACGAGCTTCTTGGTCCAGCTTGTCTTGCTTGGTCTTACGTTTGGTTTTGGTCATGGCGACACCACACATGTCTGAGGTTTACCATCTTCGGTCACTTGAACGATGATGGTTTTCGAATACGTGAGGTAAGCGACGCCCTTGATGCAGTGTTGGTAAACATTATAGTTACCCGGTTCTACGCTTACGATCTTCACGTTGGCAGCATTGGTCGGCTGCGGTTCCGGCCTTTCCTTACGCATGCAGGCCGAAAGACTTGCAGCGATCAAAGCTAATACTATCAGACTTGCTTTCATTCTTCGTCCTTTTTCTCGGGTTCTGGATATTGTCGAACCGTCACGTCGATGCCGGCTTTTGTGAGTGCTTCATAGAGCTCTTCAACAGTCAGATTCTCTATGATTTTCTTCGCATGCTCGTAGAACGCTTGGTTCATTTGTAGTCAGCCGTCGGAGATTGTAGCGACCAGAACAGTGCAGTGAACCAGCCGACGATGGTCCAACCGAGTACCATGTTCATCATGACGATGCGATGGCCGTTGTTGTGGAGTCGAAGCAGAGCGATCATCGACGGAACGTTGTAGATGACGATGCCGAGAACGATGTAGCCGAGAATGATAAGCATGTTGAGTCCTGAAAGAAAATTAGGGAAACCCGGAGGTCTCCCTATTGTACATCAGCTTACTTCGTGGAGTACAACACAATTTCCACGCGGCGGTTCTGAGCATCCGAACCGATCGGCTGCGTGTCGCCGAAGCCGCGGGTCGAGATACGCTCGGCCGGGAAGTTGCTCGGCGCATTCGCGCGGAGGAAGTTCGCCACTGCTTCAGCACGCTTCTTCGACAGGGCCAGGTTTGCTTCCGGATTACCCTTGCTGTCGGTGTGACCGTTGATTTGCACCGACAGGCCCGAGACAGCGATCTGGTCCAGCAGCTCGTTCAGCACAGCGATCGATGCCGGCTTGAAGGTCGTCTTGCCGGTGTCGAACTCGATGCTGTACGACTTGTTACCGACGACCTCGGACTTCTGGCCACCGTACGTCGGCGTAGCAGCCGATTCGACGCTCACGTTCGAGTTCTGCAGCAGGCCCTCGAGATACGAGGTGTTCACAACTTGATCGTACGGAATCAGCTTCGGCAGGTTGTCCGGGAAGTACTTGACCGCGATGTTGCCGTACACGTTGTACACTTTCTTGTACAGGTTGTCGGCGCCTTTCAGGCCGAACAAGAACGCATTGTCTGCGAGTCCGTTCGTGGTCGAGCCGCCGAGCGATACGCCGTTTTCAGTCGTGCCCTTGAAGTACTTGGCCCAGTAGTTCGCATCGCCTTCGCCATACACCTTGGCTTCGACCGCGCCGGCTTTCAGCAGTGCTTGATCGCTGCTGCGAACTGCTTCACCGCCTTCGAATGCTGCCGCCAGGAAAGCCTTCACCTCGTTCGGGTGTGCAGCCATCCACTTCTTATTGCCGATCACGACGGCCGGCATCTGCCATGCGTATTCTTTCGTCGACGCCAGCACCTTGATGTTGCCGCGCTTCGTTGCAACTTTGACATCGCCCGGGGTCCAGGTTGCGGTACCGTTGATCGGATGGCCGCGGTCGCTTGCGCCAGCGATGAACTTCTCGTCGCCGTCGGTGAAGGACGAAACGCCCACGAAGTTCATCGCTTCCGGATCGTAGGTCTTCGGATCGGAGTTGACCTTGATGCCGTTGTCGGCCGCATACTTGATGCAGATGTTGATGTCGCCATCGCCGAGCACGCCAGCAATCAGCGAACCCTGCGGACGTGCATTCTTGTCGATGATGCACTTGTCTTCGCCGCGGCTGTAGCCCAGTGCGCCCACCACTTCGACGGATTGGTCGAACGGCTTCAGTGCGTCGTTGGCGCCCTTGACGAATGCCGGATAGCCGTCGCCCATGATGACGACGAAGTGCACGCCGGTCGAGTTGTCTTTGGCGAACGATGCCAGATCGGCGATCATCTTGCTGTAGTCGTCTTCGCGACGGATGTTGACCTTCAGGCCACGCTTCGCCATCAGCGAATCGGAGGTCGTGTCGGCGTCGCCGTTGGCGTAGTGCATGCCGGCCGTCGCGTTCCATGCGAGGGTCTTGACGCGGATGGTTTCGTGCGAGTTCACTGCTGCAGTGGTGATGGTGCCGGTCGACGCGGTCTGGTTTGCAGCTGCAGTTGGGAGGTCGATCTTGTCCGGCACGGATGCTTCGATCGTAGCGCGCGACTTGAAGTAGCCTTTATTCATCGCGGTGTGAACGCCGAAGCCGACACCAGCGAGAACGACTGCGACCAGAATTGCTTTTGGCAAAGGTTTGAGTTTCATTTAATTTCCTTCAAAGTTAATAAACTAAGCCCTGTCAGACTTTAGGTTTTCGGTTACTAAAAAGAGCCGATGAGTGCATTATACACCCATCGACGAATTTCGTGTTGATTTTTATTGCTTGATTGTATTGCGGTTGAAAGCGAACGTTTTTGTTTTACCGCCGACAGTGACTTCAAACCGCATTTCATCATTGGCGGTCACATTGTCATCACAGCAGTTTTTTACCATCAGTTGCGCGTCGACATTGGCTTGTGGCAATACAGTGTTTTGTTGCAGCAATGCTTGTGCGCGAACTTCGTCGTTTGCTGCGTACCGTTCAATTTGATTGATGCTTACACCAGTTGCTGCGCCAACAGTACCAGCAGCCAGCATACCAGCGGCAGGATTGTACGTATTGATTTGGCCGCCGCCGATCCAACCATTACGACCGTAGGCGTTGTACGTTGTTGTTTGGTGCGATGCCGAGTGCGCAGCAGATGCCGCTGCTACACCGCCGACAACGGCCATCAGAATTTGGGCTTTCATTTTATTGCTACGGATTTCAGCAGTACGTTCTTCGAACGTGTAGAGGCCAACTTGTGCACCTCGCCAGAATACTTTCACGTTGGCGTTTGAAAAATCGACCGGCTTGTCAGTCTTATTCATGTAGTAAATGCTGAACGTTGGAATGGCACCTGAATTCAACAGTCGAAACGTTGGATAAATCACGATGTCGCCTTCTGGTTCTGATGATGCCAGTGTTCCGACACCTTGCTTGAATACCAGCGTTGTATTTCCATCTGCTGGTTTTGATGCAGTGTATGTGTGAAGATTAGCGCAGCCACTGCAGACAATTGCAAGGCTAACAGCTGTAATAAGACGAGTTTTCATTTTATTTCCATTTTCAAGTTAGACAGCATGAGACACCAATGATGAACAGTTCATCATTGGTACAGAAATTATTGATCTTTTTTGTTCAATAGTTGGCTGTAGTCGAACTGCTGAGCAGCCGGTTGGCCGATGCCGTTGTACAGAGTCGAGTCGTACGTGCTCTGTTCCAGCATCTGCTGTTTGTGGTTGCCGAGCAGGATCGAGTCAGCTTTGTTTTCCCACTCTTGCAGCTTCTTCAGTGCATCGGCTTCGTACACGCCGTTTTGCAGGTCCAGGCCTTCGACGAAACCTTTCGAGTTCTCGATGAAGTTCTCGATTTCGCCCATCTTCATGCCGTAGTCGTTGACGACATATTCCATCGCTTGGTCGAACAGCTCGCGTTGATCGGTGCCGCCCATCAGAATCTTCTTCGCAGTCGACATGGCCGAGTACGATTCTTGAATCATCTTGCGCTGCATCTCTTGCGCCTTCACTTCGTTGTGCAGGTCGTCGATGACGGTGCCAGTCACTTCGTAGTATTTCATCAGCGCTTTGAGGTGGACTTCCATCTGCAACAGCAGCGGCTTCAGCGATTCCTTGTTCAACTTCTCGAGTCGGCCGGCTTGACGCGATGCGACGGTTGCAGCAGAGCCCAGACCTTTTTCATGCGCGACCTTGAACGTGGACATCTGCTTTTCGTACTCGATGTCGTTCTGCTCGACTTGTTTCTTGCAGACCTGTACTTGTCCTCGCAGCTTCGCGATGGATTCTTCCATGATGCCGCGTTTGGACTTCAGATCGTCGATGTACGACTTCATGATGCCGATCGGATCGATTTCGACGAAGGCGCCGGTGATCTTTCGCATCACGCTCTTGAACCCGTACGCGATCAGCGTTTGGAACTTGCTGTTCGTCAGGATCATGATGAGCCCGAAGAGGATCGCGCCGAGCACCGTGATCGCGATGCCTTGGCCCAGCAGGTTGATGATCTTGCCGAACAGCCGCGTGAGGAAGTCCAGCGAGAAGTATGCTGCCACCACTCCGAGCCCGATGGCAAACATACCGGTCGTACCTTCCGGACGTTCCCAGAAGGATTTTGGTTTGAATTCGTTAGTCGACATGGCTTTTCCTTTTTAGCCGAGGGTGGAGAGAATGGTTGCTTTGTGGCCGTTCAGTTCGTTGCGGACGTGTGCTGCGGCAGCTTTGAATTCTACCTCAGCTTGACGCAGTTCTGCTTCTTTCGACGCGGCTTGCGCATTGAAATTGTGCAGTGCGGTCGTCTGCTCGATCGTCTGTTGCTGCAGCGTCGCGATGCGTTGCTGCAGACTTTGGATTTCGTTGTTGGCGGCGTTCACTGCAGCTTCAGCTTGACCAGCTTGTGCTTTCAGTCCGCCGACTTCCGACTTGATCTTGCCTTCCAGTGCTTGGCCGAAAGACATCTCTGCAGCGTCGACGTCGGCCAAGTGAATCGTCACTGCGTCAGCGAATTCCTTAGCTGCACGACCTGCGCCGGCAGTTTTCTGTGCCGCCTTCAGTCGCATCGTCGGATCGGGAATCACGTCGGCGAGTTGATCTGCCGCGTTCATCAGAGCCGTGAGCGCAGTGTTGCGGCCCATCGTTTGCTTGCGAATTGCCGCCACCATTTCTTGGTTGACGGCGGTCGGCGCCGAGAACGACATGCCACTGCCGACGGTCGTTGCCGGTCGTGGAGTTTGCGCCGGGGCTTGCTGCTGTTGCGGCGCCCCTTGCGGGGCTTCTGCTGCAGGTTGCGAACCGTCGCTTTCGAACAGCGAGTTCTTCAGTCCGCTGAGGAGATTACCGAATGCCATGATGTTGTCCTTTGATTAACGGCCGAAGTCCGGCGCTGCTTGTTTCTTGGTGCGGAACGCTTCGCTCGCGCCTTCGCTCGAGATGATGACGTACTTGTTCAGGTCGATCTTCGGATAACCGGCGACACCGAGCCAGAAGCCTTGCCACGGCGAACCGAGCGCGGTCTCGTACGAACGCTTGATGTCGAGCATCTGCGTCTGCGAAACCTGGAATTCTTTCTGCGTCGATTCGACGACTTGCTGCACCTTGCGATACAGCTGCGGGTCCTGCACCGGGTTTTGCTCGGTGATCGATTGGAACACGGCCTTCGAGCCGTCGGCACCGTAGCGGCCGGTCACTGCTGCCTTGAACAGATCAATCTGATCTTGCGTGGCCATCTTGGTCACGCCGGCGACGCCTTTCAGTTGCTGATAGCCGGACGACAGGACGTTCTCGTTGTCGCTATACTTCGCCTTCAGCTGCTGCTCGGTGCGGTTACCGTACGATGCCGCGCTGAAGTAGCTTGCACCGACTCCGAGCAGTACCGCGCCGAAGACACCAGCGACGACCAGACCAGTTACCAGACCCGAACCTTGTTGACGTTTCAGTTTCATTTTGTTTGTTTCCGAAAGAGTTTTGATGTAGAGATTATACGGCGGATTCTAATTCTTGTACAGGCTTATTTTCGCTTTTGGATGAAGACGTACGTACCGACTGCGCCAACGATCAGCAGAGCAATCAGCGTTGTGACGAGCCAATCAGGCGGATCGATTTCGCCGCTCAGATACTCGAATTCTTTCATCTGACGACGAACGAAGTTCTGTTCTATCTGCGATGCGCACATGGTCACCAGCGAACGGTCGATCGTGCCTTTGTCCATCACTGCATCGCGCAGTTGTACTTTGAACGTTTCGTTCTTGGTCCAGCTCAACACACGCACGAAGTCGATCTTCGGATATTGCGTGCTGCCAACGATCAGCACGACGTCGTTCTTGTTTGCACCTTCCCATGCATCGCGCAGTGCATACTCGTAGTTCGGATCATCCGTCTTCGCCACGACGACGATCAGATTCACTTGCTTCTTCGGACCGAGGTCGCGCAGAATATTCGAGATGTCAGCATTCCATGCTGCCGTGTCTGCAATGCTCCAACCAGGCGTGAGGAAACGATCGACCTTGTACAGATCGTAAATCTTGTCCGGATATGCCGGAATCAGACCTGCGAACTTCTTCTTCAAATCAGCCGCTGCCGGTGTGAAGAGAGAATTCGGAACTGCCTGCACGTAGTTCGTATATTGATGCGTCTTCGCTGCTGGATCACCAGTTTGCACGACGGTGTATCGCGACGGGTCGGGTTCATGATAGACGCTTCGCGATGTGCGGTCGAGCTTGTCGATTTGATAGTCGCCAATAGTCGTGTTGACGTTCCACTCGACGGTGTAATGGGTTCGATAACACGTGTCGCAAACACGACTGGTGGTTTTATTCTTGCCGCTTCCACTCGACACCGTCCGGCATCTGCATTCGTACGATTCTTCGTACGTGCCGTGCTCACGATCTTTCGAAACGACTTTGCCGTTGAGCACTTCCGTGTCCCACACTTTCGAGCCGGTCGAGATGAAGAAGCACGACAACACCAGCGTAAGACCAACCGCCGCGTAGATGCCGGAGAACATCGGCGCTTCTTCTTTGTTGCGTGCAGCGATGTACAACACCAGCGCAAGCACAATCGGAATTACAAGAAGCCAGATCAGTGTTTGGTTCATGATTAGTCGTAGTAAGAGATGGTCGATGCTTTGGCGGCCTTCGGGCAGGTGAAGGAGAAATACTTCGAGTACGCCGGATCAGCATACTTGGCGAGGTTGATGCGCACGCCACCTTGTTTCCAGTGGTAGCTCGTGCCATCGTCGGCCAGCTCCCACACATCGGGGTTTGCAGCCAGCCATGCGACGAGCAGACGGCGGTCGGCCGCCGGAATGTCGCCGGTCTTGTACGAACGATTGGAGAACGGATTGCTGTCCGATTGGAAAGCGTGTTTGGTGACGTTGAAGTGCTTGGACAGCCAGCTGAACACCGAAGCAGGGTTGCTGGTTTTCGGAGTGACGGGGATGGTTGCTGCTTTCGATGCTTTGCTCATGATGCGTCCTGTTGGTCAGTTGATGTAGAGATTATACCGAATGACCAACAGGATGTAAAGTACTTTATGCGCCTTTACCTTTCGGAAGTGCGCCGATACTGAGGAAGTGGAATTGCGTGACAACACCATTAGGATCAACCATCGCTTGACCGGCAGTGCGGAAGTCGGCACCGGTCAAGTCGTATATTGACTGCAGCACTTTGCCATGCGGCAACGCCGGCAGAATCAGAATCCTCGCAATCACTTGGTCGCCGTCGATACGCATGTCCAGCACTTTATGGGAAACGTGATTCAACGGAATGAAGCCTTGATTCAGATCATCCATGAAGCAACCCAACACTGGGTATTGAACTTTAGCCAATGCGTTGACCATGACGTCAGTTGGATACGTACGTCCATTTTTGTTGGGCGTATCCAATCGCATCACGACAGCTTCAAACGAATGTGCCCGCTCACGTAGCCCGGTCAGTAGGTCAGGGCTGATTTGTGTTTCGATCATTTTCCTATTGCATCTTCGATGATGAGAGTTTCACCTGCGGGAGTATGCTTGTACTTGTTCCACCAAGCAACAGCGCAAACTCCACACAGGCAAAGCTTTATTGGACCGGCAGAAGTCAGATATTGAAAGCTGACTTCTGCGCGGTCGTCACACCCGTTCTCGCATTTCATTTTTCTTGTTCGAGGTACAGGTTGCTGATGGCCTTGAACTGGTGCGAACCGTCCATTGCTTTGAACACCAGGCCTTCACGCACGTTGTTGTTCATGCTTGGGCCAATGGCGAACTGCAGCAGTTCGTCCATGTTCTTGATGCCCAGTTCTTCGAGCGTGACGCCAAAGTGCAGGGTCGGAACATGCTCGATCACGACGTTGATGTTCTCGACGCGGGCAATGCTGTTCATCTTTGCCACCAGCGACTTGCGCTCGCGCGGAGTCATGAACTCGCCTTTGTCGATGTCGAAGATGTTGTAGACGAAGAAGCGATTGGTCTTGAAACCTTCGCGGTTGCCTTGGATACCAGGACCCATCAGCTCGCCTTGAAGTGCGATGTCTTGACCGACGCTTCGCAGCACTTGCAGAATACCGCTGTTCGCCATCTGCACGAAGGCGTTGTCGTCGTTGCCTTCCATCTTCAGATCGAGGTTACGCGAGCACACGCCTTCCAGCGGTTCGCCGCCGGCACCGTAACGATACACGGTCATCGAACTGCCGTCCATTTTCAGCGTGACTTCGTAACGAGTGTCGCGGCTTGCTTGCGGCGGACGGACGAACTGCAGTACATCGCCGGTCATGCGCATACGACCAGCAGCGATTGCGGCGTCCTTGTCTTCTTGCGACATTGCAGCGACGGCTTCTGCCGGAACCGGCGAGAAGGTTTCATCGTAGCCGAAGATTTGCGAGCCCATGTTCTGGCAACGTTCTTGGTCCGACTTGCGGAGGAACGTTGGGAAGTTACCCTTCGCCATGCCAGCCAGTTGTGCGTTGACAGGCTTGTCCCACTTCATGATGCCGAGCAGGCCAGTGAAGTTGATGTCGCGAATTTTTTCGACTTCGCTTTTCCCGATTCCCAGGCCGATCAGATGATCGATGATTTCCGGGAACGCATCGAGCGGAAGTGCGAGGCCTTGCGACAGCTGCTTGCGCAGGCGAATCGTTTTCAGTCGTGCACCTGGAATGTCGTTCCAGTTGATGGCGTTCTTTTCGAGGAACTTGAAACGTTCGTCCGACATTGGCAGGTACGAGTCGACCTCGAAGAAGACGCACAGGTCGCCAACTTTGAACTCGCCGGCTTTTACGACGACTGGCCAGCCTTCGACCATTGCTTTCTTGATCAGGTCGGCGCCAGGAATATCTTCGATCGAAGTGATTTGACGAACAGTCACCAGCTTGCGGCCGTCTGCCACAGCTTCGTCGACGAGTTGTTGGCGACGCAGCACTTCAGCTTGTTCGGCTGCAGTTGCATCAGCTTCAAGATATGCCTGCATTTCTTCTTCGTTGGTAACGACAATGCCGTCTTTCAGAGCTTCAGCTTTCCAGCCGCCTTGTGCGATTTCTTGTGTTGGTTGTCCCATGGTATTTCCTTTAAAGTGGTTCGCCAATCATTTCGAATGGCAATGCAATTCGTGCTTGTTCTTCCGGATGTCCTTCGTGCGCTTTGATTGCTTTGCGCGCAGACTTCTTTCCTTCTTCGAGTCGATGCTCGCTGATCAACTCGGGATGATCCTTTCGGAATTGCAAGTCTTCTGGCGTCAGCGTGTTGCCGCGTCCGCCGTTACAAACTTCGCATGCAGGCCGCAGATTTTCGTTAACATCAACACCGCCCAAAGATTTTGGAATGATGTGGTCACGATTCATCAGCACCAACTCGCCGTATCGCATGCCGTACAAATTGAGCACTGGATTTCCCATGTGCTTCGGCCCACGATCAGCAATCCATCGGTCGGCAGCGCATCCGCACTTCCAACACGTGATTGGTTTGCCTTTGTATGTTTGAAAAAGATTCCAGCCCGAGCATTGAGATACTTGTCGGCCGCCAACAAGACGGTCGTACTTTGTTTTCTCGAGGACTTCGAAACCTTCTTCTATCGTTAGTTCTTTATAGAAGATTAGCATGGAAAGCATTCTATCACGCGCAATGTTGCTTGCACGCCAACATTTCAGTTGATGCCGTGATTTGTCAGTTCGCGCGACAGCTTGAGGAAAAGGAGAATGTTGAAACACCTGGCGTACGCTTCACACATCATCACTGGAGTTTCGACTTTCACTCCTTTGATTTCGAAGCCGGCAACCCAGCCGAGCTTCGATGATGGTGATGTTCCAGGCGCGTTGACGACGACCGACAATCCGAGTTTGTTTTCAATTGTCGAAACGCCATTGAGGTCTGAGAGATAGTTCAGCTGTGGCATCGCCCACAATGGAACGCATGACAGAAAGTAATCGTTGAGTCGATTGTTGCGAGCGAAGCGTTCCCAGTTTTCATTGATAAGGTCAGTGCAACGTACGGCAAGAGCCTCGATGGAAGGCGGAGCTTCCCGAGGCTTCTTTGGATTGAACATGTCAATCACATTATTCACTGACTTTCTCCGGGGTTGCATGCCACATCGGTTTCACTGGCTCAACGTACTGCATGTTTTCGATCGTGATGAACTTCGGCCCGAACAGATTGAAGATGGTGCCGTACTCTTGACGATAGCCCGATGGATTGCAGACGACGCGGCAACCATGCAGAATGCGGTCGATCGTATCGTGAGTGTGGCCGTGAATCCAAACTGCTGGTGCGTGTTCACCGCCCATCAAATCATCGCTGTGCGAAGCGAAGCCACCGTTGATTGCGCCACCGAAACGTGGATGGCAAAGTTGGTACGATGGCATGTGATGGGTCGCGACAACGGTCTTGCCGTCGAACGGAGTTTCCAGCAATGCTTTGATCTTGCTCTTCTGCGAACGATACATCGTTTTCATATCGGCGACAGTGAATTTCTTGTCGCCAACACGTGCAAGACGGAAGTCGTTCAAGTAGCGGCCGATGTCTGCGTGTTCAGCAAGCGTCGATCCACCATCGCCCCACAGAGTACCGAAGATGAAGCGGACGCCTTCAAATTCCTCGACAGCAACATCGTTGCCACAGAATTTGATATTGGGTGCTTCTTTGAGTGCTTCAGTAACAGCACGTTCCCACGAAGCAAACTCGTGGCCGTAGTATTCGTGGTTGCCTGGAATGTAGATGACTCGCATGAACCGGTCTTTGAGCCAGCCCAGGAAAGGAATGAGTTGTGCGGGTTTCGAGCTGATGTCACCAGCAAGAACAAGTACGCTTTCCGAGTCGCGTGGATCGGGCGGTACAAAGCTGTTAGCTAAGAATTCCTCTCGTTGACCGAGTAGTTGTTCCAAGTGTAGGTCCGAAAGGACTCTGATATATTTTGGTTTCATTATGCTTGGTGTTCTATAACGTTCCTATGTAAAGTGAACCAATCATCGACACAATGCTTGAGTTGCTTTATGGAACCGGGTTCTTCAATATGGTCCATCACCTCCACAACGCGTGCGGCAGCAGCTTTCTCTTTTCGCATCGCGTCTCGCCTGGCGGCGTAAACGGAGAAGTCATACAGTTTCACGGTCCCCTCCTTGTTGGTTGACAAGGATATTTATGGTGCCGGATCGTCAGTCTCAGGATTTTCTGGAGGTGTTGGTTCTGGTTCAACGAACTCGCGGATGAGGTGATCGCCTTCAATGACTTCACCACTGCCGGCTCGCATCAGCTGAACGCGTTGCATGATGATCTGTTCAGCTTGTTGGCGGATATGCTCTGGTTCGTTATTGAAGACCGCCATCGCTCGCATAATCTGGTATGCTGCTTTCTGCGTCATTTCGTTGTACTGCTTTGCGGTTTTCATGTTGTTTCTGCTCTTTGTGTTGACGTTTCAATGCAGCACGTTGCTGCCTCTTCAACTTCTTTGCTTTCTTGGCTTTTGCTAGAACGTAGGCGTTGAATCCGCGGCGAACCAGGTAGCTGCGGATAATGTGGAGGATCAGCAGTACTGACGAGAAGAAAATGTTCTGTGAGAACTGCTGGTCAGGGAAGATGAACAGTTGTGCCGCGACGGTGAGAAAGAAGCCGATCACATTACTTACGAGGGATTCTACTAGAGACGCGATTCTTGTTTGGCTGTGGTGTTTCATCTGGCTTCTCGTAAAATATGTCCATCTTGTAGATTGTAGTGCCGTATGAATATTTACCGTAGAAGCGTTTATCCGCTGTAGCCCACACCTTGTATTGGTCATCAACCTCGGACAACTCAAATGAGTATCCAGCATCACGGTGTTTCTTCTGGTTCATCTTTTTGATGATGGCCAACGCATGCGGCAAGCTGATGAGCCAAGACAGGTGTGGCTTCTTCATTTAGATTTCCACCAGCTTGTCGTCGCGGATACGTTCGAACGTGCAGAAGCGCAGCGATGCGACGGCCTTGCTCTTCGAGCGCGTGACGTCTTGATACTTGATGACGACAGTTGCCTTCAGCCATTTTTCCGGATTGGCTTTCATGTCGGCACGATCGTCGTCGCTGAAGCCGGAACCGACGTTGAACTCGACGCGTTCGCCGGATTCGAGGAATGCCACGCAGTTGACACCGCCGACGGTATCGGCCAGACGGGTCTTCGGACGACCAGCGTAGAAGCCTACGATGCGGGCGTCGACGTCGTAGAAGCGTTTCACTTTGCACCATGCAAACGAACGGTCCCAGGTGTAGACGGCCTGCAGTTCTTTCAGGATCAGACCTTCTTGCTTCAGGTCATCGATGACGTGATTGCAGCGAGCGGTCATCTCGGCGTAGTTGTTGACGATCGCGCTGTCGGTCAGAATGACTTTCGGTTCGACTTGAACAGCTTCGCCCAGTGCGTCTTGATCGAGGTTCAGCTTGGCGCGGACTTGCGGCAGCAGTTCTTCGAGTGCCAGACGATTGGCTTCCATCGTGATGTCGGTCTTCTGCGCGATCCAGTGCGTCAGTGGCATCATGAAGAAGCAGTGCAGCTTCAGGTTGGCTTTCGCTTTGTCGTTGCCGGTCTTCTTGGCGTTGATGGTTTCGGTGAAGTCCGATGCGAACGATTCGCCGTCCATCACGAAGTCGTAGCCTACGATGTTGCGGATCAGCAGCAGTTCAGCGTCGAACAGGCCGGCAAGGTGATCCATCTCTTTGCCGGAGCGTGCACGATATTCGACCGGACGGCCGAGGCGGACGAGCGCGATGGTACGTTGGCCGTCGTACTTGACGTCGGCGAGACACGGGAACGTGACGTTCTTTTCGAAGTCGTCAGTGTCTTCGCACTTGTCGGCGAGCATGACTTCGAACGTTGGGATGGTCTCGTCGTCTTTCCATACCTTGTTGAAGGTATCGGCAGAGAAGCCGGCGCGCGGGTCTTTGTCGATCACGCGTTCGATGTATGCTGCGGTTTCTTCGGTGAAGTTCGACAGTGCTTGGGAAACTGCACCACGTGCTGCGTCGCCAGTCAGATTGCGGTCGGCCAGGTCGTCGAGCAATTGGAACAGCGGGGAAATATCGGCGGGGTCTTGCTGCGCGTAGCTTGCAGGACGATCGAACTTCTTGACGCCGAAGACTTTATACGGGTCCATGGCATAGCGCATCAGCGCGCGGCCTGTCGGATCGAGTTTCGCCAGCGCAGCTTGGATTGCTTTCTTGGTGCCAGCACCATTCGCGGCTTCGGCTTCTTTGAGGACTTCTACAAAATTCATGGGTTCTCCGGTTTGGTTAGGGGTCTATTGTATCACGAATCATCTTGAGCCGAATAAACACTGAACTAAAAGATTCGATGTTGGGTATCTTTTCAGATGCTCGCATGAACGGTTGTGCGTGCGTATGGGTGTTGATGCAATGATTACAATCAGTATCAAAACAACGAGTGCGGCGATCCATCTCATGGCAATTCCTTATTTGTCAGCTAATGCCTATATTTCTGCTTCGTGTTGAAGATGACGCCTTGATCGACGTAAATATCCCAGCAGTCTACCACAAAAGGAAACGCAATGAAAAAGAAAATTACAGTCGGAGAACGTCTTGAGTAAAAAGAAAATTCCCACACTGGTTGTCGAGTATGCATGCGACTCAGGCAACTTTTGCTACTTGTCGGTTTTGGAGTATAGGAAAGAGAACTATCTCGTGATCGTGGATAACATCACGGAAGATTCGGTCGGCGCGTATGTGCTTGACTTTGCGCAACAGGAAGGGATTGACTTACAGCAATTGATTACTGTTGTTACAGCTTGGTTCTATCGTGGATCGTACACGTATCCGCTGTCGTTCGAATTCTCGCGACTCGGTATGGCAATGCACACGAACCGCATCTACAAAAACTTCGAACTGGCTCACGTGACAAGGCTAATCGGAAATGACTTTAAGTACAACCTTGCAGCTGCACCTAAAGTCAAACGTCGTCGCGTCAGCATGATTCCGGCGGGTGTGGAGGTTACGCTCCGTCGAAAGCCCGCCGTCACTTTATCTGAATGATCGCCCGCGTGATCGCTTGATGGGCTCGGCCGATTGCGCGATCCGTTGCAGACGTCCACTTCGTGGAGTTGTGATCGATCGCAGCATTCAGCTCTCGCTCAGCAACCTGCAGCTCGCAGATCGCGTTTTGTGATCCGTTGCTGACCGGCAACTTTTTTGCCATTGCCAAGGCCAGCCGGGCTTTTTCGTTACCCTCTTCAGCAAGCTGCTCGAGGGTAACGCGGTAGATGTCTTCGACACTCGTCATCTGGTTTTCCGATTAGGCCGCAGCGACTTCTTCAGTTGCGGCCGGTGCGACTTCAGCCGGGGTTTCGACGACCGGTTCAGCAGCCGGGGTTTCGGTCGGTGCTTCAGCCGGAACAGCCGGGGTCGGAGGAGTCGGTTCGCCAGCAGCAGCTTGCTTAGCGCGCGGGCGCTTCGGCAGGACGGTGCCAGCTTCGCGCATGCGGACAGCGTACCAGCGCAGGCAGCCGACGGTGGTCTTGGCAGCCGGGAACTGTTCCTTGACCGTAGCCACGATTTCTTCGTAGCTCAGACCTTCGCCGTTTTCGGCGACCTTGACCAGCAGGGCTTCAGCGACCGAGCGGATCGAGATTTTCGGTTCCTTCGGAGCTTTCGGCTCTTTCGGGGTCTTGGCTTTCTTCGGAGCTTTTTCAGCGGCCGGTGCTTCGACGACCGGAGCGACGCGCTTGGTGCCGTCGGCTTCGAAGAAGCTGTTCAGGTCGACCTTCTGGGCATCGGCCAGCTTGGTGATGCGCTCGACGGCTTTCGAACGCTGCGAGAAGGTCTTCAGCGTAGCGCTGCCGCCGAGTTCGTTCACCATCGAGACGAGCACGTTCAGTTTCAGGGTGTTCAGGTTCAGGGCGTTGGTTGCGTTGGTCATTTCGTTTCTCCTTTAGTTTAGCGGCGTTTGCCGGTCAGTGAAATCATTATACCCCTAACCACTAAACCTGTACACTGCTAATGGAACTTTTTTCGAATTATTTTACTTCGATGTTGTACAGCTCAAACAGCACGTCTTGCAGCCATGCTTCGGCTTCTGCTTGAAGTTCCGGCGTCTTCTTGCGCATCGTCGATGACTTGATCTTGTCTTGCACTTCGTCGTCGAGTGCCATCAGCAAACGTTTCACTTGCTCGAGGTCTTCTTTACCTTGCTTGACGCGCAGCAAGAATTCCGCGTTCGGACGTGGGAACGTGATGCGGCCGGTGTCGAGCAGTTCGATTGCTTGCTGATACACGCGCACAGCATGCGACAGCGACTTGAAGTCGACGTCAGTTTCAGCAGCGGCATTCGTACGATCGCCGAACTTGTCGATCACCTTCACGACCTGGTTACGCAGATGCTCGAGCGTCGTCGATGCCAGGTAATTGCGGCCGTTCAGCTTGAGGCTGTCTTGCGGCGTCTTGCCATTGGTCATCACTTCCGTTTCGAGATTCGCATTGCGAGCGATCCAGTCCAGAACGGTTTCAGCCGCGTTCAGCTGATCGGACAGACGCGACTCGGCGCCGACGATGCCGATTGCTTTGTCGACGGTTTCCAGGACGTAACGTGCCGAGTTCAGACGTTCACCACGACGAACGTAGTCGAACGTTTGCTTCATCGCGAAGCCAACCATCGAATAGACTTCGGCGTTTGCGAACTTCTCGATCATGTCGCGAACCATCTCTCGCGAATAGTTCAGCGGACCGCTCGTCTGGTCGGCGAAAGCGAAAGCCATCTCGAGTGCGTACGTCTGGCCGTTGACGAAGTCGCGAACGAACGTCTGCAGCGGGAAGTACTCGGTCTCGACACCGTTGTCCGGCATCGTGAAGCCATCGCCGATGCGATTGCCTTCCGCGTCGAAACGCTCTTTGAAGATCGTCAGCTTCTTGCCGAGCAGCATGTCGGAAAGCGACGGAAGGTAAACAACCTTTTCGTCGGTGTCGGATGTGGGTGTATTCGTGCCGTACAGCTTCGAGCCGTACGTCACCATGAACATATCTTTTTTCATTGGTTCTCTCTTTTGTGTTCTTCCAGCCATTCGTCGAAGTTCATTGGCTCACCTTCTCCGCCGGCTTCGAGATAGCACATGTACAGATGGTCCAGATAATCTGGGTCCATCAGATCGTCTTCTTCGGTCATAACTGCAGCCACGGATTATCCGGATCGCTGTTACCGCCTTTGCCGGAACAGCTGCTGTAGCTCGCGCTGTCGCCGAGCAAATACAGTCCGAAGAAAAGTGTCAGCAGGGCCATGAAGGCCCCGATGATCCAAAGCAGTGTTTCTGCTTCAGCGTCGCTCATGCCAGTTCCACCTCTTCAACTTCGTAGTCATAATCGGTTTGGCTCAGATAACGGCCAATGCATTCAACAGTATCCGCTTCTTCTTGCGTCAAGCCAGCTTTCACCAGCATCTGACGTGTCACGGCAACAGCGCGCTGTTCCCACTCGTTGTACACAACAGAAAATTCTTCTGCGTGTTGACGTGCTATTGCACGCACGCGTTCTTCTTCAGCTTGGAACGTTGCGAGAATTTCTGGATCGGCATTCTTTTTGCTGCCCCACTTCGGTTTCCATTTTGGGAGACTTACACCCAGCACTGGTGCTTGCGGGCTTGGATTCTCTTTTTCCCACGCAATGTATTCAGCACGAACTTTGTGCTGCACTTCGTTCTTGCGTTCTTGCGTCGTCTGCAGATTGAACCGCAGAGTTTCTGCGTCGATGTAATTCGTGAACGCTTTGACATTGCGAACGTGCGCGCTGTCGTAGTCGATTTCTGATTCCACTACAAGAAAGATTACCGCCATGATTATTCCTCTCCGTCTTCGTCGTTCTGCATCAGGCGAGCGAAGTTACGTTCCATCTGATCCAGCGGTGCGTTAATAAGATTTCCAAAACCGTCGTCGATGAAAACGATGTTCGGCATATGCAGGTGATCGGTAATCATTTTGTTCTCCGTAAGTCGATGAGAAGATTATATCCCAGCGATTTACGAATGCACACAACTTTATAAACGACAGACATATTGTACCATTGCTAATATTTTGTAACAGTAAATAAACAAGTTGAACGGACTGGACTTATGAAGAAATATCACATACTATACAAGACGACATGCTTAACAACCGGCAAGTTCTATTATGGTCGACATTCAACCAACAATAAGAATGACAAGTATTTGGGAAGCGGTAAGATTATTTTGTTGTCCATAAAGAAATATGGTTCAAGCAATCATGCACGAGAAATACTGGAAGAATGTGAAAGCCTCGAAGAGTTGGTCAAACGCGAAGAAGAATTCATCACGCCAGAAATGTTAGCTGATCCAAACTGTATGAACTTGAAACCAGGTGGTGAAGGCGGAAAAGGTTTAGTATGGACTGAAGAGGCAAAGACTAAACTTTCTAATACAGTCACTGGCAGAAAGAAAACACCAGAGCACGCCGAGAAACTTCGACAATCGAATATAGGTAAAAATCTTGGAAAGAAACCAAGCGCTGAAACATTGGCATTATATTCATCTCAGCGCAAAGGTGTTCCGAAATCTGCCGAGCATAATCGTAAAAACTCTGAAGCGTTGAAAGCTGCTTGGGTACGCCGTAAGGCTAAAGCCGCCCTTGCTCAATCAGATGAAGCTGAAGAAGAACAACATACGAATACGCCAGTGCGTGTGATTTCTTGAACGCATAGCCAGTCTCGTCTTTTGCGAACAGAATTTTGCGGGCGGACTCTCGGTCCTTCTTGTAAAGCGGAATGAACATTCGCTTTGCTGGGCGGATCAATGCCATGACATCGGCAAGTTCCATAATCGACTTCGGCTTCAGTGCACTGAGCAGATCGCCATGCTTGCCGAGCTGAAAGATTTTCTCTTGAGCGGACGGCACTTGGAGCAACGACCAATCAGGTTCTTTCTTCAGCAGCTCTTCAATCTCAGCACGCGAGTTGAAGTGTTTGTAAACAGACAGATTCAGGAAGTCGACTTTCAAGTATCCGAAATCCTCGGCTTGATCGTACGGAATCGCCGCCAACCCAGTGACCGGATCAGTTGCGATCTTTTGCGGATAGACACCGCACGGGTGTGGCGACAGCTTGCCGTCTTTCAGAATCATGGCACGTGGCCAGGTCGGAAATACTTTTGCTGGGTCAAACCTCGTTTTGTCCGTGTCGATGTCGACGTCCATTACTTATCTTCGTCCTTCTTCTTTTTCTTTGCCTGCTCGACCTTGACCAACATGACAATCTGCGGAACAGCTTCTTGCCATCGCGCTGTCAAGGTCGGGTCATCACTTTCGCAAAAGCGAACATCGAACCAACCACGCTTCACGGCGTAGTCGTTCAGAATAACAGTGTTGAAAACCTTGGAATAGAATCGCTTGGCATCATCGCCCATCGACTCAAATAGTTTGCGGCCAGTCATAGGTCGAGTTCCTTGCATGCCTTCGAGAACTCTGTGAACAACGCAATGTTCTCTGGGCTCTGCTGAATGCGCATAATCATTGCGCCAACCTGCACGCCACCTTCCAATCGGTTTGCTTCCATTTCTTCCCGGCTCTTCATGTACGTACGGAACGCAGTAGAAGAAACCAGAAACCACGGAGACAGTTTTCGTTTTTGCACTAGATCAAGAATCTTCGTAACACCGATCTGCTCGAAGACTTGATTTGGCTCGCACTCGTATTCCTTCGCATACTCCATTACAAGATCGAGCGAATTGACGAACTGCGTGGTAGGGCTTACGATCTTATCATAACCCTGGAGGTACATTGCATAAACATTATCACGGCACCACAGCACTGGTTGAACGTTGCCGTTCTCAACCATGGCTTTGACGAAGCCATCTGGGTTAGGCATGTTGACGCGCTTCACGTGGTTTGCAAACTTGATGAAGGCGTTGTAAAGGATTGATGATGCGAACGTTTCCATTGGCGGAACAGACCGCTTGTTCAGACGCATCCACGCACTGTAGTATGCGTACGCTGCTTGACCTACTGGGCCACGCAGCTCGTCGATGCGTTCACGTTCACGGCAACGATGCTTCATGAACGTGCGTTCGCTTGCGAAATCGTGAGAACAAAACTCACAAGTCCACTTCACCTTTCGTAATGGTGTTTCTTCTTGGACAGCGTTATTTCTTCTTGACGCTGCTTGGTTTCTTAGGGCTTCCCGATCCATCGCCGACCTCTTTTTTTAGCTTAGCTAGCTCTTCTTTATCCCACCCACATTCCTCTGCCATGGCGAGAATATCTTCTGCATCGATAGCGTCAGCATAACCAACTGCTTCGCGTGTCGAGATGTCGTAGTATTGTTTGATCGCTTCCAGCCGTAACTTCGTCACAGCCTTCATACCCGGCGCTTTGATCCACGAGTAACGTTTGGACTTGCCAGTCGCTGCCGCAGCCAAAAGCGAGAACAACAGACCTTTCTCCGAACCCAGCGAGAAGAGGTATGGGTTGACGAAGGTATTTATCCGGATGAGCTGTGCTTGGTCATTTGTGCCAGTCATCCACCGTGCGATGACGAATGGTGCAGCAGCTTTCTTGTCTTCGTCAGACAGGTTCGCGTACCATTGCAGGTCACGTTTCGACAGGTCAGACAAACCCTGGAACAAATCAAAACTCATACGATACGAACCTTGTAGGTGGTAGGTGTTACTTCGAATTTAGATATTTTAACCTTGTATCCGGAGAACATCAGGTAATTTCCGTAAACGGGACCGGCCGCTTCGTCGACGACCCCTTCGGCATCTACGAACTGCATGAGCGCGTCATACACTTTTGTTGGGAGTCTGATGGCATGAATTGTTCCATCAGGAAATGATGCTGTGTACATAGTTTCTCTCTTCAATTTTTTGGCAGTGTGGACAATGGCGTCTTGTCACCAGCGGCGAGTTGAACCGTTTGCTGAAGGGTGCGCACCAAGGTGTCCACTCGTGGAAACCGAGACGGCACCGCCAGTTCATACCAACGCGGCTATCTCGATGAAGAGCGCTGCGACTTGCAGTTCCGGGTCAGCGACGAATCCATGCTGGTATTGATATTGCGCGATGAGCACAACAGCTTCGTCTTGACGCTTCAGCTTCTTCATGCGGTGGAGGTTGTCGTACAAGAACCGGTACACGTCGACGAGTTCTTCGCGAGTGGCCGATGCGCAGACGACGTCGCGTGCTGCTTTGATTTCACCAGCTTCGATCAGCGGCAACAGTTCGAGCTTCCAGTCTTTCGCGGAGTCAGCACCTTTGATGACGAGCTTACCGGTCTTGCTGGACTGTTCCATCAGCTGGATGACTTTGCGGAAGTCGGGATAACCAGCTGCAACAACTTTCTCGAGGTCATCGAGAGTGAATGCGATGTTCTCGGCTTCCAGAATCTCGGCAGCCTTGATGAGGACTTCGTCTTTCGATGGAGCTTTGAATTCAAACTCCTGGAATCGCGAGCGCAGCGGAGTCATGATGGTGTTGACGTAGTTGCATGTCGCAATGAAGCGGCACGAACTCGACGAGACTTCCATCAGGTCACGCAACAGCTTCTGCGCATCATGTCCGACACCGTCCAACTCTTCGAGACGAACAATCTTGAACTTGCCGACCGGCATCGTCATGGCGAAGGCTTTCACCTTGTCACGCATGGCTTCGATCTTCTCGTCCGAACAGTTGATCTTCAGAATGTCACTGCGATCGACGTTCAGGTCTTTGACCAGTGCGAGCGACAGTGAAGACTTGCCGGTACCAGGTCCACCGTAAAGCAGCAGGTTCGGAATCTCGCCTTCGGTCACATACTGCTGGAAGGTCTTGTAGTCGTGTTCATCAGTCGCGATGACCTGTGACACGGATTGCGGACGGTATTTCTCAACCCAAACTTTTTTCAACATTAGTCGTTCTCTTCGTTAAGCCATTTACGTTGTTGGATTCTACGCGCAAGCACTTCTTCGCGTTCTCGTTGTTCCGCGGTCTTTCGTTTCGGCGGAACGCCTTGGTAATAGTCTTTCATTACGCGTGCGGCTTGTTCGACTTCTCGATCACCACAGCGCGATGCAGCGTCCAACCAATCAAATAACATACTCATACTTTTCTCCGGTTGCAACAGTGCAAAGACATAACATGCCATAATACACTGTTTTCATAGACGGTTTTACTTTCTTGCTGAAGGACGGAAACCTGGATTGCGATGTGCGTCGACGATCGTTGCTGGATCAGGTTGTACAATGCCCAATGTTGAGCGTGTAATCTCTTCGCGGTGGATTGGTACTTGCGCGACTTTCATCGGGATGAACTGCGAGCGATCGGGTTCAACAACGATTTCAGGAAGTTCCACGTTGACCGGTTTCAAGATGCCAGTCTGCTCGTAGGTTTCTTTCGGCTCTTCGTACTTCTCGTACTTGGTCTCTGGAATCGGGTCGCCAACATAACCTTCTTCACGAGCCTGCTCGGCTTTCTCCAACCAGACTTTGTCTTCTGCTTCGCTCGTTGCAGCGAGGGTGTTTGCACCTTCCCATGCGAAGCCGTTGAAGATGTACATCTGATGATGTTCCGGATGGAAGAACACGTCGTTCTTCTTCGGATTTGCTGGGAACTCTGAACCGACTTTATCGGCTTCTTCGTCGATCAGATGTTCGCTGTGAGTTCCCTTCATTGGCTTGAACTCTTGAAAACCTTCAGGTTGCGGTTCATCAAACACCTCGACCTTTGCCGGCTCTTGTTCGACAACTGGCACTTGCTTCTCTGCCAACTTCTCTTCTTTGCGACGAGCCCACAGATAGTTGCCAGCGATGATGAGGAAGATGGCGAGCGGGTCAAACACGAAGATAATCATCGCGATGACGTACGACACTGCCTTTTCCATTGGAACATCGAGACCTTTCGAGATAGCAACGATCGGACCCGCTTTCGCTTCCGTGCCGATCTGTTTGATCTGCGCTTCTGGCAATTGCTTGTCGATGTCTGCGATCTTCTTGTCCAGCGCTTTCTGTTCTGCCTGGAAACTGCGGATCAGTCGAAGTCGTTGATTGACCGTCGTCTTTGTTGGGAGCGCGGCAATCTGATCGTCGATCTGTTTCTTGCGAAGTTCATATTTCGCTTGCTGTTCTTTCATGACGGCAACTTTCACGTCGCCTTCCTTCGCGCCCATAATGGACTTCTGGAATTCACCCGTCAAATACCCTGCGGCACCTGACGAGGTGATAATCATGGTGACTATTGCCGCAGCGAAAGCGTACGGCTTCATCAGTCTCGGTAAAGTTTTCCAGTGCGTGTACAGAAGCGAAACCGTTACAATCTTACCAACGTCAAGAGCTATTGCAAGGGCGATTATGATTGGGTTTGCTCCGAACAGCGCAGAAATACCGATGACGGAAACAAGAGAACCAAGGCCCTCGATGAAAAGTGCCGCTGCGAAAGTAAGGATTATAAAGAACATTTTATTGGGCGCTTATAGCGAAACGGAAAGTTGCGTAGGAGTGTTTTGAAAAATCTTCTTTGGTCAGGGTATACGGTGAAGTGTACCAGACTGCGTCGTGCAGGTTGACGACGTCACCAGGCTTCTTGGCTTTCAGCCATTCAGCATGTGGTACGTCCAACGCGATCGGATGCAGGTATCCGGTCAGTCCCTTGAATGCGTCGAAGCAATGCGGGTCTTCGAAGTAAATCTTCACCAACTTCGATTTGTCGAGTACGGCGCTTGGACGTTCAACATGTGGCACAGTGTAGTCCAGCTTGACAATCGGATCGTTGTCCAGATATTCTGGAACGATCTTACCTTCCCAGACTTTGACTCCGCTGTGTGGTAATGCTTCGCCGAGTTTCAGACTTGGATTGACTTCGAGAATTTTGCTGAGAATGCCGGCGAGCAATTCTTCTTTCGGCATGTCCAGCAGCGGGTGTGGATAGTATTCGGTCATTTGATGAACTCCGTACCTTCGGTGAGTTTGATGTCGTCAGTGACGAAGATGATTTTGTCCTCGTCAGTTTTCCACATCTTTTGACCGTCGACTTCAGTTCCGTACGTCCACATCAGGCCCTCGATGAGAATGTATTCGCCGACCTTGATAGATGCTTCAGGGCCTACAGCAAGCACCTCGCCCCAACGAGGTTGCTTTTGCTGCATATCGGTTTGCGCAATGATAATGCCACTGCCGAGGATTCGGTCAGTGAATTTACCTTTGCCGCCTCCGGTTTCGTCGAGAAACCGGAACATGATGTTACCATTGAGGGGATGTACGATTGTTGGCATGCTATGTCCTATGAGTATTTCCTGCTGGATGGTGTTACTTGCGCTGCTTTGCTTTGCCCGATTGTTCTGCAGCCTCGGCGGAAACTGCCAGGAAATCGATGTCAGGTGCGACGGAAGACTTCACTCCGTCCTTTGCATCGATGGCCTGTTTCCGTTGCTCAACTGCTTTTGGCACTGGTGCCGAAGCGAGTTGTTGTTTGATGGCGAGCATTTCGAAGTCGATAAGTTCGCCGCGGGCGCTTCTGATGAGTTGTCCCATTGTATGTAGTCTCCGGATAATGGCGCTTGGTTGCGCACACTATATTTATAGTTCTTTTTCTATAGACCGGATTATGGGATGAGTTGTCGCTTCTTCGCCAGCAAAGCAGCCTTTGCGGCTTCTCGTTCTGGGCAAGTCGCCCGATGATAGTTGTCGTAGCGGCGAAGCAGGTCGAGCTGATTCTCGATCAACACCAACGTTTCATGTCTGTGTCTACGATCGTTCAACCAGCTCACATCAAGCGCATCTTGGCGTGCATCGGAGATTGTGAAATAATTCGGTGGAAGTTGTGGAATCATAATCAGTCGTGGAAGAATTCATCGGCCGGCACGTCCAAGACAACACAATCGACAACGTGCAAACCAATGAGATAGAGAAGATACGAAGCGCAAGACGAACCACGCCCGACTCCCCACAGAACATTGTTCTCACGCAACTGGTCAATGATGTAGATGACGGTCTGCATAAATTGTACCATGCCACGAGCTTCAACTTCTTGAAGTTCGTCAACGATACGATCCAGGGCTTTCTCAACCATCTCTGGTGTATACGATGCCGGGCAGTTCTTCTCGAACTGTTTGGCCATGTACTCTTGCAGATCGAGATTCTGATACTCTTCAGGTAGCTGCCAACCCATGTCGAGGTTGATCGGCTCTTGTTGAACAGGCAACAGCTGTTCGCGTTCAGACACTTGCGTGTTGAACTCGGCGATGTCTGGTGTTTCAGAGGTGACGCGCAACTTGTTGGGTGGAATTCCCAAAAGCAAAAACCGGGCCAACTGGTCCGGTTCTATCTCAGACACTCCGTCGAAACGGAGGTTGCGGTCGCTCAGCTCAGACTTGAGGGACTTCAATGAGTTCATCGGCGAGGTCCACTGGTTGGACGGGTTGTGTTACTTGACGACGCGCGTTTTCCAGCTGCGTCTCGGCGCTGGTCTTGCGCTTGACCTTCAGTGCGTGGCACGCGAACTTGGCAAGCACGTAGGTCGGCACGTCGGTGTACGGATATTCCGGATAGAACATCACGTTGCCCCAGCGTCCCGTTTCGAGGAACGACTTGAGGGATTCGCAGTGCGCTTTCTTCGACGGATCGAACGACACGCGGTGGTTCGAAACTTGGCGCAGGATCGAGGACCGGGCCAAGTGGTCATTGGGTTCGACGAAATCAGGCATGATGTTTCCTTGTGTGGTTGAGTTCAGCCATTATACAATGGTCATTTCGAAATGCACATCAGCTTTCGTCATTTGGTGGTTCCTCATTCTGCCACTTTGGGCAGTCGTTAAGTTCGTGCTTATCGCTGCCGCACATCGGGCATTTCTTTATTGGTCTACTGCGTAGCACAGTGGATTGCGGCACGCGGTCGACTTTGGATCGCACATGCAAGCATTCTTCACTGGTGGTTTCACGAGCTGATGACATGGTACACCACGCTTCTCCAAACGTTCAACGCCTTCAGGCAGGCGATAGTGATTGCGGTAAACAACGCGGGCAATCTTCGCTTGGACGATCAGCTTCGCGCATTCAGGGCAGGGTGAGTAAGTGGTGTACAGAGTTGCGCCTTCGGAACCGCCACCAGCTGCTGCGAGTTTCAGAATCGCATTGGCTTCAGCGTGAAGGACTTCTTGCTTAGTGACAACATTGCCTGCGTCATCGTAGATTTCGCATACGTCATCATCACCAGTTGCACCGGCAGGCATGCCGTTATAACCGTCCGAGATGATGCGCCCGTTCTTGACGATGAGCGCACCAACTTGAAGGCGATTGGCTTTGGAACGTTTCGACCAGACTTCCGCCATCTGCATGTAGGCTTCGTCTATCTCGATACGGTTTTGGTTTATGGTCAGTTTTTTCATACGTCTATTCTACCTTGACGTATGATGCACGACAGAAATATTTCTTAATCATACATGCGGACGTTGTTGGCGCGCCAGAATTCACGGCTGCCGCTCAGCAAACCAGTGCCGGCGTCCATGCGCTTGACGTATGATTCGTCCGCATTTTTGCGGGCGTAGTCGATCAGCGCGCTGCCGATGCCTTTGCGACGCAGTGACTTGCGAACGAAAACCTGGATGTCGCCGTATCGTGTGATTACGGTGACGCCGACGGGAACACCGTCAAGTTCATAGACCGCGGCGAACTTGACGCCATCTTCGTGGTCAGCTCCCCTGTGTAGCTGTTCGTTCAGCATCCACCCCGACACAAACAGACGGTGCCGGATCGCCAACTTGCACGCTTGCTGGTTCGTCATTTTCCGGATCATCGCTTGCAGCCTCCGCCGTTGCAATCGCAAGGACGGCGTCCTTGATTACAATTTCCTCCGCAGCTGGGGAGGCTGTTGAGGAATTCTCGGATTCGGGCAAGGAGGGTTCGCATGGTGTCGGTTCCAGTGGCCAGGTTTTGTGAACGTCTTCAAAAAGTTTGTCGATGGTTTTGACGCATGGATGGTCGCCATAATCCGGCCACGCATACTTTGCGTCGAAGATTTTTGCTTCGCCGTAAGCGAGTTCAATCTCGCCACGGCCAGGCAGCATTATATTGTAACCTGAGATGCTGCAGTTTGTATACCCCTCTGCAGTCAACCGGTCAACGATGTCTTGGAGTGTCACTTGATTCTCCACATCTTCGGCACGTAGTACACGTACATCGACAGGTCTTCGATGAAGAAGAGATTGCCAATACGGACCAGCGTGCCGACATCGCCTTGCGAGTTGGTGGTTTCCAGCACGACGCGTTCAGGCGGAAGTTCGTGTGCGGTGTATTTCCAGTCGGATGCCATGATTCTATCCTTGATTTGATAAACCATTATACACACATTTGTGCAGTGTGCAAAGTATTTAGAACGAGTAATTCGCGTGAGGGATGCGGCACTTGACTTGCCACGATTTGTTGGAGTCAGCTTTGTGGCACGGCAGCAAGATTGCTTTCGGGTCTTTCAGCACAAGGCCTTCGTCTTCTTTGCCGAGCTTGTCGAACAGAGCCGTGAAGCCAGCACCAAAACATTTCGCCAGCGTGATGCGGTCGTCGATGCGATACTGGTCGGATTCGGAAACACCGCCGAACTTTTTCATCATCGCTATCATACGCGAACCGAACGTGGTGCCGGCAAGCGACACGCCATTCGAGACGAGTTGATCGAAGATGAACAGTTCGTGTTTCGGGCCGCCAGTAACTTTGCTGTGCAGCAGTTCGGCGACGAAGACATTCCAGCCTTCAGAGCCGGAGAAGAATTTGATGTGGTCTTCCTGCGGCGTCCACATGCGATGGTCGCCGTTGTCGATTTCAGGATGACGGGTCTTGAAGATGACTTGATCGCCTTTTGCGAAGATCACGGTGCACGTACCGTTCTTTTTCTTCTGTGCGACGTAACCGCGCTTCTGATAGAAGCCAAGGTTTTCCTTGGCAATCTTCAGTTCGGGCCGAGGTGGAAACAGATATTGAAAGTTGACGTAGTCCATGTTCGTTCCGCAGTAGGTCAGTGAAGCCATTATACCCAATGACTCCACTGTTGCACACTACTTTAGCAGTTCAACGAACCATCACGCGGCTTTTCGCACGTGACGTAAATCACCGGCGGGCTTTGCTCTTGATACGACTTTTTGACTTCGATCACTTTGTGGTACTCGAAGTCAAGGCCCTGCACGTGTTCACCGAGTGCAGGTGGATGATCGGTCTGCAGATGCAGCGTGTCTTCAACCAAACCCGACGGGGTTCTGCGATACGTGCGTATGATTACCGTCGGCCACCCATTTACCGGTTCGTGGCTTCGAAATTTTCCCGGACTTGGTGTCTCCGCTTTGTATCCCATCTGCTGTTTCCTTTATGTGATGCATGTAGGTAACGCCGACGATGAACTCGTGATCGAGCACGTACAACGGCATTGGTGTGTTGTTCGGACGCTGGAACTCGTGGGCGCCGACATGCGTGATTCGATACGCTTTGCCAACAACCGGCAATCCGCCGTACGTGAAAAGCGGCACGTGCGCTGCGCGGTCTGCCCATGCATGGTACGTGTCGAATGTGTTGCCGTCGCTGCTGAGCATGACGGCATCGCCAACTTTGAATGTCATATCAGTGAAGTGTTTGCATTTGTTGCAGCACAGCATCAGTTGCCGCCCATCCGTATTGGCGGTTGTTCTTCTGCCACTGGCTGTTGTGGATTTGTTCGAGCAGCGCTGTACGGCATCGTTCAGCCGACGCCAGAGTTTGGAAAGCACTGGCGCCCAGGAGAAAACGACGACCGGTCTTGGCAATAGCCCACACGGACTTCTTGCAGACCTTGATTTCGTAATCGCGGACGGCCACCGGATTCCACGGCCGTTTGATGTTGACGATGTAGAGCTTCATCAGTCTTTCCGGTTCTGCATCATGATGACCATCTGCTTGACCATCTCGTCGTCGATGTAAACTTCCTTGCCGTTCCAGGCTTTCGCCAGGAAACCGACGCCGACGTCCGTGACGGTGATGCCACCATCTTGCAGCGTTTTGTCGTCGAGCTTGACGATGCTCAGTTCGGGATTGTTCTTGTTTTCGTACACAGTGGTCATTTGAATCTCCGTAGTCGATGGAAAGATTATACCCACCTTCTACGGAAATGTACATCACTTGTACTCGTCTAGTGCAGCTTTTGCGCATGCTTCGCCGTAGGCGCGCATTTGCTCTGCTGTGTAATTACCATCGACTTCTGGTTCCGGCAATGATGGCAGGAACTTGTTCGATGGTGTTGGCAAGAACCGCGTGTAGTCGAGACCGTGATAACGGAAATGTTCTGCCGTCATCAGCTTGTAAGCCGTCTCTGCAAACTCTTGCGAATCTGCGCCAACGTCAAACGGCACTTCCCATTTCGCTGCCAGGTCTTCCAGGTCGGCGAACGTAATGGTGTGCGTGCGACCCCAGCCACTGCGTTCGTCTTTGTAGACTTTGCCGTCTTCGTAGCTGACGCGAATGATTGGGTCGAAGTCTTCGTTGACGATGTAGTAATACTCGCCAGTGAGCTTCGTCATGATTTTAGCTGTCGCCCAGAACGTGCCTTGTTCGTCGATGACGCAGGGCACGTCATCTTCTGGCTTCGCGAGAATCATCATTGTGCGAAGCTGGTTATGGTAGTGGTCAAAGACCGGCACCATAAACTCGCCGGTTGTCGGATGCTTCATTTGTATTCCACGCCGAAGTCGAGGAACTTGCCGGCTTCCGGATTGCGTTGCTGGAATTCACGACCGGCTTCGAACGATGCCGACATGAGCAGCGCGTACGCCGGCTCGTCGATGAAACGATCGATCTGATGTTGCGGAATGTCGGACCGGTTCTCTTTGAACCAGCGTTTAATTGCCACGAAGTTTGGAGCGCTCATAGTGTCTGATGGTTATCCGGTTGAAGAAACGACGCCACAGAATCGATCGTACGATTGACACGATCGTAAACAGAATCGTGATGCCGATGTTTTGGCTGGTCGATGTTTGCAGATGAAACAGTGGCGTGATTACAAATTGCTGGAAGAGTCCAGAAATAATGAAGCCAGAGCCGATGTTGGCGATGACTTCGATCCATGAATGTTTGAGTGATTGCATTAGCTGAAAATGGCAACGATGATGAGGATCAGGAAACTCAGTGCAATGCAGCCAAGTGCTTCTTTGCGAGTCATCTCGCGGCCACCTCTGCGCATATTACCAGTCCTTGATTTCGAGGATAATCTCGCCTTCTTCTTCCGGCCAGTGGCGAGCGACATCGAGGTCATCGTAGTCGAGTTCCACTTCCAGACCCCAGACGTGGTCCTCTTCTTCTTTGGTTGATGGCCGCACGACCACGCCATAGCGGATCAGTGCTTCGAGTTGGGCGACAGCGACTTCGTCTTCTTCGTCAACGGTGACGTAGATGTCATGGCTGTCGTACAGCGACTTCGGACGCGGGCCCGGATGTTCGATGGTGTATTGCGTCATGCGTAGATTCCCTTCTCTGCTTCGAGAGTGTTGCGAATCAGGTTGAGAAGAATTTCGTTCTCGGCGTACGTGGCGCGAGCAGCTTTCAGCTTGCTCTTGACCAGCTCGATGTGCTCGGCGATCTTCTGTTTGTGATCGTCATCGCCGACGTATTCTGCGTGAATCTTCACGAGACGGTCCAGCGAGTTCTGCACGCGGTCGATGCTTTCCTTGTTGACCACGTGATTGGCTTCGAGCCGTGCCAGCTTCTTGTCAGCCGGTTCGATGCCGAGCAGTTTCATCAGGAACTTTTTCATTTGGCCGGTCCAATCGAGATAAAGGTTTTTGGAAATGCTTCGACGTACATCGTGTTGTTGATACGCTTTGTCGGACACCAGCGTTTTGCTGCTGCCTTCACGATGAAGAAAGGCAACAGCTTCCAGACGAAGGACAGCGGCGTCTTCGGCGACGGGCTGCTGTGATTCTTGCTGGCCCGCCGAACGTAGCGGAAGAGCAAGATGCTCATTCGCAAGCCTCGTAATCGGCCTTGGCGCTCTTGTACTGCTCGGAGTCAGGACCGTAGTCATTGTACGCGTTTTCCATCAGGCAGTCGAGATAGCACTTCTTGCAGTAGCCCTCGTTGATGTCTGCTTCACCATGGCCAGTGTCACGAGTCAGCTTGCCGCAGAGTTCGCAGTTGTAGGTGCCTTTGTTGTTGATCCGGTTATACTTGGCCATGTTTGATTCTCCGTAGTTGATGGGTTCATTATACCTGCAACTGCTAGAAAAGCACAGCGTTATGCGATAAAATTAAAGTTGAACGACTGCTGATCGTCGCTAAGCAACGAAGAAAACATTGTCGCGATAGCTGAGTCGATAAAGCAAATACCAAAATCTGGCACGTCACGCGATTTTACATCAAAGTGAATAATGGACTCGTCTTTCGACACATTATCCAATTTCGTTAATGGAATGGCGAAGCGGAAATTATTATCACCGGTAAAAATCAGTCGCTTATTCGTCATGGTGAAATAGCCCAATTCCATATCGCTAGAATAGGTTGCTTGCATTCGGCCGCGCGATCCGCCTACGTTAAAGCTGAGACCCTTCACAGGCGTTACACGGACGCCACGGGACCCCGATTTCCACTGTGCACCAGTCTTTACAGTGCGAAACATTTTTACTGGGGCGTCTACAATGAGCTCTTCATTTTTCATGAGAACAACGCCACGTTGAATCGCTGGGCCGGGCTGCATTCGGAATGGGGCAGTAGATAATGGGTTCTTCAGCTCGCTGACAAATTCAATATGACGATTGGTCCACAGCGAAGCTTCTGCACTTGAAGAAGTGCCTTTACTTCCACTTGATTTTCTGGCAAATACAAAATAAAGTATGACTGCCACAATAATAATGGGGAAAAGCGTCGACATCGTCTGCTGGCTCATTGTATTTCCTTTCGTTTATAGGGAATTTTAATACGGTTTCCAGGAGGTATCGGATCATCGTCCCCATCATTTCCAACGAGGGCCAATAAAATCAGAACAACACAAAAGGCTTTATTATATTTGACAGCCATTTGATTCTCCGTAGTTGATGGGTTCATTATACCTGCAACCACGGAGAATGTACAGCGTTTATTACTTGAACTGCTCTTCTTCAGTCGAACCGTGCAGGGCAGTTGTCGAGCTTTGATTCTGCTGGATCGCTTGCGACACTGCATCGAAGTAACCAGTACCGACTTCGCGCTGGTGCTTGACGGCCGTGAAGCCTTTGTCTGCTGCGGCGAATTCCGCTTCTTGCAGTTCGACGAACGCAGACATCTGACGACGTGCGTAGCCGTGTGCGAGGTTGAACATGCCGTAGTTCAGCGAGTGGAAACCAGCCAGCGTGATGAATTGGAACTTGTAACCCATCGCGCCGAGTTCTTTCTGGAACTTGGCGATCGTCGCGTCGTCCAGGTTTTTCTTCCAGTTGAACGATGGAGAGCAGTTGTATGCCAGCATCTTGCCCGGGAATTTCTCGTGGATTGCATCGGCGAACTGCTTGGCGTACGCCAGGTCAGGCTTGCCGGTTTCACACCAGACCAGATCGGCATACGGTGCGTAAGCGAGACCACGCGAGATTGCTTGTTCGAGACCAGCAGCAACGCGGAAGAAACCTTCGACGGTACGTTCACCATCGACGAAAGGTCGGTCGTTCGGATCGATGTCGGACGTCAACAGGTCAGCAGCTTCTGCGTCGGTGCGTGCGATGACCAGCGTCGGAGTTCCCATCACGTCTGCTGCGAGTCGAGCAGCGTTCAGCTTCTCGATGGCTTCGCGAGTCGGCACCAGGACTTTGCCGCCCATGTGACCGCACTTCTTGACGGATGCCAACTGGTCTTCGAAGTGAACGCCGGATGCACCAGCTTCGATCATCGACTTCATCAGTTCGAAAGCGTTCAGCACACCACCGAAACCGGCTTCAGCGTCGGCGACGATCGGCGCGAAGAAGTCGATGTCGTTCTTGCCTTCTGCCCATTGAATCTGGTCAGCACGTTGGAACGTGTTGTTGATGCGCTTGACGACCATCGGCACCGAGTTCGCTGGATACAGCGATTGGTCCGGATACATTTCGCCAGCGAGATTGGCGTCGCCGGCAACTTGCCAGCCGGAAAGGTAGATTGCTTTGAGACCAGCTTTGACTTGCTGCATCGCTTGATTGCCGGTCAATGCACCGAGTGCGTTGACGAACGGTTCGTCTTGCAGAAGCGTCCAGAGTTTTTCTGCGCCACGCTTTGCGAGTGTGTGCTCGATTTGAAGCGAGCCGCGGAGGTTCACGACATCTTCTGCCGTGTAGTTTCGTTTGATGCCTTGCCAGCGTGGATTGGTTTCCCAATCGTTTTGCAGTTCGGCGATTTGTTGTTCTCGTGACATGGTGATGCTCCTAAGGTGAAAAGAATTCTTTAGCAGTACACGTCGATGTAGTGCTGTGTTGGTTCGCGCATCTGTTCACGATACGCCTCAATGGGCGCGATTGCTTTTATTCTTGGTTCTTCAAGACGCGGATAAGGTAAAACCCGGCTCACTGGCCGGGGCAAATTTGTTCCCATCGCCTGCATCATGAGTGCCATCGTTTCAGGTGGCACAATGCGTGGGAGCGGTGTCACAGCAACTGCTGTGACTGGGCCGACGTGCATTACGATTGCACGGTGATGCAGTACTTGCCGGTGATCAGGCGCGGCTTGGTTACTTCGTAACCTTTCAGCGTGTACTCTTCAGCTTTGGTGTAAGCCTCGACAATGTCGTCGTACTCGAATTCCATCGTTTGATCCATGTTGTTCTCCGGTTGTGACAGAGAGATTATACCACAATCTCTCCGTCGTTGTTCTTGATTAGCCCAGGTTTGCTTCGGCGATTTCTTCTTCTTCAGCCGGAGCCATGTAGCCGGCGACCGTCGAAGCCAGCGTAGCCATGTTGTAGTCAGCATTCAGCTTCGGCTTCAGAGCCATCGTGGTCACGATGCGGACGGCCTTGGCGCGGTTGTCGCCGGCAGGCATCTGGAACGCTGCGTCGCACAGAGCGTCGTCGACGACTTTCTTCGACACACCTTCTTGCAGGACGAAGAAGTCTTCCGGCACGATTTCTTCAAGTGCTGCCGAAACCTTGCCCATCAGTTCTTCGTTGCCGGCGTAGGCCGGGTTGATGCCGTACATCTCGGTCGTGATGACTTGTTCGAACGGCTTCAGACCGAGGCTTTCGAGCACTTCGACTTCTGCTTCGTTCAGCGCCGAGTTGGTGCCGCGCTTGCGCATTTCAACCGAGCAGCTTGCCTTGCCGTCGATGCCCTTGAACGATTCCGGACGAACCGAACCGGACATGTTCAGGAACTCGCCGAAGCCGGCTTCCTTGATGTCGCCCTCGAGGGTCTTAGCCGCAGCTTCGAGGCTGGCCATCATGGCCTTCATTTCTGCAAGTTTCTGAATGCCCGAGATTGCGATTTCTTGCTTGGTCTTTTTAGCAGCTGCGGTCGGCTTGGCGGTAACTGCTTTGGCTTTAGCGAAGAGGGTCATTTTGTTTGCTCCGTAGTGTTCGTCGATGAGTTCATTATACATGAAACCCAACATGGAGCACAGTACTTTGTCAGCCTTTTTTAATCTTTTGCTGAACTGTTTTCGCGCCGGCAGGTGTTGTCGTTTCTGTGATTTCAGCTTCGACTGGACCATCGCCATCAACAGCATCGATGATTGGCGCCGATTGACGTGCCGCCAGCATTCGCTTCTCTTCAACCTTCTCAGTTGCTTCGGCCACAGACGTTTCTTTGTAGTTGTACTTTGCAGAGATGAACTTGCTGAAGCCTTCGACCGACGCCATGAACGCTAGATAGACACCGAAGATTTCAACTGACAACGTGCCCTGCAAACCCGTCTTGATGATGAACCAGGTCGAGGCAATGCCGGCGATGAACTGCAGGACTTTCGTCGATGAAACCTTTCGCCCGTCTTTCGTGAACATGTCAGCGAAGTCCAAACGCTGGGACTTTTGGATCGAGTAGAAAGTATAGAACAACATGAAGATGAGACCGATAATCAGTACCGACATCAGGTTGAGTTGGTATCCCCAGACGTCGAGGATCATTGCATTGGTAGTTGCGACTGGTGCTGCAGCAGGGGTAGCCATGTTGGTCTCCTTATGATGATCGGATATTTAGGCCCGGAAATGAAAAATCCACCCGAAGGTGGATTTTCTTATTTGTCAGCTAATGCTATTATTTCTGCGTTCTCTGGAGTACGAACGTATCCTTGTGGGATTTTGTAATTCGGTTGTATTCGTATCCAGGCAACTTGAATCGTTTCACGAGTCGATCGTACAGCTCTGCTCGATTTGTGTCGGTACCTTTCTTGTCAGCACTAAAAAATATCTTCTCCGGTTTGCGGTCCTCGATGAACTGTTTCAATGCAGCCGAGACCATGGAGAATACCTCCAGCTCATTGCCACCGCCAGTCTTTCCGAAGTTCATGCCGTTACCCTGGAGGTTCGTCTGCCAGAACACTGCCTCCCATGCGTCGCCGTCTTTATCATCGTCATCTTTTTCAATCGCGAAGTGGATGATGCGGTCGCCGATCTTTGCTTCGGCACGGAAGTCCTTTCCATTCCTGGTGACTTCGTAATCGACCTTGCGATTCAGAATCTCGTCAAGCTTTTCGTTTGGCGTGAGGACGAAGATGTCTTTGCTCTTGCCTTGCTGACGTTCGTACTTGTATCCTGGAATATTGAGCCGCTTCAGGAATTTCTCATACAAGTTCGCCCGCGTAGTTTTGTTCTCAGCTTCGAACTTCAACTCCGCAGGCTTGTGCTTTTGAATGAGGTGTAACACAGCGTCCTTCATGACGGAGAACACTTTGAGTTCTCCACCTGCGCCGGTCAAATCGTAGTTCATGGCGTACGTCTTTTTGTCCAGCTGCCAGAAATCCATGAACCACTTGTTGCCGCGTTTCTTGTCAGCCTGAAACTGAATAGTTCTACCAGCGATGTCGGCACTGAAGAAGTAAGTTGACTTGCTGTCTTCATGCACCTTGACATCAACTTTACTATCCAGTACTTCGTTTAGAATTTCATGAACTTTCATTTCAGCCTTTGTCTTTTGGGATGACGGAAAACTTTCCATCACTTTCGTATCTGACATATTTAACGTCAGTAACGTTTTCGATCCCGGCTTTTCGAATCTCGGCTTCAATATCTTCTTGCGAGATGTTTTCTTTTCTCATGACGCGCCTACAGTATTCACCATGCTTGACGACTAGCACTGCAGACGGTTCGGATAGTTTCTCCATCCATTTCCAACGCATCGATCCCCAGTCAAGAAACCAACTCCAGAAGAACAACGTGCCCACAACGATAAAAGCCGACGTGATACTTTTGTATTCGTCGGCCATACCATTTTGGGCACCGTCAGCTACGAGCACCAGGAGCAATACGTCTGCAGGGCCGACTTCGCCAACGTTCCTCCGCATGATGAATCGCAACGTGAGGAAGATGAACCACCACATGAAGCTAACCCGAAGGAATAGCTCAAGTGGCGATTTGTCGAAGGCGAATATTTCGGCCCAGTTCATTATGCTGCCAGCATTTGTTTCAGCTCAGTGTATCCGCCGATGACCTGCCCGTCTTTCAGAATCTGCGGCATGGTGCGAGCCGTTGGAATCTTCGCGAGCAGTTCTTCGCGGCTGATGTCCGCGCCGAGCTTGAGGGTTTGGAATGGAAGACCTTTCTGTTGCAAAAGGTTCTTGGCTTGATCGCAGTATGTGCAATTGTCTTTTGTGTAGAGCGTGAACATGATTTCCTTTATGCGAGGTCAGGCAGTTCTTCGTAGTTGATGGAAGCGGTCATCGAACCAATGACGTATGCAACGCTTTCATTCTCTTGAAGAGCAGTCTGCTTTTTGTTGGTGTTGAAGTGCTTGTTGAACCATGGCAGCGGAGCTGTTTTGATTTTGGTATTGTGCTTCATACCAATTTCGCCCAGACGAATCCCTGCAGTATAATCGACGTGGTCGCACATGATCTTTTCGTTCATGCCGATCATCGGTCCTTCTTTGAATAGGTATTTAGCCCAGTTCTTTTCTTCGTCGATGACGGCGAGCAAAGCGTCTGCGGCTTCTTGACGGCATTCAAATGCTACCTCGCGGAAACGCGGATCGACCTTGATAACCTGGTTGATGATGTACGCGGTCCACTTGGTGTGCAGGGTTTCATCTTGCAGAATAAGCGAGATGATGTTACCCGAACCCATGAAGATGCGATTTTCGACCATGCCAAGGGAGGTGGCAAATGATACCATGAAACGGATTGCTTCGAGACCATAAGACGCGATGAGCGCCATGTACACGGCCTTGATATAATCGTGCTCCGACACATACAGCCACTTCTTCATTTCGCTGTCAGTGCAGGTGTCGTACAATGCGCGCTTGCTATTCAGCAAGTGCAGGTGATTGTAATACTTGTCGATGCCACTGGCCATCGTCGTGATTTCGTCAATACCGTGAATGGCGTTGAACTGTTCGACTGGCACGTTGTAAATGTTCTTGATGATGTGGCTGTACGACTCGCTGTGAATCTGCTCGAATGCAGACCACCACAGAACCAAACCTTCGAGTTCAGGCACTGAAGAAACAGGCGTGAAGATTTGAACTGGCGAACGACCCTGGATCGAGTCCAGCATTGTCTGTCGCAGCAGGTTCGACGTGTAGATGTGTCGTGTCGACTTCGATGCTTCTTTGAAATCGATCTGGTCTTTCATCAGCGTGATTTCGTTTGGAGTCCAGAACGAACCCTTCTGCGTGGCGAGGAACTGTGCCAGCTTCGGAAACGCGTACTCTTCATAACGCTGGATTGTCACTGGACCAGCAGGGTCCAGGAACATTTGTCGATTCGAGTAATCGGGAATTTTGCTATAGTCTAGTTGGCTCATTCAAACGCCTTAAAAATGTATGTTGTTCCATCTACCGCGTAAACGGCTCTTTCATTGTCGAGCATCTTTGGCACATACCTTGGTGGGCCGAAGCCCACCGTAGTATCTACGTAATCGATGTCCCGTGATTGCACTTTGCCGTCAACCACTACGTCCATCGTATAGTGGTTCACAGAACGCAAGCCTCGCAGTATTCTTCTTCCTCAACCGAGGTTTCTTCTTGGTCGAACTTGACCGGCACATCTTCAAGAGCTGCAAGGGCTTCTGCGTTCAGTGCATCGAGCAGAGCTTGCTTGTCAACCAAGTTGTAGTAGTGCGACTTGAATCCCCAGTGATGACACAGCATCAGGTTACGTGCGACCAGTGTTGCTGGAATCTTGTATTCCGGGAAGAACTTTGGCGAGTAGAACGTGTCGCTCGAAATACCTTGGTCCGTGTAAACTTGCATGACCGCAACTGTCTTCAGATACTCGATGCAGTCTGGTTGATCCCACAGCAGCTGGTAATGGTTCTTCAGCTTCTTGTACTCTGGAACAACTTGCGCGAAGTCACCAGCTTTCGAACCCTTGATAACGATCAGGTCCTTGACCATCGAGATGCCGTTCGTCGAGTTGATGACGACAGACGATGATTCAACTGGAGGCAGAGCGATGTTGGTCGCATTGCGAACACCATACGTCTTCATGCGAACACGCAGGCTTTCCCAGTCAAGGTCAGGGCTCGGAGTGAAGTCGGTCAGATCATTCACACCAGGCGCACGACGTTCGTGGGTGAACACGCCACGACCAGGCCATGTGTTGTCGGACTCCAGGCACTTGCCTTTTTCTTGCGCCAGATCAACAGTTCCTTCGGTTGCATAGAACGACATGTGTTCCATCCAACGTTTCACTTCAGCCAGTGCTTCTGGTTCACCGTACTTCAGCTTGCGCTTCGCGTGCCAGTAAGCCAGGTTTGTAACACCGATGCCGAGTGGTTCGAATTCCTTGTTGTGCAGTTCTGACTGGATCGTCAGGAAGTCTTGATACTGCAGCAGGTTGTGGAGCATGCGCTGAAGAATACGAAGCGGGCGACGCATTTCTTCTGGGTGGCGGAATGCACCGTAGTTGATCGAACCCAACGTGCAGAGTGCGATACGACCGTTCGTGTCATCGACCGTTTGGAACGGACGAGTGTGCTGCATGATTTCCTGGCACAGGTTCGACTGGTACACTGGGTGCAGCAGCGAATCGAACGGACCCTGACGTTGAATGTTGTCAACGTTCAGAATGTAGATGCGGCCAACGTCGCCACGCTCTTTCAGCAGCATGTCTTTGAAGACGGTTTCTGCTGGCAGAGTCTTCACGCGGAGACCCATTGCAACGGCACCCTTCTCGTACTTGACGTACAGCTTTTCGAATTCGGCGATGTCGCGGTAGTACGCTTCGTACATGTCCGGCACTTCGTTCGGATCGAAGAATGTGATGTTGCCCTGTGCTTTGAAACGCTTCCAGAAGAACGAGCACATTGCGACGGAGTAGTCCATGTGACGAACACGGTTCTCTTCGGTACCCTGGTTGTTCTTCAAGACGATCAGGTCTTCGAACTGATAGTGCCAGATTGGGTAGGTCACCGTGCAAGCTGCATTGCGGATACCACCGGCCGAGCACGAGCGCAGGTCAGCGAACCATTTCTTCAGGAACGGAATGTAACCGGTGTGCTTGATTTCGCCGTTACGGATCGGAGCACCGAGCGGACGGAGGCGCCCAACTTCCAGACCGATACCTGCTTTCTTCGATGCATAGTCAGCGAGCACTTGACCCGATGCGAAGATCGATTTCAGTGTATCATCGGACTTGATGAGCACGCAAGACGAGAACTGTTTCGTCTTCGTTCCAAGACCAGCGAGCACAGGCGTTGCCAGAGTGAACTGTCCATCCGATGCCGAAGCATAGAATTCCTTGACGTACTTCAGGCGATCTTTCTTCTCTGCATGGAACGCGGTAGCAGCTGCCACCATGTAACGAATCTGCGGAGTCTCAACGATTTCACCGGTCACACGGTTCTGCACCAGATATTTTTCGCACAGCTGGTCAACTGCTGCGTATGGAAGTGCCTCGTCCTTTTCGTGGTCGATTGCACGTTCCAACATATCCCATTCTGCTTCGGTGTACCAGGCCAACAGGTCAGGCGTGTACAATTTCTTTTCGACGTTCGCTTTCACGATGTCGTAAAGACGCGGCACTTCGTACTGTCCGTAAACCTCTTTGCGCAGCATGGTGATGCGCTGCTTACCAGCAACATACTGGTAGTTGACGTTGCCCACGTCTGGACGTTCGATTTCGTCGATCAGGTCGACCATCGAACGAAGAGCAATCTCGTCGAGACGCTTTGTGGTCATGCCATCGTGAAACTGAGCACGAGCATTCATCTCGATCATCGATGGTGAAACGTCAGCTACGCCTTCACATACCTTTGCAATCTGTGATTGCCATTTAGCAAGGTCCCAAGCGACCTTGCTACCGTCGCGTTTAACGACGAAGTTAATTTCTGAGTTCTTTTCCATTTACATTTTTCAGTTGGTTGATAGTTGCTTCTGAACAACCAAGATTGACATTATAACATCTTTTTCGGTTGTTACGATTCGGAAACTACAACGCACCGTTGATTTTAGTCAACGGTGCGTGAGGGTGATACTTAGACGAAGCTGATATTCTTGTTGGTAACAAATGCGCGCACCTCCGTGATACGACGGAGCCAGCCGGTCAGATACCGTGCTTGTGTGGCGTTGTTCTTAACGATGGAACGATAAAAGGCTTCGCGTTGACTGCAAACGCTGTTGAGAATGTTCATCTCATTCGCAGCTTTTGCTTTAGCGATAGTGACAGGCCCGACTACTCCATCTGCTGGAACGCCGAGCGCGGTTTGGAGGAATTTGTTTGCACGCGCGACACCGTGGTTGACACAGCCGTCGAAGTGCAGTACTGCCAAGCGTGCAGGGAGTTGATCGCACTTACCGGCGAGCCAGTAGCGCACGAAGTAAACGGATTTCGCCTGAGCCCATGTCAGCTTTGTGATGTTGAGGTCTTGATTTGCGTTCTTGGCAACACCGAATTTGGTCTCACCACCGCTGTCGTATGGGTCGTTGACATAGCCAACAGCCTTACGATTTGCCGCGGTATTGATAAGCCCCTGCGCGACAGCAGGGTGATTGACGTTCCAAAAACCGCCAACCTCGTAGAGCATCGCGTGGTCGATCGCCCGCTCAAATGCCTTTGTGTAAGTTGCCATGAATAGCCTCCTAGATTGAAGGCTATTTATGGTTGTGATTACATCGAGCGCGCTGAACGAGGCCCACTTGGGTCGATATATAACTATGAACAAATACTCATAGAAAATATATGAATTCAGGCATTTATATCATCAAACACATCAATTCCGAAACACGCTATGTTGGCAGCTCTGTGAATATCAAACGCCGATGGCTTCGACACAAGAGAGAATTGAGGGCTGGCGTGCATAGGTGTTCTCATCTGCAACGTGCGTACAACAAGTACGGAGCTGACGCATTTACCTACGAGCTAGTAGAAGCAGTTGCACCAGAGAAAGAACTTTTGCTTTCCGCCGAACAGCGTTGGATGGATGCATCAACGAAACTGTACAACACCTGCAAACTTGCTGGAAGTCCGTTAGGCACAAAGTTGACAGCTGAACAACGCGCGAAGATTTCGAAAGCATTGAAGGGAAAACCAAAGTCGCCGGAACATGTCGAAGCAAATCGTCAAGCGCAATTGAAAGTACCACGGAACGAGGAGAATGCAAAGCGCTGGGGACAGAATCGCCTCGGCACAAAGCAAACTCCTGAACAGATTGCAAAGAGGGTGGCAAGTAGGCGTGCCACCATTGCAAGAAAGAAAGCGTTAGCCCAAAATATCGCCAACAGTTTTTCCGAACACGTAGCGTCCGATGTCATGGGGCCCACACACGATCCCGTAAAAGATTGATTTGCCGTTTGACATTTCTGGCCCAGTTGGATGGATCATCGCAGAGCCCTTCGGAACCATCGGGTGGATGCACGATTTCTTTTCGAAGTAATCGATGACCGTCAGTTTCGTTGTGACTAGCTTGGAATCGTTGGGCGAGAAGAGGAGGATGTCGTGTTCGAACGTGGCACAGGCCGTGATCGGAATTGAATCAATGGTGTACGTCTCACGGTCAACCGCGATAAGATTCCAGCTGGCAGGAAAGTCGATTTCCAGGTTCTGGACCCGGACGCGGATGGTAGGCCCGATGGTTTCTTCCAGGTACTCGAGTGGTTCGAGTTTGAAGTCCATCATGTGGCCGCTCAGCGTCCAGAAGTGGGTCACACCCATCGGCCCAGTAAGGGAATCGATGATGTATGACCTGGAGACTTCTGTTAGAATTTGCATGTATTGCCTTAGTGATAGTAGTGGAAGACGAGGTCTACAATATACCCTGTTTTCCGTGTGGCATCATCAGTAAACTTGAGTCGGATCAACCATTCGTTCTTCTCGTAGGTTGATTGCTTGGTTTCAACTGCCGTGCCGATTTGATAGTGGCAAATGATACCGGCCATCTGCAGCGAAGACATAATCATCTTCAACGAGCGTTCGTGCTCGTCGAGGGTGATTACGTTTCCGAGTGCATTGCGAGTGTTGGACTGCAGTTGACGCAGGGCATTCTCGACGATCGGTTCGCAGCGTTGTTTGACCTCTGGGCGTGAACGAATTTTCATGTGTACCTCCTTTACAGTTTGAACTTCTTGATCTTAGCCATCTTGTACTTGGCTTCTTTGAAATACTTGACGCGTTCGCGGAAGTGTTTCTTCGACCATTTCAACTTGGAGTGTACATCAACACAGACGACGCTGTCTTTGTCATGACCCTTGCGGAGTGAACGGCCAACGGTTTGAATTGCACGAATGAACGATTTACCAGCATCGATCATGAACAGGCAGAAGATACGGTCGATCGAAATACCGGTGGATGCAATGCCGAAGGTTGCGATGACGATCATGTCGTCTCGTTCTTCAAACATCGAGTACCATTCAGCACGGACATCGGAGTCGTCAGCACCGTACAGGAACACAGAGTTCTTGATACGCTTCTGCAGTGCTTGACCTTGCTTGATCGAGTTGACGAGAACAAACGTATTGCCATGCTGTTCAGCCTTCGCGATGATGAGGTCAGCCAGGAAGTCGAGACGTTCAGGCGACTTTGCCAGGTAGGCCTTCTCGCTCTGGTAGTCCGGGAATTCTTCCTCAACGTCCTCTTCGGTTTCGACTGGTTCGATTTCCAGCTCAGCGACGTAACCCATCTCCATCAGTTCGGCAGCGGTGATGGCGTACAGCTCTTCGCCGATGCAGCCCTTGAGAGTCGTCTGGTCGATCAGTGGTTTCGGCAGAGTGCCGGTGAAGCCGTAACGGTAGGCGATGTCTTTGCCGTGCACGTTGATGAGTTCACCAACGACCTTGGCTTTTGCACCGTGCGCTTCGTCGACGATGACGCACTGGAAATCTTTCATAACAGCAGGATTGTTCTGCAGTGCTTGCCAGGTTGCAACGACCACCATGTGATACAGGTCTTTGCTTTCGCCCGAGTACGTACCAACATCAAGCGCTGCAAGGCGGAACGTGGCGACGGTTTGTTTCACCAAGTCATCGGACGGAACGATGACGATTGTGCGGAGTTCGTTCTCCGACATGACGTCGGACAGAGCTGCAACCATCCAGGTTTTGCCTGACGCGGTGGCAGCGACAACGAAACCTGAACCAGCATCCAGGCAGGCATTGACTGCATCAACCTGGTACGGGCGCATCGTTACTTTCAGCTCCATGCCTTCTTTGCCGATGAAGCGATCTGCGTCGATGCGGGTTTTGATAACAGGAACTGGTTTGCGCAAGTCTTGCAGGTTGACTTCATAACCCCAGCCGTCGATGAACGGCAGGATGTCAGGCAGCAAGCGGGTGTAAACCTTGCCGCTCGGTTCGAAGAACTTGACCTTGCCGTCCCAACGGCCGAGTTTGTAAAGCGGCATGAAGAATGCGCCTTCAACCATCAGGGCGAATTTCTTCATCAGGAATTCGTGGTCCTGTGGTTCGAGTCCAGTGACGTGACAATGGACTTCGTCACGTACGGTAATGTTGCATGTCTTCATGGCTTTTCCAAAAGTTCAGCTTGTCGTAGTTTCTTCATGCGCTCGCCAAGTGCGTTGATGTCAGAAGTGTCGGCATCAGACAATGGGATACGAATCACGAGTTCGATGAAGAATTGCTTGCTCATGGTGATGCGCGTAGTCATGTTGTGCGAGTACTGAACGTCAGCGTCGACTTTGATGTCGCGAACTTCGATCGCTGTTGGCTGACGCCCTGTCGGTTGGCGAGACGTGATTTTCATGAGTAAGTGAAGTGACGTTCGAGGTTGTGTTTCTTGACGTAGGCCAGCGCGTTGAGACTGCGACCACTGCCGCTCACCATCGTGATGGAAAGCATCAGGAGTTTCGTCAGCTCACTGTTCGAAATACTTGCCTCCGGGGAAAGAGTCATTGTAACAGGACGACCGTTCTCGTCGCGACCTGACATAGTGATCGGAGGCAAGTCTTCAACCATCGGCGAAGACTGCAGCATGCCGTATGCGTCGATTGAAATGTTGCCGTTGATGTTACCACTGATGATCGCACCACCGTTCGAGATTGTGTATGTGTTTGGCATTATAGAGTTGCTTCCTGTAGCTCTGCTACTCGGAGTTTAGTTACGTGGCCCAACATCCAGCCCATCTGTTTGAATGCTTCAACGATTTCGTTGAGTTGGGAATACAGAAGACTTGCTTCAATGATTAGCTGATTCAGCTCGACGATGTCTCGTTCGCCGTTGATAAACGTCTGGGCTTCACGTTGACCCAGTGCACGTTGGCCCTGGGCATAGTTCTTCGTGAAACGTGCTTCGAGCTTTGCCTTGTAGTTTTCCAACCACTTCACAACGTGCTTCATTTCGTTTGCACGTTGTGCGTAGGAAACTTGATGCTGCGCCAGGTTCCGAGCAATCAGCTCCAGGCGCATGCCATCGAGTTCGAACAGTGGTTCGGCGTTTTTTACGTGGGTCTCATAACGCTCGAAGATCGCAGGCAGCTGGTCAGCTAGCTTGTCTTCATCGAGGGTGAAGAGGAAACTCACTCGTCATCCCCGTCAAAATCGAGGTCGCCCTCGTCATCGTCCAGCATTTCGATGTCTTGGACGGTACCGCGTTCGATCAGGTCTTCCATCTTTGCAGCTTCGATGATTTGCTTGGATGCACTTTCTGCGCTGTCCTGATCCGGAGCGTCAACGATGAATTCGATGTTGATTGCAAATGTTGCCATTGTTGTTACCTTAAGTTGAGATGAGATGAGAAATTCACCGCTTCGATAATCGAAGTCGATGCTTCGGCCAGCAGTGAGAGTGACGGTGGAGATGTCTGCTACGATGAGCGGAATAGTTGCTATTATACAATCAAATTCGGTCTTTTCCGAATTTAAAATAAGATCAACGTGTGAGCCGCCTCCAACGCTGGCTTGAATGCGAAATGCCTTGCCATCATCTAAGAGCGTGAGAATCTTAGCTCTGGCACAGAGAGAAACGTTCATTGGAATTGAAAAGGGGCGCAAGCCCCTTTGTTATTACAGCTTTGGCAGAGGTTGGTCGGGCAGCAATACCAGGTCGGACAGCCGACGCTTGGTCTCATTGCCCTGGTCATCGACTACCAGCACGAACACTTCGAGTTGGTTGCTTCCCTCGTCGAAGTAATCAAGGCCGATGTCGATGATCTTCATTCTGCGTCCTTTGTTTTGTCAGCTTTCTCGGTCTTGCTCACGAGCGCGTTCTGCTCGATTGTTGCACGAATCGCCTTCATCAGTTTTGCCTGTGAAGTGAAGACTTCAGTTTTGTACGTGCCGTCGTTTGGCGAGGTGAAGATGAATCCGCCGTGTACCAACTGAATGTTGATTGATGTTTCCATGTCGTCCATGATTGAACCTCCTTATTATTCGTCTTGATCCGTGACGGATTCAAGAGCGTCGATGTCGATTTCTGGTTCGTCACGAGCCAGCATTGGTGCGCAGAGTGGGTGTTCCAGAATCTTGAGCGCGATTTCATCGGTGAGTTCGTCTTCCTTGAAAGCAATGCGATTGCCTTCCCACTCAGCGATCCACTTCAGTTTTTCGCCCGGTTGCGTACCTTTCTTGATGACACCGTCTTCTTCCAGCATCTCGATGAGACCGGAGGTCGAAGCCATGCCGCTGTTGTAAGGAACATCGAGTTCAACTTTGGTGCCCAACCTTGCGAAGCGCGACTTGTACGTTTCGAACTTCATACGTACGCCGATGACTTTGCTGTCCTCTTTCAACTTCAGCTTCGTGATGATGCCGATGATGGATGAAGAGAACTTGGTTGAGTTCGTGATTGCCCATGGTCCATCGCCAAGCATGATGTCCTGTGGGTACACGTGGTCGGTGATCAACAGCTTGATCGGCAGTCGTGCAGTGCGGCCGAGTGCGAGACGCAGCATCGCTTTACGACGTTTTGCCAATTGACCTTGGTCACCTTTGATGACGCCCTTGTTGTAGTTTTCCATCTCGGTCTCGGACGACAGCATCGCCAGCGAGTCGATGATGACCAACGTCTTCGGTGCATCAGGGTTGTCCTTGCCGTATTCTTTCTGATAGTTCTGGAAGAACTCGGACAGGATGCCGTTCATGTCTTCAATGGTCGAGCATTGGAGGTACGTCAGCTTTTCTTCGTCGGTGTTGACACCAATCTTCTTCAGGTAGTCGACGTCGATCGCATTCTCGGTATCGATGATGAGGACGTGGTAGTCTTGCTTCTGTGCTTGCAGAGCGATGTTCGAAACGATGAACGATTTACCGGAACCCGATGGGCCAGCGAACAGCGTGATGCGGTTCAGTGGAACACCCTTCTTGTAGTCGCCTGACAGGGCGCGGTTCAAGGCATAGTTACCAGTGCTCAACCATTCGGTAATCTCTTTGAGACCGACACCGACGGTTTCCAGCTTGGCGACTTCCTTCTTGAACTTGTCGAGGAATTTGAGTCCCATTATGCGATCCAGTTCATATCGATATACAGCATGTTCGGGGCTTCGAACGAGAAGCGTTCAATGTCGTAGCCCGCATCAAACAGGTCTTGCACGACAGTAGCGACAGCCATGGTTGTCAGGCTCGAGTCCAGATCGTTGGCAACTGCATTCGCATCGATTTCGATCGGTGCGTTGATCGACTCTTTGCCCAGTGTTGCCGAGGTTTGGATCAGTTGATCCATTTGCTGGGAGATGTCCTGATAGATGGCATCAGCCTGGTGACCGCCTGCACGAATGGCAGCGATGGTTGCATTACGCGCGTCGCGCGCATCAGTAGCTTGAAAAGTCATTTTTTACTCCAGGTGGGAAAGTTGGTATGCAACCTGGATGACTGTAAGTACAATCATCCAGGCAGCTCAGAAATTACTCGGCTTTGGCAGCAGCGCGTGCGCGAAGCTGTTCAACGACCGACAGTTTCTTTTCACCACCAGCGGCCGGTGCGTCTTCAGCTTTTGCGGCTGGAACTTCCGACTTCGGAGCGGCTTTTGCTTCTTGCTTTGCTGGAGCCGGATCAGCGTCCTGGTCTTCCTTTTCAGCGTTGAACGAGCCACCGGTTTGATCGGCCAGAAGCATCGCTTCCATTACGTCACGGGTGACGCGCGGAGTGCGGTACTCTTTCAGATCGTACAGGGACATCGATTCGATGATGTCATCTGCAACGTCCGACTGCTTCGGTGCGAAGCTGGAAGTACCGTAGTCGGCGTATTCACCGGACTTGGACTTCTTGATACGGAAGTTGTAGCCGCCTTTCAGTTCGTACGGTGCTTCTTCCAGGTCACCGCTCGAGAACGATGCTTGGATTTGCTTGAAGATCTTCGGACCGAATTCCATCAGCTTGACCAGTTGTTCTTGATCGTGGTCGATGGTTGTGTCGATCACCAGCACTTGGCCGATGTACGACTTCTTGCGGTAGTATTTCTTACCGAGTTTTTCGTTGTGGTCCGGCGATTTCTCGTCGTAGTACTTTTGGGACAGCGCGCAGATTGGGCAGTCTTCGCCGTACATCTTCAAGCATGCGACTTTTTCGCGCTTGCCGTTGATGTTCAGTTCGTGAGACAGGTTCTCAACGAGGAAACCCATTGGATTTTCTTCGTCAGCGTCAGGGAGGAATCGTACGATTGTAGTGGAGTCAACATCCATCTTCCAGAAGTTGAAGAACAGCTTCCAGGTTTGATTGCCACCACCGTCGTTGGTGTTCTTGGATGCGAATGCGGATGCCAGGTCAGCGAGCGATTTTTTCATGATTGTGTTGTCTTTCGTAAAGTTGTCAAATGTTTGTAAAGTGCAACCCCGTTTGGTTGCGTAGGTATTTATGGTAAATCCCCGAAGCTTTACAATTTCTTGATCGCGTTCAGTGTTGATCAAGAGAAATCATTATAGCACGGAGCTTGCCACTCTACAAACTTTTTTCAACGTTGTAAAAACAACAACGTTGCTTACGAAAAACGCAACAGCACGTGCGCTTTGACAACATCTGCGATCATCTTGATTCTCTGCAATAAGCCGCGGAAGAATCCTCGCTTTTGTTCCTTGATGACTTGCGAAAGACCCGGCATGATCTTGAAGTCGAATCCCGACGTCGCTTCTGCTTTATAGTTCAAAGCAGTTTCAATCATGTAACCCTGTTTGTACTTTGCTGGGACAGATTCCCAGAGTTCACGTGTCAGCGCTCGCTCGCCTCCCAACTTTGCTGCGGCCTTGATTGCGAAAGGCAAATGCCAATACAATCCACGATCGCGCATGGCGATCATCATGCCGAGTCGTCCGGCCAACACTGGTGCCAACGTTTCCTCGATCATCTCGTGTGTCAGCCCGAGAATATCTGCATCGCAGAAAAAGATGATGTCCGGATCGGACATCTCGACCGCGCGTTGCATTGCGGCAGCTTTGCCTTTGTTCGGTCCAGTGTGGATGACGATGCTGTGCGGTTCTGGGTAAGGCGGTCTTGAACGCAGGGCTGTGATGAATGTGTCATCCGTCGAACCATCGTCGACAATGATGATTTGATCGAAACGCGGATACGACGAAAGGACCTCGATCACTCGTTGGATTCGAGGTCCTTCATTGTAAGCCGCGACGATAGCTACTACTTTTGCTGCGTCGCGCATTTTATTTCACTTCATGAGATGTAGATCGTACACGAATCGACTTCCGCGCCCAACCACGGGGTTTCCAATTGCATGGCGATCTGATGCACACGATGGTCTGGCAAGCTCTTGTCGCCGCGGGTCTTCTGGCGTTCTTTTGCCTTGGACTCCGAGATGAAGAACTCGATGGAACGAACCGTATACCCTTTCGCCTTTGCGGCTTCGATATATTTACCGCGAGCCTTGCGACCTTGGTTCATTCGATCAACAACAATCGTCTTGCGAGTCTCCAACATCTTCGAGAACTCTTTGGCCGAGAACTGGTCGAAGGTCGGAGCTGCCAACTCGGCTTCGGTCTTGTCCTCCTTCTTTTTCAAGTGGCAGTAGTTCCAGCAGTATTGGTACTTCTGAGCTTCCGTCATGATTTCCATCTCGACGTAATCCTCGTACGGCATGTGGGCATGCGCGTAGTCCAACCGCAACTTGTCTTCGCTGAAGACATCGAAGATGCCGTCTATGTCGTTGACGAACGTCGACTTGCCAGCTCCGGAGATACCGACCAACATCACCAGCTCCGGAGCGTTCTTCGCGACCTCGCGTTCCTTCCAGGAAACCAACTGGAATTCATCGATCCAATCCTCGACGGCTTTCTTCTTCGCGTCGTGATCGTCCGAGATACGGCCATGGCAATCCGAACGCAACATGTCGTAGAAGCAGACGTCGTCTTCACCCAACGTCGCATCGATCATGTGAGCCAACCGCTGGCGCTTCTGCTCGTTCTTCAGACCGTACGGCAAGTGATGCTCGATCATCACTTTGATGATGCGAATATCTTTCCAGGTGAAACCCTGGTCGAAGAACATCTGACGCAGCTCGTGCTGATCGCACATGAACGACAGGAACTCGTTTGCGCTGATCGGTTCGTGACCGGCATAGCGACGATAGAACACGCCAGGCTCGTCTTTCTTCTCGAGCGTTTCTTCCGCCTCCGGCTTTCCGAAGTCGTGAAACAACAGTGCCATCAAGGTCAACACGCGTTGACGCTCGGTGCGACGAACGAAGAACATGTTCATGTACTTCTCGATCGTCATCGTGGTGTGCACGGCAACGTTGGCTTCACGATGCCACGGCGAATTCTCGACCGTGTTTTCCATCGTACGCCAGTTCGATGTTTGCTTTACGCGTTCCCAGAACGCGTTGAAAAACGCTACTGCTTCCATTTACTTTCCCTTCTCGGGTTTATCTTTGTTGCGGCCGTTCATAATCATGCGAAGGCCGATGCCGGTTGCGAGACCCACGGCAGCGTACGGAAACAACCGTGGCTCGTTGAAACAGAGCACGAAGACCAGGATCAACGCGATGATCGCTCCAATTTGTTCGATTTTCATTATGCCACCATTGCTTTCAGTTCTGCCTTGATCCGCTTGGCGTCGTCGCCACGGAACGTTCCGGCGTTTGCGAGGAAGTAGGAAACGATCGTACGCGCGTCGTCGGCGTAGTAGGTGTCGTTGATGGTTTCCAGCTGGGTCATCGCGTCCAGGTACGGAACAGCCGCATAGTTCGGCTTGGCCCAGACGCGTTTGATTTCTGCTGCAATTTCGCTGATGGTGCGTGCCATGTCATTTCCTTTCAAGAGTGTATGAATAGATCATACACCAATCAGCGACGAATGCACAGTGGTATTTAGCCGGCCTTGACGGTGACGATGATGCCGTCGAACGAGTAGGTCGTCGGCGTACGATCCAGCGGGTCGCCATGCGCACGTTGTTTCGGCGTGATGGTGATCCGCGATTCCGGAACACCGAGTTGCTGCGAGAACAGTTTCGCCAGATCAGCCAGCGACAGCTCGTAGGTTTGCACCGTGGCTTTCAGCTTGAAACCGTTTGGCGAGTCGTCCAGAAATCCGCAATATTCGCTCATGTCATTTCTCCGTGATTGATTTGATAAAATTTTCGATGCCGGTGGCTGCATCGTCAAATTCCTTCTTGACTTCTGCCGCATCCTTGTTTGTCCAGCCTTGTGCGAAACGATTGTTCAGATCGTCCGCAGCGCGCAGTTGGTAGATCAGTGCGCGCAGCTCGTCAGCTTGATCTTTCGAAATCATAGCCGGTCGCCGGTCTTGAAAGTTCTTTTCACGATCGTTTCGGCGATCTTCTTCGTGACGTGCTGTGGAACCTTGTAACCAGCTTCGCGCACTGCGATCAATGCCGCCAGCGCTTCTTCCGGTTTGTGGAAGTTCTCTGCCCACTTCGAGCAGTCACGGACCTTGATCGCAAAGCTGCGACCCATGTTATTGCCATGGGTAACTTCGACGTCGCAGTCCTCGGTGATTTCGCTTAAGAGTTCGGCTGCCATGATTAGTCCAGTCGGATGGTCGCGCCTTTGAGGACGCCGGAGCACACGACGCCTTCGACTTGCTGGCCGTTCTGGCCGCGCGCTTTGAACTTGGTGTGGAAGGTGTCGTCTTCACTGCAGCCGAAGAATGCGTAACCACCGGTCTCGATGTTCGTGTAGCCGGCGCCTGCCAGAACACGACGAGCTTCGTCGGCGCGGGTGCAGCCAGTCAGTGCTGCGAGTGCGATGATCGCGATGAGAATTTTGTTCATGTTGGTTCCTTAGAAATTGTAGACTTGCGCCGGTTCGACTTGCTTGGCCAGTTCCAAAAGCTTGGCCGTCAGCTTCGCCTTCAGTTCCGGAAATTGTTCTTCGAGATGTGCATTGCCGACGAAGCAGCTGACGGTCACCTGCACGTTGTTCTTGATCAGGTGCTCTTCACGATGCAGCTCGTGAATCGTGATCTTCTTCATTTCCTTGATTTCGAAGTTCGAACCCATCGAGCCTGCCGGAATTTCCAGAAGTTCAAGCAGTGCAATGGAGTGCATCGGCGTCACGCAGTAGCCGTACAGCACGGCTCCGCGTTTTGCGATGATGGTGACATCGGTGTCGATGCCGCTGATCGGTACGATCACGGTACGTTTTTTCATGATGTGATTTACAGAGATTTATAAACTTGGAAACCGGCTTCGGTCAGCGTGACGCAAGCATCACGGCCTTTGTTGCCGGAGTGTTCAGCCAGACCAGCATTCACGAGGCTGGTGAAGACGCCCTTGTCCTGGGCGTTGTCGATAATCATGTCGGCCCACACCCAACCGATGTCGGAAACGCTGGTCGGCTCGGCACCGTTGACTTCGGTGAATTCGCTCGTTGCGATGGCCTTGATCATTTCAGTCTGCAGAGGGGTCGTCATTTTTAGCTCCGTGTTTGTCTGTCGATGGATTCATTATACATGGAACCCACCGGCATGCACAGCACTTTATGCAGTTGGTTCGTTACCCGGCACGGTCGAACACAGATAGTCGCCGGTGAAACGCGTGCTGCGCTCGTCGACAACGATCAGCATTTCTTGCGCATTGAACACCAGTTCTTCGAATGCTGCGAGACGTTTTTCCAGCACTTCACGAAGTTGTGGCTGAATCAGTTTCAGCACTTCTTCACGCGACTTGCCGGAACGGTACACCAGCATGTACGCATGGTACTTGTCTTTGCCGCGCTGGTCGTAGATCAGCTTGTCGATGTCTTCCGGCTTCACGTGGAAGTTCAGCGAGTAACCGCCATCGCCAGTTCCGATTTGCAGCTCGAGACCGAGGATCGGATCGACAAGGACTTCGTACATGAAGTCTTCGTTGGTGCGGATCAGAAATCCATGCGACTCAACGTACACGTTGGCGTACGAATACAGATCACCGTCTTTCATCAGTCTTGTCCTTTCGGTTCGTACAGCCAGCACGTGCGCAGAGTCACGACGTTGTTAAAGAGAATGATGACCGAGGTCGCGCGATTCGAGCAGTGAATGCGATGTTGGATTTTGCGACCCCACGTATTCTCACGCTGGAGCATCGCATAGTTTTCCTTCATCCACTTCATCGTGTCGATGAGCACTTGTGCACGGTCTGCCGTCGTTTCGAAACGCTCGTACAGTCGCTCGATGAAGTGCGCCTGGATTTGCGTTTGCAGACGAGTCGCTTTGTCCGGACACCACTTCTCGTTCTTCTCGCGCAGGATCGCGCGGAACATGCTGAGTGTCTTGTAGTCGATTTGTTGATGTGGCATCATTTCCCCTTGGGCCAAGCAATCCAGCCAGTGCAGCCTGCATACGGACAGTTGCACTGTTCGATGGTGAGAACTGCGTCAACTTCTTCCGGCGTGACGCCGTTCTTCAAACACAGCTCCGCGATATACTCGTCACGAGTTTGCGGAGCACGCTTTGGTAAATTATCAAACATTTTGTTTGCTCAGTAATTGCCGATGAAGTGATTATATCGAACTCACCGGCACATGCACAGCGTTATTTGGTTTCGATTGTTGCCGACCATTTGCCATACAGATCACCAGCGGCACGCAAGACTTGCAGCAGATCATCGCTCAGATGGCGAGCTGCCAGCGTGTCGATCGGTGTCAGCATGAACGTGTTGCACGGCTCGAGAATCTTGAGCACGGTGTCGATCTGCCGCCACGTGGCGGAAACAGTCGGAACGAAGCCTGCGGCGATGTCTTCTTCAGTCGGCGGATACTTCTCGTACGACTGCAGAATGTTCCGCCACGATGTGAGGAAGTTTCGGTTGTCGGATTGGTATGCTTCGCCGGATGCTTCGCGGCAGACAGCATCGTAATGCTGTGCGGAAACCTTGCGGATCATTTCGACATCTGCAATCGTCAGCGGCAGAAGGAATTCAGGTTGGCCTTGGATGCGTACTTTCATTTGCGGCTCGCTCCAGCACGATGGGCTTTCGACCATTGATACGGGTCACCGTTGGGAAGTTTGCCTTCTTCAACTGCACCGCCTTTGTCGTTGTTGCCGACTTGGCCATCGAGTTGAGTTGACATGCAGACATGCTTGGAGCCCGAGGCGCGGAGACTTTGACAATATGCCAAAGCCTCCATCAACTCAGCGTCTGTGAAGTGTGTTGCATCGGGCGAACCGTCAGCAAAGAGGGAGAATACTACGATACTCATAATGGTTCCTTAAAAGTCATAACACATAGTATCATGACTTTTCAAGGACGAACACCATCAAAAGTCTTTTGTAAACGGTGCTGCTGGTGGTGTGAAGTTGCCGGAGTAACGAGCTAGATTCTTTGTGATTCGTACTTCGTCGATGAAACCAGTAAAGTGATATGCAAGCTGAATTGGATCAGTGTTGTTCTTATCGTATTGCGGCGTCGGCGGTGTATTTGACGCACCCAACACGCCATTTACAAAAACTTGACAAACTGCACCAGAACGTTGCAACGTAATCAGCGACCAGGTATTCAACGCCAGCGGAGTAGAAACTGCGACAACTGCACCATTACTAATAGACGCATTCGTACCATTTCCAAAGTACGCAGCAATTGTGCGGTCCGTTCTGAATTCAATTCCATACGCTGGATATGATCCGTCTGCGCCTTTTGACATTAACCTTGTGCCAGCAGTGGATGTCGGTGCTGCGGTCGGATACATCCAAAATTCAATCGTATAGTCGCCATTCAGAAGAAGATTAGAATTTGTTGGCAACAAAATGTTATCTGTTGCAAACAATCTTATACTAGTGCTACCAAACTTCTTCTGGAGATTTGAGATAGTTGCAGACCCAGACATGGTGACGTTTTGATAATTTCCAGAATCATCAACGATTACCTTGGAGCCGTTCGTACCTTCAAAGTGCGACATCATGGAAATGATCGGCTTTGCCACTGCTGCCACAGCTTTAGAAGGGTTCAGAATAATCAGTGGCATATAACTTCCTTATGCCAATACAGCTTCGAGTGTAAATTGCGCGTCACCGAAAGTCGTATCGGCCGTTTGATACCCAATCGTCAGAAGGTCGCCCTTAACAAAGTTTTGATTATTTAGGAATGTGAACGTTCCGTTCGTCGCGCCGGCAGCAAAGTTGATCGAACCAATTTGGGTACCGTTACGATAGATCGCCAGACTTGTCGCAGCTGTTGCAACAGTCGAAGTTGAAGCTGCGGAACCACCAAGTCCTGCAGGAAGCAGGAACGGGCGGTTTGCTATAAAGCGGAATACCAATGACGGAGCTGTTGGCTTGCCAAAGATGGAACCAGCAATATCGTATGGAATAACTGAACGATTCGTGACTGGTACCCAACCAGAACCAGTCCATACTGTTAGACCATTACTCAGATGGTAGTACAGGTCACCAACTGCTGCTGTGGCTGGAAAACTAGTTCCATGCGCGGTGCTGATGTAACTGGTGGTTTTTATCCAGGCTGTACCGTTCGAAACGAACAGGCCATTGTCAGTTTGGAAGAACATGCTACCGATCTTTCCAACTGCTGGAAGAGTCGCACCAACTGGAATTCCCGTATCAACGTTTGGCGCGACTTTTTCCCACGCTGTTCCGTTGTAAATGTGCAGGCCAGTACCATTCAAATAGAAGAGTTCGCCCGGCGATCCGTCTGGAAACGATGTTCCAGTCGCGATCGCAAAGTTTGTTGCTGATGATTGACCGATAAGCTCAAGGCCGTCTGTTAACATAATAGTTCCCTAGCAAGTGTGAATTAACTTGCTGGTATTTATGCTATAGTCCTCAAACTAGGAAAGGAACTGCCTCATCTCCGTATTGGTCATTGTCATCAGGTGCAATGTATTCATTGACCTGTTGGAAAGCCTCTTCATTGTACTCAGCCAAACGCTTCAGCAGGCGTGTTACAATGATCGTTGCCATAACAGCATCGTCAGTTGCACCAGGCTTTGCTTCGTACGTTCCGCCCTTCGCCACGAAGTTTTTCAGTTCTTCGAGCAGGATTGCCGACTTGATATTGAGTCCGCCACTGACTTTTTCGACCAGTGATTTGAGCTGCAGGCACGCAACGATCTTCTTCTTGCCTGTAGTGTAGACGCCCAGCTTGGCAGTCTGCGGTTCATCGCAGTACAGCTCAGCATGCTCTGGCTGACGCTCGTCGTTTGCATACAGCACAGACAGCGCTTCGCCAATACCGTTTCGTTCGAACGTCCAGATAACCTCAGCACGTCCTCGGCCAACCGGCATTGACAGAAGATTCAGCATCCACTTCAGCTTCGCGTAAAGCAGGGGAATGTTGACTTCGTTGCTTCGCCATTCCGCAACTTGGTTGAGCGATGGGAACTCGAATACTTCGATGACGGAATAGTCTTTGCCGGTACCAGTTGCCGGGTCGACCCCGACCAAGTACGTCTTGCCTGCACCACCGACTTCTTCATCAGGCACCCAGAACTTGAAGCCCATGTCTTCGTGGTGAGGTGCAGACTCAGTGATCTGAATCAACTTCAGCGAGTTGATCAGCAACGCATCGGACGACAGGAACTCGCATCCAACCTCTTGACGGGTTGCAAGCAATCCAAGCTGCGATACCATCGTATCCCAGTATTTGTCGTCGCGCTTCGGGTGTTCTTGCCAGTACACGCGGAACGGTGCATAGCCGTTTGCACCAGGCTTTCCATCACCAGCACTCGATGCACCGCGCCACAGGGATGCGAAGAGTTCCGTGTCGCCGTTTGGCGTTGACGAAATGATAGCCGAACCACCAGTCGAAAGTGTTGGTGTCAGCGAGTTCCAGAGTTCCTGCTGAATGCGTGGGTTAATGAACGCCAACTCGTCGAGGTAAATCTTCGTGATAGCGAGACCACGACCGGTCTTTTCAGTGGTCGCTTCCGAAACGATACGCGAGCCATTGTCGAATTCGATGTTGTGGCGGTTGTAATACTTCAGCCCGCACTTGATCCAGTTCGGAAGATTCTCATAAGCGAAGCGAACGCGGCTTGCAATTTCAAGTGCGTGGCTCTGATTCTTCGATGCAATCAGCAGAAGCGCATCGGCATTAAACATCGCGTACCAAAGCAGGTACATTGCGACGGTAAGAGTTTTACCGCACTGGCGAGGCTGGAGCGTAATCGTGAATCGATTATCCTGCATGTGGCGAATGAATCGTTCCTGATAATCGTACAGGTCGAATGCGACGTTACCTTGAACCGGGTCTTGAACGCGAATGTAGTTTCTAATAAAGTAGACTGGATCTTTCTTGCATCGGGCAAGTTCCATAATCATTTCCGGCGTATATTCATCCGTCGCATTCGCGCGTTTTAGTTGGGGATTTTTACTCATATATTGGCTCTACATTTTCTTCTGAGAATATGAAGTCGCGGATGGTGTTAACTGTGCGGTCGCTCATCAGCACTTCAAAGTGTGTTGCATTGATTTCAACTCGTTCTCCGAAGCACAAGCCACGCTGGCTTGAAATGGTTACGACACCGTCATTCGGGACAGGTGAAGTCTGGAGACTACCGCCGGTTGAAATAATGTTGAGGGTTGGAATATCCAACGCGAGTTCGCGGCAGCGCGTGATGTGCGGCGCGGTTGGTATGATGTCGTGCAGAACGCGCGAGCATCCAGGAATCCAGCGGAGCGTAGACGCTGCGTGTGATCCTTTGAATGGGGTAGAAATCAAAATCAGGCGCTCAACCATGTTCGGCATTTGAGCCGCAACAAGGGTGGCAATGATGCCACCCAGTGAGTGCGCAACCAACGTTACCTTCTGATCCCGCGGAAGTTTTGAAATCACTTCAGCAATCGAAGTCTCAAGACTTTGATGACTGTTGTAATCAATCCGGTATGCCTTATGCTCAGGCAGTTTCGAGATGATGTAACTGAACGAAGTGGAACTCGAGTTTAACCCATGAATATATGCAATGTGTTTCATTCGCGTTCCACCTTATCTGGTTAGTCTTTCTTTTTGTTCGGTGCTTTAGGCTTGATGATTCCTGCCCAATGCATGAACTTGTTTCCGAGATAGGTAGTTGCCGCAGTAGCTGCAGCAGCGGCAATTACCTTGCCGATCAAACGAAGCATTACTCGCTCTTGAAGTCGTCATCCAGAACGATCTTTTGATCCTTGACAGTGACAGTTGGTTGGTCACGTTCTTCGATCAGACGATTCGCTTTGGCTTTCGCAGCGTCAGCTTTTGCTTGAGCCGCGAATTTCAGATCAGCAGCTTTCACCTGTGCAGCAGCTTTTGCTTGCGATGCCTTGGCTTGTGCTGCAGCTTTCATGTCAGCCGCCTTGACAGCTGCGTCGGCTTTGATCTGAACTGCTTTCTCTTTACCTTCGCGGATGCGGGTCTTGAGTGGCTTGCGCTCAAGAGCTTCATTCACGACTTTGGTAACGTACGCGGTTGCAACTGCACCGATAACGCTCACAAAGATTTTCTTAAACATTGGTCCCATGGTTTTCTCCTTAGTGGTTTGATTTGCGCAAAATGCGTCTAGTCTAACATTTGGTTTTCGTCGAGCTTCGCGAGTTCCTTCTTGAACTCGTAGGCAAACCCTTCATTCCAGCGTTTAATCACTGGCGTCTTCGGTTTGTCGAACGTCCACTGCGGAATGCGATAAGCGGTAGCACCAGGATTCGACAGAAGCAGGCGAACATTCTTTGCCGCAGTTTTCGCTGCAGCCTGTACGCGCTTCGTACCTTCCTTGCCGATACCGATTTCTTTCATTCGCTTGGATAGCTTGGTCAGCACGACCAAGTTTCTTACCGTGTTATATAGCTCGTTGAACCAACGACCTCCACCAAAACCGGTCAGTGGCCCTCGACCCCAACCGCCCGTGCTATTTGTTGGCGGATTACCGACGTCTGGAGCTTGTACTGGTTCGCCAGTAATATCGCCCGATCCACCAGTGCTATCACCAACCGAAGGCGGTGCACCTTCGCCTCCACCACCTTCACCTTCCTCAACCAAGAGCATCGGCAAGATGCTTTCGTAGATGGCCAGACGTTTGCCTTCCAACAATGCAACAGGCGGGTTCAAGAGTTCATCCAGCTTCATTTGTTTTCCTTGGTGAGTTTCTATTTATGGTTACGAACGGAACCATCCTTGGGCTTTTTTCTGCAGGTCAGCTTTTTCAAACACTGACGGCACCAGGTATGCTTCTTTGTTTTCGCGCAAGTGTTCCAGCGTGCGAACACCAACTGGGTTATCGACTGGCTCTGCATAGAATCCGGAAACCTGTTTGTAGATTTTCTGGATTGCTTCGTCGTCCAATTCGCCTGGATTGTTCGAGACTTCCCGGAAGAAACTGAACTTGCCCTTGAAGTATTCCTTGTTGATTTCCGATTCTTCGTGAACCTTCTTGATGAAGTCTTCGTCAACGTGGCGATTGATTTTCTCCCCGCGTTCTTTTGCGCGAGCGATTGCTACGTCTAGGTTGACGTTGACGAATACCATACCAACGTCGTAGCCACAGGATTCCAGAAGACCGGCACGAGCCAGGATGTTCGACGCATCGTTCGATGTTCCGTCGACAAACAGCGGCAGCATCGAGTTCAGATAGTTGAACAACGATTCACTGGTCATTGGCTTGGTGCGATCGCGGAAGAACGATTTCCAGGTTTCCGAGTTCGAAACGATCTTGTACTTCTTCGACAGAAACTCAGTCGATCGGTCAGTGTTGACGACGCGGGGTGAAATAGCTCCGTGCAGTTTCGAAACCGTATAGGATTTACCTGCGCCAGGGATACCCACGACGAAGAGTGCTTTGAGAATGCCCTTGTCGTTAATCGACTCGGTCATCATGTATTCTTTGAATGTAATCATCAGTAAATGTCCAGTGCTACGCGAATTGATTCTTCTGCCGAGATTGGGAATGCGTAATACGCTTCGCAGGCAATCATGATTTCTTTCTCGTCCTTGATTGCAGCGTCAAGTTGTGAATCGGTATATGCTGACGTTTCCAATTTGTATTGGAGTGTATGAACTGCATCCAGGTCATCCATATCAGCTTCGTCATCCATCAAATTGTAAAGGTCGCGCACACGTGCGGACCAAACGTATTTGAAGTCGCCAATTGGAAAGACCACGCACGGATCGCCATATTGATTCAGATAATGCTTTCGAATGCCTTGGCCGAAAACAAAAAGTGCTTGCGATCGAGCCCTAATTCCGAATTCTTTTTCGAACCAGTCATCAATTATTTTGTGCGCATCTCTGTTTGTATCCTTCGGCCTACGATCTGTGCGTACGGCTTTGCGCCAGTACAGAATTTCTTTACCTTCGTTGATTGGGTCGGATACTTTTCCAGTTTCATTACCTGGTCCAATGTTTCTAACACCGCGGAATAACAAACCACGGTGCCTGGACTTTTCAAGGAACGGCTTGCAGTCGCGTTTAATCAATTCCGCGAGGTCTTTTATTTCTTGTTCAGTAATGAACTGTTTGAACGTAATCATTCGTCGTCTTCGTCGTCTTCGTCGTCTTCGTTACCATTATCGAGTTCTATTACGGCCTGTTTGAACTCGTCGTGGAAGCGGTATGGTACAGACAGGTATTTACCGGAGAACCACACCTCGCGTTGGTTACCAGGCAAATCAAGTTGATCGGACGTTACCAGCTTCACGCCCATTGCTTCAGGTGAAAGCTTCTCTGGCATTTGAGTTGCGACGCGCTGCAGTATCCTTGCGTACGCTGAATCTTCTCTTTCCAATTCAGCGAACTTATCGGCCAGTTCATCGTTGCCATTTGCCTCTGGATCGAACTTGCCATTTTTAGTGAACACGTGCTTGATTTGTTTGAGCTGCTGCATTGGGTCGCCCATACCATTTTCGTATTCGGTGTTACGGAAAACAACGTACGCCTGTGCAATCTGTTCGATCAAGTCATCGAGCTGCATATACGGCTTGCCATCAAACCCGCGTGCGATGTTCATCGTGTTCAGGTCTTCTTCAGGCAGCACAGCAATCTTCACGCCATCGAATGGATAGATCATCAGCAGATTGGACCCATCATCTGAAACGCTGTCGACGACAAATTCTCTTGTAGTTGAGCAGAAGATCGATTGACGACGTGGCGGGTATTCTTCCCAACCAGGTAGCGAAAACAGGAATGCCTGTTGCGCTGCAGAACCACCACGTGATTCTGAACGACGTGTGCGTGGTACACGTGTTTTGAGTTTGTGATTGGCGTTGCTCATCCATGACTCGCCACTCAGTCGATACAATGGCTTCATGAGATTTTTGAAACGTTTACAGTGTTTCAGATATTCAGCCGCAGCCTCCATCACGGACGCGTGCTCTTTGTCTGTCTCTTCTTCCTCGTGGAGAAATTGTTTGAATGTAATCATTAGTCGTCCTCTGGCGCCAGTTCGTCATCGTGGTCGTCTTGCTTCATTTTCTCCCACATTGTTCTTTCAATGGCGATGCATTTACCGCCAATCCACAATTCGCGATCGCCTGAGTAATCGTCAATTGTTTTTGTTGTTGCTAAGTGCAGGTCGAGGGTTTGCGGGCTGTATGCTTTCCTCAAGACACGTTCGACGTTTTCTGGAGAACCGAAAATGTCTCGTAGCATGCGAGCTGTTCGCTCAGCGTTCGGTGAAACACCGCCTTCCATCTTTGTCTTGATACTCTCGACAAATTGTTCGTACGATGCAGGCGAAAGTCCATACTCGTCCCAGACTTTGTTCCAGCTCTGAATGCGCATCTCATCACCAGCATTACCAACCGTAAACTCAGGCGTGTACCAAAGGTCATCGCTGGAGCAAACACCAATTGGCACGCCATCGTATGGGAAGATGGCGTACACTCGACCGAAACCACGAGCCGTGTCGAGGTTGTTCGCCAGGATAATCGATTCGCTTCGTTTCGGATAACCGAATGCTGGGAGGAAATGATCCATGACAACAGTGTAATAATTTTGCGTGTTAGCTGATCTACGCTTCGATGCTTCGCCGTGCAGGGCAAATGCGTCACCATCAGGTGTCATACCGCGATACAGCTGACGACGATTTTTCAATGCATCGCGGCAATGTGTGTTGATCAGCTTGACTGCTTCATCGACGGTGATAACCTGCTTGTGCGCACCGGCTTCAGCCAAAAATTGTTTGAACGTTATCACAGTCCCAATTCCTCTCGTATTTCATCCAGTATATTTTCCGGGATCATTACGCATTTTCCGGAGAACCACATTTCACACGAGCCTTTGTCCGGGTCTGGTATGTCATCTGGCGTTGTTAATTTGCAATCAAGTTGTTTGTAGCTATATGCCTTTGGCAAAGAGGCAACAAACCGCTTGACGATTTCTTCATCTGAAATCTTCGACCGATTCACACCATAAAGGTATCCATTACGGTGGAGACGATTCGCAACTGTTGCTGGGTGTTCGCTTTTAATTGCCGAAATCATATCAGCCAGTGACTTGATGTCCGAACTCTTGAGAAGCATATCACCAATCAACTCTTCCCAGAAATCGTTCAGGTCAGCAATCGAATCGCCTGCTGAAAACAAAACATCAAAGTCAATACGCAGGTCCCAGAAGTCGTCACTATCTACCAAACCAATCTTCACATCGTCAAATGGGAAACAATAAAGAATCGGGCCACTTGCGTAGTTTTCAGCTTTATACCTGTTGTTGGTAGTAATGAATGATTTGCTTCGCTTTGGAAACTCATCGTTCAGCGGGTTGGTATCTAGAAATATCGTGTAGAAATTCGATGTGTTCTGCGACTTACGTTCACCTGATCCAGGATTATATACGCCAGCAGGCAAGGTCGAACGAGAACCGCGATAGATGAAATTCCCAGCCTGTGCAGAACGAAGTGCCTGCAAGCAATGGCGATCGAGCAACTCAACCAGGTCGTGAGTCGCCGCTGGCTCGTGATCGTATGACTTCACTTTTGCTTCGAGGAATTGTTTGAATCTCATTTCTGTGCGAGTCCCATTTCAATCATCATTTCATCCCACACATCCTGGCTGATTGCGATGCAGGGTCCGCCAATCCATAGCTCGTGACTTCCGCGAATTTTGTCGATGTTGGCCGAGTTGGTCAGTTCAAGTCCGAGATTTTCTGGGCTGTACGCCTGCTCGAATACGGAACTGATCTTTTCAATAGGTCCGAACCATTCCAACAAGTTATGGCTTTCCTCAGAATCTCCCTGCATTTTCTCTTCAAGCGAGTCTTTGAATTCTTCCCAGCTATCAGGAGATAAACCATTGCGACGATAGAAACTATTCCAGGATTCAATGCTGCGTTTATCCGGGCATTTACCAATTTTGAATGACGGTGTTTCCCAAAGGTCATAGCTTTGGCAAACACCAATTGATACGTCGTCATACGGGAAGATTGCATAGCGCGCACCGAACCCGCGTGTATAATCTTTGTTCTCGTTGTTTGCGCAGATGATTGACTTCGAACGTTTTGGGTATCCGAAATACGGGAGGAATTTATCCATAATCACGGTGTAGTAATTGCTGGTATTCGCAGACGTACGACCGCCCGCTTCACCGTGAATAATCATTGCATCAGAACCTGATGTCATGCCACGCCAGATTGGGCGATGGAAAAGCTTCATTGCATCCTTGCAATGTTCGTTCAACATCTTTTCGACATCGCGCGCTGGGATAGACTTCTTGTATCTGGCTGCTTCTTCCTCTGCAAGGAGAAATTCCTTAAACCTCATTTGATTTCCTTTACCTCGGCATCAACTGAAATCATGCGCATGATTTCTTCACGTGATGCAACCACGACATTGTTCTGCGTTTTGTTTGCGTACGGGACGAAAGCAGAATTACGCTTGCGGTCACCCTTGACTTTCGCCTTGGTTGCAACTGCGTTGAGCGCGATCGTCAGATAAGTTGCAGCAACTTCGGCATTGCGAGCTGCATAACGCGGCTCGATGATCTGCGTGTATTCAGTCTGCTGCTGGAAAGTTTCCAGCGCGACATCATAGACTTGATCGAGCTTGGCGTCGATTTCTTTATCCTCGTCGTCCTTTTCTTCCGAACGTGGAGGTTCAGCCATCTCGGCAAGTTCGCCTTCGGTGATCTGGTCGTACTCTTCGATTCCGCCTTCAATCTTTTCTTCTTCAGGCTGGTGTTGCGGTTCCGTGTTGAACAGCTCGTCGAGCGGATTCAGGATTGGGTTTTCAGATTTCTGTTTCATGGTCAGCTCCAAGTTTTTCCAGCATTGATTCGAATAAATCTCTTTCGATAGCGATGCATTTGCCGCCAATCCAGAGCTCGTGTTCTTGATCAGCCTGATTGTATTTTTGTGCGGTTGCAGTAGTTGCCAGATCGAAAGGCACGCTATACTCTTGCTTGAGATATTCTGCTAGATGGTCTTTGTGATCTTCAATTCCCCACAGGTCCCTGCGTTCAAGTAGCGTTTGGAAGTCTTCAACAAGGTGTGCAAATGAATCGTCACGAATGTCGTTGTTCTCGTAAAAATCATTCCAGCGGTGAATGCGTTGTACGCGATCGCCGAGTTTAACTTCGCTGTAAAACATATCGCGTTCTGGGCAGATACCAATCTTCACGCCATCAAATGGAATGATGACATGCATTTTGCCGTATCCGTATGTGTAGTCGCGATTCTCCCAATTCGCGCAGATAATCGATGCACTTCGTTTAGGATAATCTGGCAATGCTTCATCGAGAATAACGGTATAGTGGTTTGTCGTATTCGCAGATTTGCGACCACCAGCTTCACCGTGGATAATACCGAAACCATTTTTCATTTTGGTCATGCCACGCACAATAGGTGTGTTGATACTTTTCAACGCATCCTTGCAATTGGCTTTTATCAACGCGATGATTTCGTCTTCAGTGTCGATGTCGGTCTTGTATTGACCAGCGATTTCGTATAGCTTCATAGAGGTGTTCGTGCTCCGGCTTTCGCGGCAGAGGTTTTGTAAATTGTTTTCTCGGTGACAACACGGAATGTTGCGCCCTGGGATTCAGCGAAGATCGAAGCGGCTTTCCACTTCGCCTGGTTCACTGCGTACATCATCTTGTCGCGTTCGGTCATACCAGGCGTCAGCACTGATTCGCGATACGGTTTGACCTCGATGATTTCCTTCTTGATATTGCCAGCTGCATCGCGGTAGAGCATGATGAAGTCTGGAAAATACCGAGAAACTTTCGGTCGACCGTTCACATCCACCTTGACTGGGTTGACGTATGGGATCGCGAGTTCTTCTGAACCCCAACGAAGCACGGCTGGATTCGAATCCATCCACTTCATGAACGTCAGTTCCCAGCTTGAGCGGAACATGATGTTGTTTGAATTGCCAACATATTTCTGTGGGTTCTTTGGCAAGAACCGACCATGCATCGTTCGTTTTGTTCCTGTTGCCATGACGCGTCCTTACTTAAGAATAGTGTTGCGACCCAGATAAGTGTTGGAACCCCAGGTCCAGCTACCGTCTGGATAATACGTTGTCACACCTTCAACATCAGCACGACCGCCGACAGCTGAGTCCATAACGGACGTTGAGCCGGATGCACTTTCCATAGGACTTGTAGCTTCACTTGGTGCTTTGATGACGTTCATGTTGGAGAAGGCTGCACCTGCCTGATTGACAATGCTTGTGCTGATGTTTCGGCTTGCAGCTCCGACGAGGCCGCCAACGATGTTCGATGCGTGGCTGCTAATCAACGACGCGAATTGTCCTTTACCAGCGATTGACTGCACAGCGCGATTGATGGCTGACGATGTGATCTGTTGGCCTGCGCGACCGATTGAATTCGAAATGATGCTGCCGAATATACCGCCTGCACCTTGCGGATTCGTTGCACCGCCACCAGCAGGCGAGACGTCGACTGGCGCACCATGAACACCTGGTGTTGCTACGTTGTAGCTTGGGCCGTCCGGCTTGGACAGTGGACCAGTGTTGACGATTTCCATCCAGTCATAGTCGAACTGCATCGTGATCAGGTTGGCATCCGAACCTTCATGTGACAGGTCATCAAGGTCGAATGACACGAGCCTAGCATTCATGAAGTCGAAAATCGTTTCCTCAACCGCATTGCCGATGACAGAACCTGGGTTCACGTAAATCTGTTTGACGCGGACAGTTTGAATTGCGTTACCAACATTCGAGTTGATCGTTCCGCGAATAGCCGTGTCGTTCGCTTGCTCAGGCAATTGCGAGAAGTTCATACCGTTACCTTCCCGGATCGACATCGCGTCAGGTGGCGCAAGGCGACCAGCTTCGGAACCAGCGTTCTGGCGGAGCATTTGTCGACGCGTAATAGGCGAGTGCAGCATCATGAGGATGCGGAAGAAGTCCAGCACGCGGTTGCCGGTGTCGTCCATGAAGGTCATCGTGAGTTCGCGGTGGCGAATCTTCTTCAGTGCCTTCGTCCGGAAGTTGTACATGTTGACGTCGTCTTCATACTCGAAGTCGATCTTCGGGCGGTCAACGGATTTGACCATGAACGTGAAGTCCTGGCTGTTCTGTCGTGCCAGCTCTGGTGCAGCAGCCTTTGCTTCTTCAGTGAATACAAATTCGACCTTGAAGAGGAACTTCAGCTTTGGGCGGAAGCTGGTTCCACCAGCAAGAGCCGCAGCGTATGATGACGAATAGAAAGACCCATCGTTTCGATTGGTAGTAGCGGTCGAATCAGATGCAGAAATGCCTAACGCAGGACCCAATGTTCCTCGAGTAAATTCTTCAACCGCAGCACCGAACTTTTCAGAAGCCTGACGTTCCAGCGCAATCTTGGTGCCATTTAGAATTGGTGTTAACTGGTTTGGCATAATTGACCCACATAGTGATTCTTCTATTTATGGGCAAACTTGTTTGCATCAGACGTAGTTGCTGGTATAATTCTTCCATCAAACGAACATTGGAACGAATATGACGATCGCGCTCACCATCCTCGAACAACTCGGCGGCAACAAATTCAAAGTCATGACCGGCGCTAAGGACTTCGTGTCGCATGGCACGTCGCTGACGTTTCGTCTGCCGGCCAAGTTCGCGAAGAACAAGAGCAACTACGTGACCATCACGCTGACGCCGGACGATCTGTATCGAATGGAATTCTGTTTCTATCGCGCAATGAACCTGCGCACCATCAGCAAGCATGAAGGTCTGTACGCCGACATGCTGCAATCCGTCTTCACCGAGCAAACTGGTCTCGATACCCATCTGTAAAAAGTTGTGTGCAATACCCGCAAACGCGGGTATAATGAACCCATCAACTACGGAGAATGACATGACGATGACCTTCGAGCAGCATGAAGCAAACATCAAAGCACTGGAAGCCGCCGCCAACACTGCGTATGGTTTCTACGACCGCGCAGAACGTCGTGGTGCCAGTGATGAAGAATGCCGCAAGCTGTGGGCCGAATGGCGTACCGCGCAAGATGCGTGGGAAGCCTCGCTCAAAGCGAAGGAAGAACGTCGTCAAGCTTTTCTGAAACTTCTGAAGGGATAACATGAAAATGCGCAAGCGCCGGAGACTCATCTCTAAAGGAGAGATGGTTCTCTACGGCATCGACTTCGCGCAGCGTAGGCTGCGCTTCTACATTACGCGACCAGCGTTCACCAAGCGGAAAAAGAAATGACGCCGTTCTACAAACACCTGAAAGGCGTGCTCACGCCTGAAGAATGCGATCGCATCATCGCGATTGGCAATGAGCATGGCTTCGCAGAAGCACCGATCACGATGCGCGATGGTTCGCAGCAGATGTTCAAGGACGTCCGCAACAACGACCGCGTTACGTTCCACGACATGCTGATGGCGCTGGAGCTGACTGAGACCATCATCGGCGAGATTCCGAAAGAATTCAAGGACGCCAAATACGTCAAGCTGGGTTCGTTCTTCCGTCTGTACCGGTACGTGCCGGGCCAGTACTTCAAGCCGCACTACGACGGTTCGTTCGATGCCGGCGACTGCGCGAGCGAAATCACCGTGCTGTTTTATCTGAACGACACCGACGGCGGCGAAACCGTTCTGCGTCCGCGTCGTGCTGCACCACGAGACGAGTGGATCGTGATCGAACCGAAGAAAGGCGACGTGCTGATGTTCGAGCATCACATCTTGCACGAAGGCAAGGAAGTCAATTCCGGCAAAAAGTTCGTACTGCGCACTGACGTTTTTTACGCTTAAGTGTTTGCATGCTGGGTGGATTCGTGTATAATGAATCCATCGACGAACACAACGGAATACGAAAATGGCCATCATCGACCTCTCGCCAGTGAATAAGAAAAGCCCGCTCTCGCCGGCTCAGCAGTTTGCTCTGGACACGATCAAGTCCGATCCGGTCGCGCACAACATCGTGCACTGGGAGAAGTTCGGCGTCAACCGTCGCAGCGTGTGCAAGCTGATCGAGCGCGGTCTCGTTTGGCAAGATCGCAACGACCACTATCGCCTCTACATCGTGGAACAAAAATGACTCTCTTCAAAAAAGCCCTGACTCTCGCCGATCTGCCTGCAGCCAAAGTTGCACGTCAAGAATTCAAAGAACAACAAGCTGACGTCAGCCTTCGCGAAGAAGTCATTGAAGAATTGGTTGCATCCGGCATTGCGCGCCATGTGGCCGCGAACATGACTGACACCCCGGCCAAGCTGATGGCCAAAGCAAAGGAGCTCGACTTCGTATGATTCTGAATCTGAAACGTGTGCTGGGCTATGAAGGCTCGAAGCCGATCACTGGTTCGGCAGTTGCTACCTTCAAAGGCAACGAAAAGAAATGCACCAAGGACGCCAAGCAATGGCTGAAGGATAATCCGCAGCCGATCACGCCGGTGTTCGAGTGGAAGAAGGAAGAAAGATGATTTTCAAATTTCTATTGCTGAGTTTCCTATCAGCAATATCCGCCGGCGTTGCAAGCGACTTTGGCGCACCTGGATTGTCTTTCGCGCTCGGTGCCATCGCGATCGTAGCATTGTTTGGCGCACTGGCTGTCTATCTCGATACCGGCGGGAAATGAAAAAGGCCGCGCGAAGCGGCCTTTGTTTATTGCGCGACTGATTAGGTCGTGACGTTACCGCCGAGTGCCGTACCGTATCCTGCGCCGGATTCAACTTTACGTGCGTGGTCGAATCGGATCGACATCGTAACAGTCGCAGCTTCCGAAGCCGAGTAATCGCGGTCACCGAAGTCTGCGTTGACGATGAAGCAGCCCTCGAGAATCCACGAAGACGTGACGCCTTCATCACCATCGAGCTGGTCGATGCGGATACCGAATTTGTAGTCAGAACCAGTTGCAGCAGTGTTCAGCCAACGACCGTCAAGGTCCGAGCCGATGATACGCTGTTGAGTTTCCATCTGAGCTTCAATAACGCGAGTTGCGAGACCGCCGAGGTCATCTTCAATCGTAACCGAGATTGGTTCCCAGCTGTGCTTACCGGCCACGTACGCGGTCGAGTTGTAGCGATGCAGGGTAACTTCTTCCCAAGTGATGTTTGGAAGAGTGATCGTCGTGACCTGCATTGTCAGGTTACGGGAGTTCGAACCAGGAATCAGCTGGCCAATGTTCTGGAATGTGATACGGAATTTGTTTTTCAGACGTGGGTGCAGGATACCTGCACCCGCGCCCGGAATACCGAAATTGCTAAGTGTTGCCACTGTAATTCTCCTTGTGTGGTCAGTGATACTTTCAACAGGTATTTATGCCATCACATCAAAAAACTGCCCTAAACTTTGTAGGGGCTATCAAATTGGCCTGAAGACCACGTGACTACCAAATGAGTTGTTCGTTTGCAGATTGTTTGGCAGAAGCGCAAACGAGTCACCAGTACGTTGGTATACTTTGCCTTGATAGTTCGCTGTTCCAACTGATCCGCTAATTGCCACATACAAGCCATTCGGGCTGAACGCAATTCCGGACAAAACACCTGCTGGCTTTGGTACATTGAGATTTGTCAGAGTGGTTGAGCCATTCCATTTGTATATGGCAATGAGTGCTCCGTTTGCCGCCGCGCCGTAAGCTGCAAGATATTGATTATCAGGCGAAAGAGAAAACTTTCTCAGGCCACCACCGAATGCGAGATAATTAACACGCGTAGCAACATCGCTCGTAAATCTCCACCACACAATGCTGTAAGATGCGTCTGTTGTTGTCGCAAACAGATAGGTGCCGTCTTTCGACCATTCCAGCCAGCCGGCTGCGCCAGGGTTCGACGAACCGTATTGTGCTCCAGCCGTAAGCCTCACGTACGTTGTGCCGTTCCATTTGAAGAGGTATGCACCAGTTGAGCTAGATGTTGATACAGCAATGTATTGTCCGTCAGGCGATATGCAGGCACTTGAGATTCCACCGGGAACCGCGGTGATATAAGCTATTTGAACATAGGTAGAACCATCAGCCGCCAAATCAAATACGCGAAGGCCACCACCAGTATAATCTGCGTAACACATTCTTCCATTTTTTGAAAATGAAAGCGGTTGACTCTGTGCAGATTCAGTTGAAGGAGCAGGGAAAGTTCCGTAGTCGATATTCACCTGCGTATAATCGCCTGTTGAACTTCTACGGTAGAGTTGAAGAAATGGGGCGTATCGAGTTCCTAAAGCAAACCAATTACCATCAGGAGAATATGCAGGCGATCTAGCATAGCTAGGAAGCGAAGGAACCTTATTTAGGACCGTGAATTTATTTACAGTCGGATCAATGCTGTACAGTACGGTGTTGATCGGGCCGCCAGAAGCCTCGACGAACAAAAGCTCTGCAGCTGTCGATACAGCGGTTGTTGCCTTATATGGCTGTGAAACAATGAGAGGCATAATTTTCCTAAGTGAATCAGTTTGATATTTATGCTGGATGGTGTATAATCTTTCCATACCAACCGGAGAACAAATCATGACCAACATCGACCTCAAGAAAAAACAAACCCTCAAATACTTCGATTTCTTGATGGCACTCCCTGACGAAGAATACATGCCTTGCGTCGACACCACTGAAGAAGGGTGCACTCTGCATTCTGGTGTGGTGCAATATGCAAAAATCCACTACCCGCACATCACCATCGCATAATGCGAAAAAGGGACCTTTCGGTCCCTTTTATCTTTATCAGATGCCTGCGTCTGTCGCAACCACACGGATCGCGATGTACAGGAATTCTGCTGCTCGTGTTGGCTTGATTGCAACGTCCAGCCAGAGTTCGTTCCTGTCGACACGATCCCCGTAGTTGTTGCTTTCATCGCAGTACGTCGCATAGTCCGTCAAACCGCGTTTGATCAGGATGTCATTCAGCACAGCGTCAGCTGCTGCTTTCAGATTGTCGCGCGTTACCTGGTCGTTTGGTTCGAACACGAACGGCAGTGCGCCCTTACGCAGCGAGCGACGCAGGTACATCACGAGGCGAACCACGTTGATGCGATCCATTGCCGAAGCAGCTGGTGCCGAAGTCTTCTGTCCCCAAACCAACATGCCGCGTCCTGGGAAGAACGTGATCGGGTTGATGTTCTTGTCTGGTTCGTACAGGTAGTCGCGTTGTCCGTCGTTCAGGTTGCAGTCGACGAATGTCGTTGCAGTGCCTGGTGTTCCGCTGAAGTAACCAACCTTCGATACGCCGGATACGAGACCACGTGCAACACCTGCTGGCGGAGTCCAGACATAACCCGCATTGTCGCTGTAGGCGATCGTGCGAAGTGCAGTGCCGGATGGCGCGCCAAGGACGTTACGACCGTCCATATTCGACTGCAGGCACCATGGGTAGTAGTACGCGATTGATTCCGAGTTAAAGCGTTCAGTGGTCAGAGCCCACTGTCCAACTTGGTCTGGCGACATGTTACCTGGAGTATCAGCGATGACCAGTGCTTCGTCCTTGATTGCGACAGAGAGTGCTTGCAGCTCGTCAACAACTTCTGGATAGCCAGGGCAGAGGATCAGGTTGTATTCGTACATCGACGAACGAACTTCAACGTTGCTGTTGATTTCGGCTTGCAGAGCGGTTGTGATTGCAACGCGACGTGCAGCATCATTTGCGCCGAGTGGCGACGAAACAGTTACGCTCGAAGCAACGATTTCGAATACGTCACCAGCAGCAAACGCGGTATTTCCAGCCACTGCGGTGAAGCTGAGAACTTGACCGTTGGTTTGGCTGTCGGCAAAGTCTGCACCGACGTGACCAGTTCCCATTGGGCCAGCTACTGTACCATCAACGTCGAACGAAGTTGGTGAAGTGAATGTGATCGTGAATGTTTGCGGTTGAGTCAGCGCGCCAGCTTCGAGATTCGTGATGCGTCCGTTACCAGTCATTTCGCCACGAGCCGTTGCTGCATAGTCCATGTAGAACATGAACGTGTCATTTGACGCAAACGGAACGTCGCCCGTTGTCAGCTCGAAGTTGATGAAGTTCGATGTGAACGGAAGCCCAACACTACCTGAGCCGATATAGCCCGACTTGTCACCCGATACAGAGAACGAAGATGGTGACGAGAATCGTACCATGAACATCTGTGGGCGAACGCTTGCACTTGCTGCAGCTACATTTTCAAGCTGGCCAGTGCCAAGACCTTGGAAGTCAACTGCACCTGTCAGAGCAGGAGTTCCCATGCTGAGGAAGGTTTCAGGTTCGTCTGCGAGGTCGATGTTTGCGCGAACGACATACGCACGGTTACCAACACCGAGGAAGTTGTTCAGCGCGAGCAGACCGTATTCGTTACGTGCGTCGCCGTGGAATTCATTACCTGCGGAATCGCGGCGGAACGATGGAACACCGTAAAGCTGGAGCGACTGCGCCACGGAAGTGACAGTGCGGACAACTGAGTGTTCAAGCGTACCAGCTGCCGGTGTGATACCGTTTGGCTGAACCTTCCCTGCATTGGTTGCGAGGAAGATAAGCGGAACTGTCGATGCCGACACCGGAATGAAATAGCTCTCGTTTGTAACAGTGACTGAGACGCCTGGGGATACCAGTGTTGCCATTGTTTTTCTCCTATGGATTGGCAGCATAACCTGCTGCTCTGGTTGTTCATCAACATATTTATGAAGATGGGCCAGATTCCATGGAACTATGGCATCACTTTAGATTAAAAGCCTTCACGAATGCTTTGATATTCTCATTTTCCTCGGCAGACGCGTCATCCTGAATCTGTTTCAATACGCCAGGATTTCCTTTGTTCAGACGTGAAAACCATACTTTGAATTCAGCAATTGCCTTAACTGAGACTTCATCAATCTGTCCAGATGCAATGGCATGTCCTGTTGAATCCATGATTTGACGCAGGCGTTCCGTTGCTCGTTTGTAATCTTCACCGTGAATATTGGCTTTGAATAGATTAAGAATTGTCGGCCCGATCAGAGCTTCCAAACTACCTGGCTTGCTAACAGCATAGTAACCCGGTGGCGGCTGAGTTTTCGCAGTCTTCGCAGCGTCGAACAACTTGCCAACTTTCTTCAGATATTCTTGACGATCAGCATCAGGGTCGCAAGCGAGTTCGAGGACGGTCAGAAAACGGCCAACGTCCGATTCAATCTGCTTGTACTTCTTGTGGTAATTGTCGTTACCACCAGTACGAAACTCCAGGTAGCCCTGGCTGAGTTTGCTAAGGTTGACGGTGCGATACTTTGCGCTCTGCAACATCTCACTGGCAAGATCGATAAGCTGCTTCGCGTCTTTTGGTGGGCGACCAGATTTCTGAATGCCGCTGATCAAATCGTTGTAGTGTTTAGTTGCAAACGTATTGGCTTCACGAGCATAGCTCTTCAGCACGTGTGCTTCGCCCATGAACAGGATCAGCTTGAGTGGATCGAGTTTTTGTTTGAGACCTGGGATCGAGAGGTTAATGTGAATGCCGGTGCTGGAGTTTGT